CGCGCTGACGGCCGATGGCCGCCAGAAGCCGGAAGACACCGAGACGCAAGAAGAGAAGATGCGCGCCGCCGACATCGTGATTGCCGGCTACGGCGACATGAATGCCACCACCTCGCGCGACCGGCTCAATAAAGAGATTCAGGCGCTCAGGACCGAGCGCGAGATGCACCAGGCAAGCGTCGCCGGCTTCGAGGACGATCTGCGCCATTCGCTGCAAGGCAATCAGGCGCAGCGCGATTTCCACAATAAAGCAGTGGCGCGTATTGCCGCCATCGACCAGGAGATCGCCAGCAAGGGCGATCCTGAAGATACGGCCGATGACGACAGTAAGCTGGACGCGTTGATGAGTCTTGGCGCCGATCACCTGATCATCGACGAGGCGCATAACCTCAAGAATCCCACCTCGCAGCGCTCCAAAGCCTTCCGGGAGCATCTGATGGGCATGTCGAGCATGCAGTTGCTCACCGGCACGCCGATGCACAACAAGCCGCAGGACGTGCATCAGATGACCGAAATGGTCTCGCCGGGCCTCCTGGGCACGCGCGCCCAGTTCATCAGCCGCTATGTAGACCAGCGTGCCGGCGCCGACGGCAATAGCGTCGATGCCGCCTATAAGAACCTGGATGAGCTATGCGACCGCGCCAAGCCGGCCATGTTCTATCTCTCCGCCGACGATCCGCACGCCAAAAAGCAGCTGGCGGGCGCCGGTCTGACCATCCCGCCGCGTATCGAAGAGGCGCGGAACATCACCATGAGCCCCGCCCAGAGCAAGCTCTATACGATGTTCAAGAAAGCCGGCACGGCGATCCTCTCCAGCATGCGCGACTATCAGGATGGCGGCGATGATGAGGGGGGCGGCGGCTCGAATAAAGAGAAGAAGGAGATGCTGGTCACGCTCGGCCTGCGCATGCAGCAGATTGCCGTCGATCCCCGCCTTCTGGATCTCTCCAAGGTGCCGAACAGCGAAGAGATGACGGTGCTGGGTGGCGGCCATGAGATACGCCGGCTGGTCAATGAGTATGCACGCGAGACAGATGGTGTTTCGACCAAGGTGCAAGAGGCGTCCAATATCATCCAGCAGCACTTCACCAATGGCGGCAAGGGCGCCGTTATCTACACCGGCCATAACAATGGTCCCGAAAAGCTCGACCCGAAGTCCGGCAAGATGCGCAAGCAAGAGGGCATGCACCTCAAGCTGATTCGCGACGGCGTGATGAAGCGCAACGGCCTGCGCAGCGATCAGGTGGCCATCCTGGAGACCGGCAACAATACCGCTCGCCAGGAGCTAATCAATCGCTATAACAACCCAAGGGATCCCTTGCGCGTGCTGATCATCACCAAAGCGGCCTCCGAAGGCGTCAATCTGCAGGGTCATCATGACGATCCCGGTGGCGGCGGTGACCTGATGATCCACCTCAACCGCGAGTGGCTCTATGGTCAGCAAGACCAGACCGACCGGCGTATCAGCCGTCTGGGCCAGGACCGCACGACCCGGCATGTGCTGCTGCACGCAGTGACCACTGAAGGCAAGAACACCAACGACCATAAGATGGCTGCCCGCCTCGATCAAAAGCGTTCCGTCGGCGGCCGGATTCTGGAAGGCAAGCCAGGCGAAAACAGGGTGGAAATCAGCACCGGCTTCGATGTAGAATCAAAGAAGCGGCCCGGCCACGACGACGGCGAGGATTTCACAGAGTTTGGAGATGAGTAACTAATGGAATCCCAGCCGAAATCCTTTTTCACCCACGTCAAGCAGGGCGACGAGCAGCAGCCCATGGGTGAGCCGGCCGATCAGGAAGATCGCGCCAACCTGCAGCGCTGGATCTACCTGATGTACCAGCAGCAGCCGCCTGCCTCCATGAGCACCGACCAGCGCCGCAAGCATCTGGCCTGGATGCGCTATGAGTGCGAGCGCCTGGGTGTCCATTGTCCCTCCTGGCTCAAAGATTGGCATCCCGATGTCGAGTATCATCCGGGCGGCACCTACACCTATCACGATCCCGAAGATTCCCCCACGCCCCCTGTGCCTTATCCCGAAGCGGACGATCTCTCGGAAGAAGCCGAAGCGGATCTGGCCCGCTGGGAACGCAAAGCCGTCAAGGCTACCCGCAGCGGCAAGAAAGCCGTTGTACCCTTTAGCAGTGCCGTCATCCCCGACGGCGTAGCCTCCTACGTCCAGTACGAGCTGAGCAAATGCGCCAGCGTCGAGGACGTGCGCGAGGTCTTCTCGTTCTTCGACGAGTAGTTACCAGTCGATAGCCTGCCGCATCGCTTCGTATGCGGTAAGTTGTCAAGGAGCAACATTCAGTGCGTCAACCCGTTCCCCAGCACGTCATCGTCCGCGATGACCCTGCCGATGTGCAGGCGCTTGCGTTGTTTCGAGCGGCGCAGCATGCGGCCATCTATAATCGCCAGCTCGACATCATCAAGAGCCTGTTCCCCGATCCCGACGCCTGTATGGCGCTGGGCATCGATCTGGGGAAGGCAGCTGGTGGTGGCGGACACTGGATCACCATTCATCACGCCACGCCAGACGACGACGGCGAGATGGTCACCCATATCTTTGTCGGTGCGGGCGGCGTGGTCACCAAAGGCCCGGCGCACCTGATCGGCGCGAATATCAAGCACCTGCCACCGGTGCCACACGATATCCAGCACAAGGTGACCATCACGCACCACCCATCGGGCACCACGCCGGAAGGGCATAACGCGCATCCCAATTACCGGGAGTTCGATCCCGCCCAGCATGCCACGCCGACCAGGGCGGCCGCCATGCGTACGCCGGTTCCCACGCCGGCTACGCCAAGCGCTGGCGCTCCCAGGCGTGGTGGTCCACGCCCGGCAGGCATCGGCGCACCGGCAGCGCAAGCAGCACCAGCTGAAGCAGAAGCGCCACAGGCGGAAGAAGCTGCCCCAGCGCAAGCCGCACCCGCCATGGAGGGCAAGCCGCCCCGCATGGCCAGGGGACAGGTGGCCCGCAACCTCGAAAGCTCGCTCCGCGACTCATACTCCTCGAAGACCGGGCAGCCGATGCCGGCCAGCTTCCAGGGGGCGTTCTACGGCGGCATGCCGCACATGGCGGCGCCGGCAGCACAAGCGGCCGCAGCCCCGCAAGCACCACAAGCATCAGGCGCTCCCGCCCCCATGGCACCAGCACCAGGCGGCACCCAGACCGGCAGTAGCGGCCATGTACCCGGCATGCAGACCAATTTCGATCAGGGTGTCGCCCCGCAGATGCCGTCAGCAGCGCCACAACAGGCGCCACAGGCTGGAAGCCCTCCAATGGCACCCGCAGCCCCTATGGAAGCTCCCATGGCACCTGCAACGCCTCCAGCCGAAGCAGCGTCTGAAGCACCAGCCCCCGCGCCCATGGCACCCGCTCCACAGGCCGCAGCTGCGCCCAAACCTGCCCCTGCCCCTGCCCCTGCACCTGCACCGGCGTCGCCACCGCAAGCCGCTCCCGCTCCGGCACCGAAAGCTGCGCCCGCTCCCGCTCCCGCTATGTCACCGCAGGCTGCTCCGCCAGCACCGCCTGCTCCAGCTCCAGCTCCAGCAGGCGCCCCTCCACAACAGCATCAGGCTGGCCCAGCAGCGCCCACAGCAGCGTCTGGAGCGCCGTCACAGCCCCGCTCCGCGCAGCCGTCTGCAGGACCATCTGCAGGGCCATCCGCACCTGGAGGCGCTCCCGCTTCTGGAGGCGGTGCGCCACAGCAGTCCGCCTCCCAGCAAGCCAGCGCCGAAGCGAAAGGCAAAGCCGGAGCGGCCCTGGGCGAGTATATCGGCAAATACTATCCACCGGAGAACTTCCGGGGAGTCGCCGGCTCGCAGCATGCCGGCAGCTACGACCAGTGGAAGCAGTTCGCCCAGCAACAGGGCGGTGATCTCGGCCACTATCTCGCGCATACGCATCTGGAAGAGGCGCATCGGGCAGCCGGCAACGGGCCGACCGCCAACCTGCATCGCGCCCTCGCGCGCGGCATGGAGAAGAAAGCCGATCAGGCCAGCGATACGCTGAGCGCCGCCTATCATGGCGACGAGGCGACGCCGGCTGTCGCGCACCAATCCGTTCCACAGCAGAAGCCCTACACAGCTCCACCCCCCTGGCAGGTCAAGCCGCAAAATGGCGCCAAACCTGCCGGTGCCTCGCCGCAGGCCGGTCCCGCTCCGGCGCCTGCACCGAAACCGGCAGCCGCACCTGCTCCTGCGTCGAGCGCTCCCCCAATGCCGGCTCCAGTCGCTCCCCCTGCTCTAGCGCCCAAACCCGCACCCGCGCCGGCTCCGCAGGTATCTGCTCCGCCACCGCTTCCGGCACAAGCAGCACCGCCTCCGGCACCAAAACCGGTAGCGCCACCGGCTCCTAGTGCGCCGTCGCCCGCAGCGCCGGAAGCACCCAAGCCTGCAGCGCCAGAGGCACCGCCTCCTGCGGCTGCGCCGGCTGCCGAGCCTGCCTTCAGCCCGCGCCAGTTCGCGCAGCAAGCCTATCAGCATATCAACGCCAAAACCCCCATGCAGCATGGGCACGATCAGCTGCACGAGGATCTGGGCGCTGCGCTGCAACACTCGCATCCGCACCTCGATGCGGTCAATAACCCGCTCTCGCAGGCTATTCGCGAGCAGATGCCGAACACCCATCTCTATAACGGTCATGTGCGGGCCGGACGCATGTATGAGGAGGCGGCACACGCGCTCAACGAGCAGCATCAGCCGGCTGAGGGCGATCATGCCGCTTACCACGAGCATGCCGAAGCCTTCAACGAGCTGCAGCAACATGCACAGCATCACGATGACATGGCCCAGCGCGCGTTACCTGGCGCCCAGGCTGAAGCCGGTAAAGATCAAGAGCTGTTCGAGAAGCATCTGCCGGAGCTGAGCAATCCGCAGCCGGTAGCAGCAGCTCCCGCACCGGAATCCAAGCCGGAGCCCGCACCCGCACCCGCACCCGCACCGAAGACGGCAGCTCCCGCTCCCGTTAAACCGGTTGCCCCAGCGCCCGCCAAACCGGCAGCTGCGCCAGTCAAGGCGCAGGACGTAGCCGCCCATGACGCGGCGCTGGCAAGCCATGTCGAGCGCATGAATAACGTCGGCGCGCAGCTGCAGGCCGCGCAGCATGCCGGCGCCCGCACCCAGGTCCACTCCCTGCAAGTACAGCACGATCAGCTTTCCGCCGAGCATGCCCGGCTGCAGACGGAGAACGACAAGTTGCATATGGCGCAGGGCGCTGGCGAAAAGCCGAGTACGCGTGCCGGAGGCTACAGGACGAGCGGTCGCGACCAGGCAGAAATGGCGGCAGCCAACAACACCGAAGCGCACCGTACCAGCCTCTATAACAAGCTCACAGCGACTGCCAGGGGTTTCCAGGGGATTCAACCTGGACCCAGCGCGCAGCGCGCCAATCTTAGCTCCCAGCGCCGGCAGCTGGAGGACGCCTTGATGGCGCACCATCAGGCGCATCCCGAACCGATGGCATCCCTGCAGAACCGCCATGCCGCCGCCACGACTGATCTGCAAAATGCGCAACGCGCGCTGGAAGATCATCAGGACAACGAAGACGAGGCCAAGTCTCCTCGTGCCAGGGGCGGCTACGACCATATACAGGGCGGCAAAGACTGGGATGAGAAGCTCGGACGCCACGAGACGACGGTCGATCAAGCCAAGCAGAATGTCAGTCTTATGAATAGGCTGATAGCGGCCCACCCCGATAACGCCGCCAAGCCGGAGACAGCTTCTACAGCTAAGCCGGAACCCGCCCCAACACCGTCTGCGGCAAAGCCGCAAGCGGGAACACTCACTGCTGCCCAGGTCGCCGAGCACACGGCTGGGCATCAGGCGGCCGGCGCGGGATCCTGGGCCACTGGTCTCTCTCCTGCTCAGCACACTGCCGCCCTCGCACACGCCAAGCCTCTGGCAGAGCACTACGGTGCGATAGCCCAAGCGCGCGGCGAGGTCAATCCCAATCACGGCCCAGCCCACGATTGGGCGGCTGCGGTAGACCGGCATACTGCCGGCGCCAATGCCCCAGAACCGCAGACACAGGCGCCCGAAGCAGCTGCGCCAGATAATTCTCCAGAAGCGCGTTACCAAAAGGCGAAAACACTTATTGCGTCTGGCCAAAGACACAATATGGCCGCTTGGAATGCGATAGGGATGGACGCCATTGAGGCGGGGCGGCATAGGGACCGCTATGCAAAGGAGGAAGAGAGTGGTACGGCAGCAGCAAAACCAGCTGCTTCGGCTCCGCCCCCAGCATCGGCTGCACCAGCGGCTTCAGCCCCAGCGCCAGGCCCAGCTACTGCGGCTCCCGCAACACCACCTAAATCCGTCAAGCCCGCCACCTTCCCGCGCGTGGCGAAACCCGCCGCCGCGACAGCTGCTCCCGCCGCAACGCCTCCGGCCTGGGATGGCACCATCGACAACGCCGGCACGCCCGTAGCGGGCGCCAGCGCCAAACCGGCACCGGCACCGGCATCTGCCCCTGCAAAGCCCACACCGGCAGCGTCTCCCGTTAGCGACCGGGACCGCCTGGCAGCGCACCGCAAGGTCGTGCAGGGCGGCCAGTTCGCCACTACTCCCGAAGCCTTTTCTCCCGGCGATTCCGTGCGCAGCGAGGAAGGCACCGCAACTCCCAGCTTGCAGTACCGCCAGCCTGGCAGTGATGCGCCGGTGCGCTTCCATGGGCGCACCGTTCCCCGCCCAGCCGGCGTCAATCCAAAAGACGCTCCCGGCTACGAACAGGCCCTGGGCGATCTGCATCGGGAAGTCTCGCAGTTCGGGCAGGGCGGTGTCCACCACCTCAATTATGAGGGAGGCGATTCCTACCGCATGACGGCCGCTCCGACCGGGCACGCGGCCGGCGATCTCGGAGATCAGTCGGCCTGGAACGCCGGCAAGGAGGTCGGGCGCCATTACGTGGCCGGCAAGAACATCGCCGATCCCGAAGCGCAGAAAAAGCAGATTCTGCACGAGGGCCTGAAGGCGCTCCTCCACCATGCCGGCGTCCCGCGCCAGGATCTGGAGGGTCACCGCTATGCGGAGATGCTGATGCACGACCGCAATCCTCAGCGCTATACCGGCAATGAGTCAGGCAGCGAGATGCTCAAGAAAACGGAGCGCTCCTTGCGGTTCTGGGCCAACGAGCACCAGCAACGGGGCGATCAGAACGTCTCCTGGCGCCGCATGGCCGCGCACGCCGACCAAATCGCCGAGCACAACGCGCATCTGCGTCGTAGTGCATAGATCGCGCTTGTTTTGACCTGCTATACTAATACTAGAATGTTGTCAGGCGTCAACTCCCACGACGCCTAGTCCTGAGCACCTTCCTCGCTCGGCACAACGTTTGCCATTTCCGTCTAAGGACGACTTGTGGACGATCCCCAAATGCAACTCTGGGCGCCCATCACCAAGATGGATGCCTCCACGCGCGAGATCGAAGGGCCAATCTCCGGCCCCAATAATACCGATCTCGACGGTCAAATCGTCGATACGGCGTGGCTGCGCCAGGCGGTACTTCCCTGGGCCGGCTTCGGCAATATCCGCCAGCAGCACGATCCCAAGAAGCCAGTCGGTAAAGCGGTCTCCGTCAATATGGATACCCCCGACGGCGTGCCGGTGATTCGCGCCAAGATCGTCGATGACGATGCCTGGAAGCTGATCACCAACGGCGTGCTCTCCGGCTTCTCCATCGGCGTCAAGAACCCCACCATCATCCATGGCACCCCCAACGCGCCGAAAGGCCGGATCGTGGGCGGCAACCTCGTCGAGGTCTCCGTCGTCGATCATCCTGCCAACATGGAAGCCAAGTTCGCCATCTGCAAGGCCGTCGGCAACGACTGGATCGATTGCCAGACCGGCGACTCCCTCACCGGAAAATCCGTGCATAGCCACGAACACCACGAACTGACCGATACGCAGCCCGGCACCGTCGATAACATGTGCGCCTGCTGCAATAAAGACAAGAAACAATGCACCTGCCCTCCTGGCGCGGGCTGCTGTGACTGCGCTGGCGCCAATGGCGCGGGAGCCGACATGGACGACGATCAACTGACCGGCAAGGGCGCCGTACCGCGTACGCCGCAGGCCGATGCTTCTCCCGCCGCCGATTTCGCGGCATTCGAGCGTGCGAACGCGATACACGCCGCGCACCAGACCTCCACCGATCCCACCCCTCCGGCGCGTGGGCCGGAGGTCTTTCCCGAAGTAAATACCGACACCGATGTGCATAGCATCGTGCGCCAGATTCGCGCGCTGGCCGACCGGCTCGATACGCGTACGGCTGCCGGCTTCTCGCCCAACGCCAACCCCGCGACCGTGCGTTCCGGCAATGAGCCGCTCACCGATACAGGCTTTCCGCCTGAAGTCGGCCATCCCTCCCTGGATTCCACCGGCTGGCAAGGTCATCAGCCCCTGCTTTCGAGCAAGGCTGCCGACGCCGGCTCTCCTTTTGATCTATCGGCTGAGGAGATCTACAAGATCGCCAAGGAAGCAGCCATGGATACCTTCTCCGCACTGTTTGGCGGCAACCTCACGAAGGCTGTCACGCCCGATTCCACAAAGGCCGCGTTCGCCGATACGCTCAAGAGCTTCTTCGCTGAGGAAGTGGCGAGCATCGAGGATCGTCTGGCAAAGGTGGAAGGGTCTGGCGGTGTCCTCAAGGGTGTTGCCAACGCCGAAATCGCTTTCGCCGTCAACAAACAGTTCACCCTCAATGCCGCCGAGCGTGATGTGGTAGATAGCCACCTCAACAAGGCGCTTGAGAGCACCTCCGAAGACGACAAGCTGTCGATGGCTACGCAGTACATCCACCAGCACGTCTACGGCAAGGCATAACGTCATCCCCCTCCTCCTCCTTTAAGGAATCCCATGAGTCTCGCACAAGATCTGCAGCAGACCATTGACGTGGTAAAAGGCGTCTATGCTGGCGGTCAGGCTGCCGTGTTGCCGGATGTCGTCAAAGACTTCCAGACCGGCCTGGGGCTAATCCCCTACAACCTGGAGCCCGGCGCTCGCCTGCTCGCCCCCGTCCTGACCCCCGTCCGCAATTTCATCCCCCGCCGCAAGGGCTACGGCAAGGCCACCGAGTTCAAGGCCGTCACGAACTACAACTCGGCGCGCACTCCCTCCTGGTCGTCAGAAGGCGTCTCCGGCGGTCTGGTCGATGTGACCACCGTCGATGTATTGATGCCCTATAAGATTCAGGCGCTCAAGAGCCGCATCAGCTTCGAGGGCCAGTACCAATCTGCTGGTCAGGTAGACATGAAGGCGTTGGCCGTCGCCAACCTGCTCCGCTCCTTCATGATCGCCGAAGAGGACAACCTGCTCTTCGGTAACCCGACGACCGGCCTCACCGGCGCCTCGTCCGGTGGCACAGGCGGCACCGCTCCCTCCACCGGCGTCACCATCGGTGGCGCGCAGGCTGCTCCCGCTACCTTGACGGCGACGCAGGTCGTGGTCAATACCACCGGTGGTGGATTGGGCGCATTCGCCGCAGGCTTCGACTTCTACTACACTGTCCGCACCGGCCCCGACTACGGGTTCAACTTCTCGACCAGCGTGAACACCTTCACAGCCGAGAGCCCGATCAGCGCGATCTACACGACCGCCGCCATCGCCGCTGGCACTGGCGCCAACCAGATCGTGGTCACGCCGGTTACCCAGCAGGGTGCCATTGGCTACGTCCTCTACTACAAGGCGCATGCCGACACCAACTTCATTCGCCTGCCCTTCAGCGGCCGCGCGGTGATCAACACCTACACGGCCGGCTCAGTGGCCGCAGCGTCGGTGACTGGTCTCTCCGGCAACACCTCGTCCGACTCGCGCGCCTATCCGGGCATCATCCAGCAGTTGCTGGCCGCCAACTCCGGCGCGACCGTGTTCCAGAAGAATCTGAACCTGAATACGTCGGGCAATCCGCTCGGTCTGTACATGGGTTCGGCGTCGGCGCCGAGCGACATCGACACCACCTTCGGGCTGGTGTGGGGTGCCGCCAAGGGCGACCCGGACATGATCCTGATCAACCAGGCTGAGGCGCTGGTCATCAACCGCTCACTGGCCTCTACCCCCTTCTTCGTGCAGCCGGAAGGCTCCCCGAACCAGGCAGTCGGTAACTTCCGTGTGAGCCGGCTGACCAACGGCGTGACCGGTACGCTGTGCGACGTGCGCGTCCACCCGACCCTGCCCCAGGGCGTGATGGTCATGCTCTCCAGCAAGATGCCGAACTGGTATCCCGGCTCGGATATTCCGAGCGTGTGGTCGAGCGAGTGGGTCTATGACTATCTCGAACTTGACTATCCGCCAACCGACCCCAACTGGCCGGTGGAGATCCGCAATAACGGGGCTCTGCTCTGTTACCTGCCGCTTATCAATGCTGTCCTCCTGGGCTTCAGCATCTCATAGGCATCACGTTCTACAGGGCATTACGCATGCCCTGTAGAACGTGACAGGTACGCCCCGCACGCCCATACTCCACCTTGCCGGTTACGGCACGCTGCCCGCTCATCAATAACGCGGTCTCTCAACCAAACGATGAGCGGGCAGCGTCTATGTTGAGCGCGCAAAGAAGCCCGCATCGTAGTGATGCGGGCTTCTTTGTCTATGCAGTCTTGGCAGGATACGAACCTGCGAGGCTAGGGGCCAGATGCTAGGACATTCCCCAGTGCCTTATTCCTAGTTAGCGTACACCACACCGCCTCAAGACTGGCGAATGGAGCAGGACTCGAACCTGCGCCCTTCGGTTTAGAATCCGGCGCTCTCACCCCTGAGCTATCCATCCTGTGCATGCGCGGTGTGCGGCCGCGCATGGCTGCTGATGCAGGAATCGAACCTACCTGGCGTCCCTTTATATCGGGTTGTGTTCCCAGAACACCAATCAGCATCCCCTTGCGCACCCCATGATCATACCACATCGTGGATGAAACAGGCCAATATGGACGTGGTATACTTAACAATAGCGCGGCGCCGTGTTAGACGCGGATGATCGCTCGTGGGGCTCCTCCTCCTCCCACCTGATTGCGCCCGCGTCGCTTCCTCCCCCACAGGAGGTGTGCTCCCTCCATCTCCTGTGGCCCCCTCTAATCCTACGGAGAAACGCCCCCATGACCTACGAGAAGGTCCAGATCCAACTGCCCAACTGCACCGGCGTTACGTCCTTCGGCAACAAGAACTACGCGGCCGATAAGAACGGCGAGGTGACCATTCCCTCCACCACCGCAGAGGCGCTCAAGAAGAGCCGCGTGGTAGCCTCCAGCCGGCGTCTCTTTGGCGGCTTTGAGCTGCCCAAACCCGCTCCCACTACCTAATGAGCCTATACTGCGACGCGCTCGATGTCGCCGGCCTCTTCCCCGTCTCCAATGCGGCCGTCTCCAACACCCAGGTCACCCGGCTTGTCCGTATGGCCAGCGCCTACGTGGATAACTTCACGCGCCGCACCTTCACGCTGCAGAGCTACACCGAGTCGGCACAGATGATCGTCAACAAGCACGGCGAGATCGTCGGGCATGCGCGGCAGTGGCCCATCGTCTCGGTCTCCGCACTCTCCTATCAGTATCGCGACTCCACCAACCCGCCCATCATCCTGGATCCCACGCTGGTCGATGTGGACCGCCCGCCCGCCCGCTTCTTTTACTGGACCGGCCAGGGCCTGCCCGGCAACGGCTTCGGCGTGCCCGGCTACATCAATCGCTACGGGCCGCCCGTCACCATGACCTACACCTATACTGCCGGCTACAACCCGATTCCCGACGACATCAAACTGGCAACCTCCCTCATCGTGCAGGGCCTCTTGATGTTCGATATCAACCCAGCCGGCGCCACCTCTATCTCCGTCTCTGCTGAGGGGGGATCCAATAGTCTCTCGCTCGGCAAACGCAGCATCTATTTCGACATGGCCGAGCAGATCCTGCAGCCATACGTCGCCCCAGGCGACGCGTAGGAGCCCCGTATGAGCGCATCCCCTAACATTCTCGGCGTCGAGCTGATTGATCCCAATTCGGGCTTGCCCTATGTGGCCTCCGGCTCCGGCACCCAGTATTCCGACGGCACCACGCAGACTACACCCACCGGCACCGTCGCCGTCGCCAAGAATCCCTCGAATATCTTGCACCCATTGGGCCTGGATAGCAGCGGCAACCTACTGGTTAACGTGGCCGCAGGCGGCACAGGCGGCAACGCCAGCGTCTCCACCACCGGCACGGCAGCGCCGGCCAGCGCCACATTCATGGGTGCCTCAGACGGCGCCAACCTGCAGCCTCTGCTGCTGGAGTCGCTGACCAATAAGAACCTGCGCACGGCCGTCTATAACGGCGCCAATGAGATGGCGGTGTCCGCAGGCGGTGCCGCCAAAGTAGACGGCAGCGCCGTCACCCAGCCGGTCAGCGCAGCCAGCCTACCGCTCCCGACAGGTGCCGCCAGCGCGGCCAAGCAGCCCGCTTTGGGCACGGCCGGCGCTGCCAGCGCCGATGTCCTCTCCGTGCAGGGTATCGCGTCGATGACGGCCCTCAAGACCGATGGATCCGCCACGACGCAGCCCGTCAGCGCCGCCAGTCTACCCCTGCCCACCGGCGCCGCAGCCGACACCAGTGTCAATGGTCTCCTCGTCGCGCAGGCATCCACAACGGCCGGCGAAAAGGGTCCGCTCGCGCAGGGCGCGACCACGACCGGCGCTCCCACCTATACGACTGCTACCACCAATCCCATCTCGCTGACCACAGCCGGCGCCTTGCGCACCGATGGCTCCGGCGTCACGCAACCGGTCAGCGCGGCGTCCTTGCCGCTTCCTGCAGGCGCCTCGACGGCCGCCAAGCAGCCGGCACTGGGCACCGCAGGCACGGCGAGCGCTGATGTGCTTTCTGTCCAGGGTATCGCTTCCATGACTGCCCTCAAGACCGATGGCTCCGGCGTCACGCAGCCGATCTCCGGCGCGGTCACCGCCAATATCGGCACGGCAGGCTCGCTGGCATTGGATACCAGCGTCAACGGTTTGCTCCTCTCCCAGGCATCTACCACTTCGGGCCAGAAAGGTTCGCTGCATCAAGGAGCGGTCACCACAGCCGCGCCGACCTATGTTACCGGCAATACCAATCCGCTCTCGCTCACGACGGCCGGCGCCCTGCGCATTGACGGCTCAGCCGTGACGCAGCCGGTGAGTGTCGCCGCCCTGCCCCTCCCATCAGGCGCTGCGGCAGATACCAGCGTCAACGGCCTGCTGGTTGCCCAGGCATCCACAACGGCCGGCGAAAAGGGGCCGCTTGCTCAGGCAGCTGTCACTACCGCAGCCCCGACCTATGTGACGGGTAACACCAATCCGCTGAGCATGACCACAGCCGGTCTGCTGCGCGTGGATGCCTCCGGTACGACCGTCGGCGTGAACCATACGCAGATCAATGGCGCGGCCGTCGCCACAGCTGCAAGCGGCATCGCCAAGGTGGGCCTCACCGACGGCACCGGCACGGCCATCACCTCCACCGGCGCCGCTATCGACGTGAATATCAAGAGTGGGGCCGCAGCGGGTGGTACATCGCTGACCGATAAAGGGGCGTTTACCACCGGCACGACCAACGATACGCCGGTCGCGGGCCTCTATCAAACGACCCCCGACACGATCACGACGGGGACGGCAGCAGCCATTGGTATTGACGCCAACCGCAATGTGCGTATGGTCGGCAACGTGGCCTCCCTGGCGACCGATTCCGGGTCTCCGGTCAAGGTAGGCGCCGTCTTCAACACTACTGCGCCGGCTCCTACCAATGGCCAGCGGGTCGATCTGCAGGCGGACGCCAGCGGCAACTTGAAGGTGCTGGCCAATGTGGCGGCCGCGACGGATAACGCGATCATCCGCCAGACACTGGCCACCGGCACGACCACGTTGTACTCCACCTTCAATGGCGCCACACCGGGTGCAGGAGCAGCAGCGACGTTCCTGGGCCTGGGCGAATCCAGCGTGGATGTAGCGCTCGATACCACTGCCGGTACATTCACCAGCGGATCGAGCCTCAGCTTCTTCGCCCAGACGGATATTAGTGGTTTTTGGTATCCGTTCTACATGGAGCGGGTCGATGTCGGCCTGCATACCTGGGCACTCCAGGCGACTGGACCGGGCCAGCAACTCTGGCGCGCGGAAACCAGGGGCGTCTATGCCATCAAGGTGGTGATGACTGTCTCCGGTAGCGACTCTGTGCCAGTGACCATTCGGGCCAGCTTCGGCGCGGGCAGCCGTCAGGGCGTCAACTTGCTCGGCCTCCTGGCCGGCGAGGACATTATCAACAACAAGCAGGTTGTTGAGCAGCGCTATACCTACCTGGGGCGGATCGTGGCCACCGGTACTGCCTTCGTCAAGGCATCCCCTGGCTACGTGGACTACATCAGCATCAACAATCTCTGTACGGCAAGTGGCGGCACCACCGGCTTTACCACGCTGACGGTCTATGACAACATCGCAGCCTCCGGCCAGGTGGTAGCCATCTACTCGCTCCCGAACGGTGCGCAGGCGGCCGTCGCCCAGCCCTTTTCCATACCGGTTCACTGTCAATTTGCCACCGGCATCACCATGGCACTCACGCTGGGCGCGAGCGTTACATGGACTACCCCCGACATCACCGTCTTTGGGCGCTAGGAGGTAACGATGCCCCGCTCAGCTTCCGGCTCGCGCTTTATGGCGCAGAACCTGCCCATCGCCCTGTTAACCGATGGCGCGACTTGCGATATTACCAGCGCCGCGTCATCCGCCCTCGCCCCCACAGCGGTGAGCGTGGGCGGCTGGTTTAACCTGGCCCACGCCCAGGTCAGCGGCCAGGTCTATGGCCTCATCGATCATGGCGACGGCACCAACGGCTGGACGCTGCAGCTCTTCAGCGGCACCGGGAAAGCGATCTCCTGGCGCACACAAAGCACCCACCAAGAGGTGGGGGCGCTGGGAGACCTGGTGCAGGGCACCTGGAATCACATCGCCGTCGGCAACGATGCTTCTGGAAATGCGCAGGTCTACCTCAACGGTAGTCCGTATGGGCCGCTGCTGACGGCCATGCCCACTATCGTGGCGACGAGCCTGGCGCTCTTCGTGGGCGCGCGTCAAAACGCAGGCGTGACCGCCCAGTGGTACTGGGGCCAGATCGCGGATGTGCGCGTCTATAACACACGCCTCAACGATAGCCAGATGAAAGCATGGTGCCTCACCGGCAACTCCGGCCTGGAATCCACGAACATGCTGCTGCGCTGGAGCCTGCAAGAAGGCACGCTGACCACCGCGCACGGCACCGGTTCGCTGGCGCTGAACGGGACTATCAATGGTACTTCAGCCTGGACTACTAACGGCCCACTTAGCTTACGCACGCAGGTGACATAAGTGACTGTTCCTTCTCTCTCGCGATCTACCACTATCCATTCCATCGTGCATGGGCTGATGGCACTCGCCCTGGTGCTGGTGACCATCCTCCCACTCCACGCCAGCACACCGCCAGCCGGCCATTTCGCCGGCATTGTGCTGCCGGGCGATTCCACTGCACAGGGGGCTATCGCGCTCTTCGAGCCGTATGAGACACCAGGCTCAGGAAACGCCACGCCCTCCACCGAACTCTCCACCACGCCGAATGTCCAGCTGGTGTTTTCGAGCGTTTTCCCGCAAGCCACGAGTACCATTTCCAGGTTGTTCTACCAGGAAGGCGACCGGGATCAGGCGTTTACTGGCGGTAACTTCACGGCGGCGCAGCCACTTTCCTGGTATGTCGCCAATCATCCCGATTGGATCGAGATCACGGCCAGCCAATCCGGTTTCACCTGCGCCACTATCGGCGATAATGTGACCTTTGCCACCGCTACCAGTGGATTGTTTGCCCCCAGTGGGGGCGCCAATTTGCCGGGGCAAGATGTCGCCTGGGAGTTCAGCAACGACCCGAAAATGCCGCTGGACGGCGCCAATCCTGCCGTCCAGAACTACATCGAGCAGACGTGGCTCAAGCCTGCCCTTACCGGCACATTGGTGGGCAATGTGGACGGCAAGTCCATGGTCGGCTTTAAGTTCGATGGCATCAGCTTCGACAACTATCAGGTGGCGAACGACGGCGCGTATACGGGTCAGCGCTGCGGCTATTATGCCACCGGGCCAAACGCTGTGGCCGCGCAGCAGCGCTGTCAAAACAATGCCAGCTGGACCTGGCACCCGATTGAGGGTTTTTGCGATCAGTACCTGGCGGTCAACAACGACCCGAATTATCGGGCAACGGAAATCGCCATGGCAACGGCGTATACCGCGTGGCTGCATACGAACTTCCCCGCAGCCCTGGTCTCCTATAACTTCACCTATAATCCGAGCTACGTGACCGATTCACAAACGCTGTTAAACCAGATACCCATTGACTTCATGGAAAACGGCTTCACGGCGTGCGGCGCGAATTGTCTGCCGCAGATCGTAGACTCGAATCTCACTACCATGTGGACCTTCCTCGACGGTTGGCTCCATAGCTCGACCTGGCACGCGCTGCTCTCTTCCAACGAGGAGCCAGGGGCGTTCAGCGGCTGTACCCTGCCGACCATCACGCACGCCGAAACACAATGGGCGCTCGCCAATACGTTGCTCATCGAGAATAGCTCCACCTATTTCTGGGAAGGCGGGATACAGCAGTACAGCTGCATCTGGGGGAGCAGCAACTTCACGGAGTACAGCGCGAACCTGGGCACACCCATCGGCCGGTATGTGCCGTACACGAACGTCTCTCCAGCCGGGACGATCTACGAGCGGGTGTTCACCAATGGCATTGTCTTCGCCAATCCCAGCTCGACGGTGAGCTATACAGTGACGCTGCCGGCAGGCTCATATAACGATCTCTACGGCTCAGCGCAGGGAGCGACCATCGCCCTGGGCACGACGGCAGGCGCGGTGCTGGTGCTGCAGACGCCGCCGACGCCGACGCCCATCCCCACACCGGTGCCCACCGTGTTGCCCGGCCCCAATCGTCCCTACCCGGTGCATTAAGCGATGTCCAGTCCCGTTCTCGGCGGCCAGCTGCAGTATCCAAAGCTCGCGCATCCCCTGGCGCGCGTCTTCGGCGCGTTCTGGATGGGCTGGGTACTCAGAGGCTATAACGAGCAATGCCTTCAGCTTCCCGCCATCAACCAGTTCACACCCGGCGCCACGCATACACCGTCCTGGGATCCCATTCGTAAGCAGGTGACCGGACTCTCCGATGGCAGCTTCGGCGTCGGCTGGCAAGCCCCCGATCCGGCCACCAGCCTCACGCGCCTGGGCTATATGGCGCCCCAGACACTGCTCTGCGGCATCAACGATAAGCCGACCAGCAGCGAGCTGAAGGATTACGGCGCCATTAACTATGAGGGACCGGTGCTGATTTACCAGCCCCCCTACAGCCTCAAGAAGTTCGACGTAATTATTCGCCCGGACGGCTCGCGCTGCGTGGTCGCCGATCACCTCGCGCCGGCCCAGGTCTGGGGGGAGACCATTGTCTGGACGGTGGCCCTCGAAGCGCGCAAGCCCGGCGACATCATTTACAGTATTCCCACGACATAGGGAGCGAAAAGCATGGAAAAGATACGACTCACCGTTCCGCGCGGCAAAGCCGTTACCGGCGTTGACGGCACCTTTTATCCGACTGATCCGGCAACTGGTACAATAGAGGTATACAGCTGGCATCTGCCGGCCCTCTACAAACGCGGCTACACCGACTATCTCCCCCAGCCGCTCTTCATTCCTCCTGCGCCGATTGACGCGCCGGTCGAGGATTATGGGCATCTTAGCGACCCACTTCAACCAGCTAGTGCAGCAGCTCCTGCCGGACAAGAAGGCACAGAGCCAGACGTTTCATAACGTCGGACGGGCCTGGGCACAAGAAGTCCGCAGCCGGCTGCCGGCCTCGCTCGCGCGCTCCGTGCGCTGGGAGGAGCAGGGCGCTCAGAAAGGGCAGCTGCTCCTGCCCACGCTGGCCTGGTATCGGGAAACCGGCACCAAGCCGCATCGCATTCGCCCCAAGTCCAGAAAAGCCCTGAGCTTCTTTGGGCGCTCCGGCAACCAGGTAGTAGCGCAGGTCAAGCACCCTGGCACCAAAGCACACCCTTTCCTCGATGCCGCCTGGCAGTCCGCGCGCGTACAAAACCTGCTCGCGAATGTTGATAGCCGTACACAAAAGAAGTTCTAAGTGTCTGCTGGCCCCTACCTCAATCTCTACGAAGCGGTGATCTACAACGCCATTGCCTGTCTGCAGCCGATTCTCGACAACCTCCTGGACGAGTTTGGTCAGCCTATTACGGTGCCGATGCGCTCCATCTACGCCGACCTGGAGAGCGAGTTCTCCGAAGTGGTGGTTACCGTGCAGCCCGGCGCCATCCGCTTTATGAGCGGCATGAACCTGCAGCTGCTCGATCCCCTCACCAACACCTTCGTCTATCAGGTACGCGCCAGCGAGAGCCGCATCGTGCTGATCATCAAGGCGCGCAAAGACGCCGAACGCTGGTATCTCCTCGACGCGCTGGTCTCCGGTATTCTCGCCGGCTACAGCACCGACACCTCCGGCAACCAATGGGAACAGGCCGTCCTGCATAACCTGGGCCTCTGCGGCATTATCGTTACCGGCTTTGGCGCTGTAGACGCGCCGTCCGCCAATCTTGACGAGCCCCGCCCCGAAGGGCAGGTCTACGAGCTGACCCTACCCCTGGAATGCGATCTCTTCATGCAGTGGAGCCAGAACCCCCTGGTGCCAACCGGCTTCACTATCTTCCCCACCGTCACCACCGACGCCGGCACACCCCCCTATGCCCAGGCTACAGACACGACCATCATCATTTAAGGACACTCCATGGCCACGTATGCCCCTCCTTCGGTCACCGTTATCTCGCAGGGTGCCAGCCAGCAGCTGATTGGCGGCGTGCCTGGTAAGACCCTGCTGCTGCTGGGCACGGCGCCCAAGGGACCGGATACTCCGGTGCTCATCCCGCTCGCCCAGCTGGCGTCCATTTTCGGCGATCCCGGTCAGGCGACCAGCACCGGCTACTCTATTCCGCTCGGCGGCTATTACGCCTCCATTCAGCGCCAGCCTACCACGAATAGCGCCTATAACCTCCTGGTCTGCCGTACCGGCGTCACGCGCGCGACGGCTGCGGTGGTGGCCCAGACTTCCGGCACCAGCTTTAATCTGGTCGGTATCGGCATGTTCGCCGGCTCGGCCGGCAATGCGCTGAAGCTGACCGTTACCGTCGCGGCCACAGTAGTCACGCAGATTCAGATCCTGAACGGCACAACCGTCCTCCAGACCTACGCCAATACCAGTTACGACCTGACGAGCAACGCCAAAATCCAGGCCGCCATCAATGGCGCCAATCCGCTCAATAATCCGGGCAGCGCTGTGCAGGTAACCGGCGCCCTGGGCGCGAATATCCCGGCTGCGGTCGTCAACCAGGCCCTGGCCGGCGGCGCCGATGGGCTCGGCACGGCAGCCGGCGATGCGAGTGTCGCGGCTGCGCTGGCCAACTCGCTGGCCTTTAGCGTGGACTATATCTGGGCCGGCTTCGATGCCTCCACCATCTCCGGCGCCCTCTCCAGCCACATCACGGCTGCCCTCTCCATCAACCAGTTCCGCAAGGCCATTCTGGGGCCGGCCCTGGGCACCACCTTCGCCAGCCTCTCCACCTCCTATAACAACATGAACTCCAGCCGGTTTGTCTGTATCGGCCACGATGGCGCCTTCGCCGTCAACCCCGCCACCGGTACGACGACCATCTACGACGGCATCTATCTGGCGGCAGCGTATGCCGGACTCAAAGCCGTCGGGCCGACCGAAGAGACCGCCACGCGCTTCCCCATCGCCGGATTCTCCGGGCTGGCCATCCCCAGCGATAAGACTGCGCCCCTGCAGACGACCGACCTCAATCTGCTGGCCGCAGCAGGACTCCTGGTCTTCGAGCAGCCTGCCTCCAGCGCCCTGCTGCTGGTGCGTGATGCGGTCTCCACCGCTCCCTACACGCTAGGCACCAACTCGAACCTGGTGAACCCCTTCTACCAGTTCAATGTCCAGGACATCGACGACGCGGTGTCACTGGTCACCGTCGCGGCCGTCAGCCCCTTCAAGGGCCGCCCGTCGCCGAACCTGGCGACGCTCACCACGCAGCTACAGGCTGCGGTGCGGGCGGGGCTGGCGCGCCTGGGCAGCACCATCAACGGCGTGAACTCGGTCACCGTCAGTGTCGATCCCAACACGCTGATCTACGCAGTGACGGTCTCCTATATCACCCGCTTCCCCATCACCACCATCAGCATCGTCACGAGCTTCACTTTCATTTAGCCCCAAAGTTGTCGGAAGACAACTGTACTCTCCCACGAGGTTCCCCACAGTGGCAGGCACTATCCGCAATCAACATATACCGGGCGTGCCGTACCCCGATGGCGTCGGCAAGGGCAATGTCAGCCTGGGACGCCATACGCTCTTCGGCTCGCTCTCCATCTTCACACCGGGCGGCACGCCGAAAGTTGTCGGCGGTATGCAGGCATTCCGCATCTCGGAAAGCAATGGCACCAACTTCCGGGCCATGGCCGGCAACGACTGGAACGAGCCGGTCTTCGGCATGCGCCAGTGGCAGGGATCGGGTTCCCGCTTCCAGCTGCGTGGCGCCGATATGCAGGAGCTGCTGGCGCGCGAATACAGCAACCTCTCGGATATCGACTTCCGCATGTGCCCCTTCATCTGGCAGTACAGCTTCAACTATCAGGGTCCGTCCGGCGCACCGACGGTGGAGACGGCGACCTGGAGCTGGATGACCGTCTGGATCACCGAGTACACCTGGAGCTTCTCCGACCCCATGACGCTGATTTCCGAAGATTTCAACTTCATCGGCAAGGGCTACAACCGCTCGGACATGGGCGGCGAATACCAGCTCTCGAACCTCCAGCAGCTCTGGGGCGCCGGCAAGTTCGCCGATGCGGGCGGTGCAGCCCCAGCCGCAGCGCCGACCAATCAAACCCCAGGATCCCTCCCGTTCAACAACCCCAATATGAACCGGGATGGCGACTAAGCACCACACGCGTACGAGGGAGAGTTTATGGACGAAAACGAACAAGGCGCACCGGACGAGGGGGTTGTTGAGGAAACCCCCCTCGATCCCCTCTTCCAGTTCTGGGGCATTCTCGCGCCCATTAAGCGCGACATCATCTGGCGCAATACCATCCGCACCATCTCCTACCACGTCCTCACCAACTCGGAGGAGATCGACCTCATCTCCCGCGTGAAGAGCTTTCCAGAAGAGCAGCGCATCATGCGCGAGGGCGAGCTACGCGCTGCCTATACCGTCGATGCCGTTGACGATGTGCCGGTGAACTGGAGCAAGAACGAGCCCTTACGCGATCCGGCCGGCACGCTCTATCCCAACGAGCTGATTATGCGCGCCAACTGGGTGCATACCTGGCCCGGCCCCCTCCTGGATGCCATCCTGGTCAACTACGACCTGGCAGCCCGGCAGCCGCTTTTAGAACTCAGCGAGATTCTCAGCGACCCAAATATCGACGCCGAACGGTCCTCGAATGGCGAGCCCTTGACCGGATCGGCGCGTTTTCCAGGGGGCAGTTAACCGCAAAGCAATGGGCATTCGTCCTCTTCCACACCAGGGAGGACGAAGTGGAGGCGGCCAAACGCGCTGATGAGGATCGGCGCCATCTGGCGGCCCTCTTCCTGTTGGCAACCCATAATCCTGATAAGGCGGTCAAGGTGATTAGCGGCGAAGACAAATCTATCGCGCCGGTCGATCCGCTCGCGCTCTTCTGCACCGAAGACCCCTACTTCCGGGACGCGGACACCGCCTACATTCCGCTCGATATCCAGGAACAGATAGTGCGCGATAGGCGCGCGGCTGGAGCACCCGACCTCTAATGTCCAGCGACACCAAGCGCGTTACCACCAAAATAGATGCTGACATTACCCCCATCCAGGGGAAAGTCAAGCAGCTGCAGACGGATATAGCCAAGCTCGAAGCACAGATCGTGCAGCTGGGCAATAAACAGTTCGCCGGGCTACGGGAGACCTTCTCCTCGCCGGCCGCTATCCAGAACCGTCTGGCCGGATCGCCCGATCTGCGCGCCAATAACCCCGACCTCACCAATATGCTGCAGAGCCTGGACACCATGGTGAAGCAGCTGACGGCCTTTATGCGTCTGGGACCGAATGTCGGCTTCCAGATGGCCAAGAGCCCACCTGGGCCGGAGCCGGAAACGCCCAGGGAAGAGGCCATTCGCCGCCTCTCGGTGGACCGTGCCAGCACGCAGATGCAAGCGCAAATCGACGCCCTCAATAAGCAGATTAGAGGCGAGGAGGATCTGCGGCGTAAGAAGAGCGAGCTGCTGGAGCAGGAGAAGGGCCATCTGGTCAAGTCGATCTTCAACTCCCGCTCGCTCTCGCAGCTGGGCGCCCTGGCCTACGGCAACGCTGGTCCCCTTGGCCGCAATCTTATCTTTGGTGGCATCCAGCAGGCGTTTACCGGCCGGAGTACGGTGGGCGGCGTGTATCAGAGCGGGCTCTCCGCCATTCGCATGTTGCGCGGGTCTTCGTCTGCGGCAGGCTCTGCCACGCTTGCGCAGGCAGGAGGAGACGCTGCGGCCATCGAAGGAGCTGGCGGTGCGGGCCTGGTTGAGGGCATGCTCGGCATTCTCGGTGGCATCGCGGCCCTGAGCGTCGCCGTCGTCGGCGTCGGCGTCATCGGCGAGGAGATCTATAACAAGATCCATACTGCAGCGCATGTGACGGCATATGACCTACGCGCCGGCACCCCCAACCCGGCCGGCATGTCACCGGCTGGCGCCATGGATCTGGTCAACCAGCTGGGCGGCACAGGTGGGGCCGCGCAGAACTACTGGTATCACTCCTCTACCGCCATGGCGCTGGCGAAACAGCTCGAACTGGCCGGCGTCTCCGGCACCAAGAATCTGGTGGGCGGCGCCAGGGCGACCTTCTCGCTCGGCCGCGCCATCGGCGCCGATGACAGCGGTATTCCCGCGCTCGGCACGCTTACCGGCGTCTTGATGGGTAAGCAGGGACTCTCCGTCGATCAGACCACCATGGTCTTCCAGCAGCTGGTGCGCCAGGGTAAGACCTTTGGCGTCAGCATCGACAAACTGATCGAGTCCTTCACCAGCCTCGAACAGGCCAGTAACGGCGTGGCGCTGGCCGTCGGCGGACCCGACTCCGGCATCTCCGGTCTGGCATCCATCTCCAGCCTGCTCACCAAGAACGTCACCGGAGGCGCCGGCATCAATGTGGGCGACCTGATGTCGCCGGTGATGAGCGCCACCGGCACATCGGCTATCCAGGACGCGGCGCTGCTCTTCGGCGGCGACATGAGTAAGTTCCTGGGGGCACAGATTGGTATCAACGGCAAGGGCGGCCATCCCGATCAGATGTTCGATGCCATTGGGCGCTACCTGCGCACCACCAATCCTGGGAGGGATGCCACCTCCAGGGAAGTAAGCCTGGGCATGATCCAGAATCTGGGTCTGACCGGCATCTCCAATCTGGCGCCGCAACAGCAGCTGCAGCTCATCGATCTCTGGCTGAAAGGCAAGGATAAGCAGGCAGAAGCACTGGCGGCAAAGTTCCAGAAGGGCGAGGGACTGGGCAGCGCGCAGAGCTGGCAGCAGACCATGGCGGATGCGGCCGGACAGCAAGTGGATCACTTGAACAAGATTAAGATTGCCGCCGAAGCCGCATCGGTGACGCTCGGCACGCTGCACCACGATCTCCAGGATATTCTGGGCGCCGTGCAGCCGGGAGGCAGCAGCAGCGACAGCCCCAACGACACGACGCTCCACAATCCCAACTTCAAGAACGTCCAGCTGCCCAACCAGATCCCGCACGGTGCCCAAGAGGCCACTGCTTCGCATGGATCTCCCGGCTATCTGATGGGCGGGCCGGTCACAGGCGGTCATCTGGCCTTTAATGTCGGCAAAGTGCCGTACGACCTCTCCGCTATTCCCGTCGTCGGCCAGTACGGCTTCCATCCCACCCAGACGGGCATGGGACGCCAGTTCATTGGTCCGCATCCAGCCGGCACGATTGAGGTGCAAAATCAATCTGGCGGCTACAACCCGGTGCCGTCGCAATATGTAAGCGCCTTCGAGTCTGCCACCAACAACAAACGCATCAATCCCTACGGCGTACCCCTTGCCGTACTTCTCGCCATGATTAACCGCGAGAGCAATGGCTTCGATCCCACCGCTACCAACAAGACCAGTGGCGCCATGGGTCTGGGACAGTTTCTTCCCTCTACCGCAGGCGACAACGGTCCCGGCTCAGTAGAAGGCGACCCTACCAGCCCCTTCTACAAGAAGAAGTTCAATGCCTATGATCCCATGCAGGCGATTGTTGCGTCCGAGTGGTATCTCAACTGGCAAATCAAAAAGAATGGCGGCTCGCTCGCGGCCGGGCTCGCCGGCTACGGTGAGGGACCGGCATACGCGCAGGGCGTCCTGGCGGCCGCGCAGAACGTCGATATCGTGGTCACCGGCACGCTGATCGTTAAAGACGGCGCCGGGAATCAGGTCGGCACGGTAACCATTCCGCCCCATCACACGCGTGTCCCCGTCGGCCAGACCACCACCCACCCCAAACACTCCAGCACCAATGGGCCGACCCAGCAAAAGCCGCCCCCACGCCCCCCGAACCATCGGAGCCGCTAAGTGAGCAATCCCTATCAGGACTTTCTCGATCCCAAGAAGCGGGGCAATTACGTCACCTGCAGCATCGACGGCGTGCAGTTTCACATCAATCCCACCAGTTACACCGAACGCTCGGAAGCGATTCATGTGGATCTGCCCACCAGGGCCGGCATCATCCGCATGTCGTTCGGCGCCCGGCAGACCGTCTACTCGCTGGAAGGCTTCACCGGCGTAGCCGGCGTCAAAGGGCTCACCGCCATGGAGCGTTTTCGCCCCAAAGCAGGCAACAACGAACGCATCGTCACCTTCAAGTTCCCCAGCCGCTTCACCGATACCAAGTTCGTCTATGTGAACGTCTTCGAGGATTCCATTACCAGCGACATGCACCTCTATAACCAGTATCGCATCGAGCTGGCGGAGTATGGGCAGCAGCTGCCGACGGCCGTCACCAAGCTCGCCAACAGCGCCAGCCAGGCGCTCTCCATCCCCATTCTGCCTGGCGGCGGCGGCCAGATCGTCACCACACCGCCTGCCGTGCCTGGTGGTGGCGGCGGCGTCGCGAGGATCAGTTAATGGCCTCCTTACGCGCCTATACCTGGCAAGCCTTTGACACCATCTGGCATATCGCCGGCCGCTATATGCAGTCGGCCGGCTATACCGACGTGCCGACCTTCGTGCGCGCCATCCAGATCACCAACAACACGATTCTGGATTGGCGCAACCTGGCCGTCGGTACGGTGATCATCATTCCCTACGCCACGAACTAATGCCGTCGCTGCTAGAGTTCCAACCCGACTACCAGTTCTACTGTATCAAGCAGGACGGCAGCGCCTATGTCCTGAATACCATGCTCTCCTGCACGGCCTCCAATTCCACCACCAGCGTGGGACAACTGACGGCGACCTTCGCCGATCCGCATGGCGTGATCAGCAACCTCACCGGCTCGAACGGGCAATCGACCCGTCCGCAAGCGATGGATGTGGTGCAGCTGCGGCTGCGCAACCGGCACGGCGAGTGGGGCGTGGCCTGGACAGGCTATGTCGATGCCTACCACCAGCTCTTTAGCGCCGATCAGGGCGATATCGTGCAGATTGCCGCCTCCAGTCCCTATAAGCTCTGGGAGGTGGTGCGCCAGAATCCCGGTGATACGGTCAGGCTCTCCCTCTACAGCGCTACCGGCATCACTGGCTCGGCCATTCTCACGCTCTCTGCGCAGGCAGTCGGCTACCCAATCAAGAACATCGTCATCGATCCGCAGGCCAATTCCGGCGCCTTTCTCTGGGGCCAGATCAGTGCCGGCATCTTTACCAATCCAGACCAGCAAACCTGGTCATCGATCATTCAGGCCCTGGTCGGCGACTCCGGGCTGGAGATGTTCTTCGACGAGGAAGGTTTCTGCTACTGGCGGCGCATGGGCTATCTCGCCGATACGCCCGGCTACTTCATGCCCGACCTCTTTCCGCGCACGGTGCAAGAGGAAGAGATCCTACAGCTCGACCTGGCAGAGACCGATCAGGGCGTGGTGACCGAAGTGGAGGTACGCTATGGTCTGGTGCCCATCACCCAGCTGGCACCCTACGTAGCAGCGCCGGCCTCCATGGCGCAGCATCTCAAGACCAGGCGCCTCGTCCTCTACGCGCCCTGGATTCGGGCGAAGCAAGCGGCCCAAACATTGGCGCAGCAGATGCTGAACGTCTATGCCAGCAATATCCTGGTGGGCTCGGTGACCATACCGGCCGATCCGCTCTTTCGCATCGGGAAGCTGGTGGATGTGCCGATTCCCAATGCCGGCGCGACGCTGAATACGCCCGGCCTCAAAGCGCCGCTCGCGACCGGCCGCTACTACATGACCAACACCACCTATAACCTGGAGTGGGGCCAGTCCTGGGTAATGACGCTGGGCCTGGCCTATGGCCGGGCAGCGGACCAGAGCTTCCCCTATATCGGCTCGCTCACCTACCCGGTGATCACGCAGAACATCCAGAAACAGTTCCTCTCCGGCTCGCCCACCTCACCGACGAGCACCCAGCTGCTGGCACCCCTCGCCAGCAGTCAGCCTGGCCCGTACACCATTGCCACGAACCCGGTACTGCAAGCGGCGCCCTACCTGTACGGCAGCCTGCAGGCGACCAGCGCTAACACTATCTCCCTCGATTGCACCGATCTCAATATCACCGCAGGCGCCGTCGTGCAGCTGCGCGATCCCGTTACCAGCGCGCCCATTGGTCCTTCGCCCACCGGTGAATACGTGGTCGTCGATGCCGGACGGGGCAGCCCCACCACCATCACCATTCAGAGCAATCCGACCAACGCGCCGGTCACCAACATCCTGGTGGTGAAGTATCAGAGCGCGCCCATTGGCTACGATTCCGGCAATACCGATCCGGCTGGCTCCACCTCCGTCACCAATACCAATGTGACGCCGGTCAGTACCGGCGCGAACATGGCCAATCCACCGCAACAGCCCGCCAGTTCCAGTGCTGGCGGCATGCAGTTTCCCGTTCAGCCTCCGTACTCCATTACACAAGCCTATGGTCCCACTTCCTATGCCGGAGAGCCTGCCGTGCATGGCTATCCCCACTTCCACACCGGCATCGACATCGGCATCCCCACCGGTACACCGGTCTATGCGGCAACGGGCGGCGTGGTGATCTTCGCGCAGTGGGATACCACTGGTTTCGGCAACTGCGTGCGGATCGTGACCGGCAACACCATGACCCTCTATGGCCACCTCTCCAGCTTTAATTGCGCGGCTGGCGACAGCGTGAAGCAGGGACAGCTGATCGCGCAGTCCGATTCCACCGGCAACAGTTCCGGCCCGCACCTACATTTCGAGATCGAATCACCGCCCGGCTTCGGTAACGATCAAGATCCCGCACTCTATCTCCCCAACGGCTCGATAGGAACACACTGATGAGTCTCGCGCGTAAAGGCACCGTCCAGGCTCACACCACAGGCCAGCTCGCGCTTACCTATACGGAGTCGGGCGTGGGCGGCCCGCCTGTGCCCAGGGTGTTCCTGGGTGGCGTCAGTTCCGGCTTCCATTCCGTCCCGCAGATTGGCGATCAGGTGCTCACGCTCTACGAGAGCGCCATGAATCCCTTTCCGCAGCAGACGATCTCCACCACCGATACGCCAAATCTCCTGCCCACGCTGAATACCGGCGAGAGCGGTATCTATCACCATGATGGGCGCATTGCCGCTCAACTGCTCAATACCGGCGTCTCCGTCCTGCTCCAGGACTTTTCCCATGTGGGCCTCCCCCAGCTGTACTACGATCCGGCAGTGCCTGGGTGGACCCTCTCGTCAAACGGTAGCGGCCTGGGCGCGCCCAATGCCAGCATGACCCTTGCGGGCACGAGCGGTTCTACGGGTATCGTGCTGACCGCGCATAAACTGCCTATCCTGCTCACCTGTACTGGCTTAGGCGCCGGCCCGATCACGCTCTCCAGCTCGACCATCGCCTTCAACGGTAATACCACGAATACGGGCACGCTCACGGTCACCGGCCTCTCCACGCTCACCGGTGGAGCAACCCTGGGTGCCGATCTTGATGCCCAGACTCATAACCTCAAGAACGTGGGCTTTATCTCCGACGGCGCGACCGCAGGATCCGGTAACTGGAGTATCGACAGCTCCGGGAATGCCCTCCTCGCCGGCACCATCGGCGTCACCGGACTCGCCACGCTGACGGCAGGCGCCTCACTGGGCGCCAATCTGCAGATGAACAGCCACACCATGTTGAGTGTAGCCTCCATCAGTCACAGCAACAGCACACCCGACACCGTGTGGAGCATCGACACCAATGGAGCCGGCGTCCTGGCGGGGGGCCTGACGGTGCAGACGAAAATCATTGCCAGCACGCAAGCCTCTCTCCCCACCCTCACGCGCGGGGCCGCTTTAGGATCGGGCGGTGCCATCGCCTCGTCGGTGACCGGATCCGATATCGCCGGCACTATCTCGTTGACCTATGGCACCGCACCTTCTGGTACGGGCACTCTGGTCACACTCAATTTTAATACATCGCAGGGCAACACTACATATCGAGTCTTCTTGCAGCCAAACAGTAATGCTTCCAGTACGGTCGGCGGTCTCTTTGTGACGACCAAAAATACGGGCAGTTTTATCGTGTCGTCCGCAAATATGAATCCCGTCAACGGCACCGTTCTGGTGTTTGATTATTGGGTGGTGAACTAATGACGCTCCCCTCGCTCACGACCCCAACCGCCGACCTCAAGCTCTCCTTCTCCCTCAACGCCGATAACCAACTGGTCGTCGATGCGCCCTTTGGCCCTTCCGGCGACCTGCAGCTGGTCACCGGCATTAACCGGCTGATCCAGGATATCGTTCGCTGGCTGCTCACCCCCCAGGGCGATAACCCGCTCGATCCCACCTACGGCAACCCGCTCTTCGCCGAATTGGGGCGCCCATCGGGCGACGTGGGATCCATCTTCGTCTCCATGGTCACGCAGGCCCAGAACTATTTCCTGGTGCGCCAACAGCAGATGGCGGCGCAGGGCCTGCTGGCCCTGGATGAGCAGGTGCAAGCCTTCACCGACCTGCAGGTCACCATCGGCGATGGCAGCGTGCTGACCATCGGACAGGTACTCGTGCAATTTACCGTTATCTCGCGCGCCGGCACTACCGCACAACTCGTCGCGCCCTTCTCCGTTACGTTAGGCGGCTAAGATGCCCGCATTTGCAGATAATGTCGCGCTGTTCCAGCAGCGCATCACGGCCAACTTGCCGGCCGCTTCCGTCGGAGGCCAGTCGGTGCTCTTCAACCTGGCGCAGGCGTTTCTCTCCGCCGATGCCGATACGCAGTATCTGATTCAGCAGGCTACGCCCAGCCTCTTCGTGCTGCAAGCAACCGGTGCCAACCTGGACGCAGTGGTAGCCAATTATGGCATCGCGCGCAACCTGGGCTCGGCAGCCACCGGCAACGTCGTATTCAGCGTCCAGGTGGCCGCTACGGCGACCATTACCGTGCCCAGCGGTACGGTGGTGCAGACAGTCGGTGATGGCGTCACAACCATCGCACAGCTCTATACGACGCAAGCGGCAGCGACCATCAATATCGGCGCTACCTCCTCCAACTCGGTCGCCATTGTCGCCAACCTACCCGGCAGCGCCGGCAACGTGGCGATAGGGGCCATCTCCGTCATCAGCAACCCATCGAGCACCGCGTCCTACACCGTCACCAATGCAGCCATTACCACAGGCGGCATCGACGCCGATACGGATCAATCGCTGCGCAACAAGGCGGTCGCCGCCTTTAGCAGCAAGTACACCACAGCGGCGATCACGGCCGCCATTCTGGCCGTACCCGGCGTCTATGATGCGTACGTTTTCGACCCCCAGTCGGGATCTGGCTTCATCTACTATTACTGGTGTGACTCAGCCGGCGCCAATGGGGGCGTCTCTGGCGGTTCGATACTATCTGGCGACAGCACCAACTATCTCTCCGGCGCCACACTCACCGGGCTGGCGGCAACGGTGGACGCGGCGGTGCGGGCCGTCCTGCCGCCCGGCATCACCCCGCGCATCGGCAACGCCGGCAGCGCCGGGCAGATCTTCAACGCCATCAACCTGACCAACGTCACCGTCACCTGGGCGGGACCGTCCGCGCTGCAGCCCGCCACCATCGATCCGCAGATCCAGGCAGCCGTCGCCGGCTACGTGCAGGCCCTGAAACACAACGCAGGCACCACCGTCTTTTTGATGGGGCAGGCCGTGCAGCAGGCGCTGGGCTTCTCACTCTCGAACTTCACGCTGACCTCGACGACCCCCGCCAGCTCCGCCGTCGCCCAGACCACCATCTACCGCTTGAATGGCAACCCGACCAGCGTCGTCACGGTGACACCATAATGAATGTGCAGCGCTGGCGGTTCGCCAATGACTACAACACGCCCGGTGCCGTCTACGCCAACTGCCACCTCGATACCACCGTCAACATCTCGCAGTATCAGCATCCCTCGATCACGCCGGGCTTTACGGTCACCTCGACCACCGTCTACACCGGCGATCAGCTTTTCGGCGGCTCCGGCGGCGCCACAAAATCGAGTGGACTCGGCTATACCACGCTCAAATGGGCCGACCTGATCCCCGTTGCCTACACCATCCAGGCAGGCGATACGATCCAGTTCACCACGACGGCGCAGTTGGTGACCATTCTGCTCACCGGCATCACCGGTGCGGGCATGGGCTTTACGTCGGGTCAGACGGGTGGCGCCGGTGTAGTGGTCGCCAACGAGCTACACAACGGCGCCCTGGCGCAGGTCTTCGTCGATGGCGTCCTGCAGTTGATGCTGGATTGCTACCAGGCCACGCCGCAGGGGCAGCTCTTCCTGGACGGCCTGAGCCACGTCATCAAAATCGTGCATTCCGGCCAGTATAACGTCGCCATCTCCCCCGTCTCCAGCGTCACCAACACGGTGGGCACCAGCGTGGGCACCGGCTGGTCGCCGAACATCACCATCCTCGCCAACCCCACCTTCCTGGCGGCCAAATGGCGCATCCTGGCAACCGGCGCCGGCACGTTCAATCTGCTGCGAACGCTCCCAGGTGGTAGTGAGACGACCGTTGATACCGGCCTCACGACGGGGACGCTCTATACCGGATCGGGATCCGGCGCTACAGGCGGCGCGGCAGCACCGCACATTCCAGGTATCAGCTTTAAGGTCACCGGCACGCTCACGAACGGCGATACCGCCTTCCTCATCACCGACTCCACCATGGTCGGCGTGCAGAGCGTCACCCTGCAGTCCGGCACCGGCGTGGCGGCCGGCGCCTATACCTCTGCCGTCGTCGATAGCGGCGAGCCCGATACGCAGTGGTTTCTGGCGGAATGGATCGATAACCAGCCGATGGCCCAGTTCCAGCTGGCCACCAGCCAGACTATCCACTACAGCGGCGTCCATTCCAGCCATTCACCGGGCGTCCCAACCCTGACGCAGGACACCACCTACGCTGTAACCACATTCACGCCGCAGGATATGGCGCTCCAGGTGGCGGCCGTGAACTCCGGCGATGTGGGCCTGGTCAACGCCCCGCGCAGCCGCTACTGCCAGTGGACGATCACCTTCCCCGCCATTACCACCACCCAGCCCTGGTTCCGGGATCTCTGGCTCTTCTACTGGGTGCCTGAACGGGATCCCAACTTCATCGGTAAGATCGCGCTGGGCAAAGACTGGGTGATGGGGCCGAATCTCAACGGCATTCTGGGCGCCCTGGCGACGCACCGGGCGGTGACCGATACGCTGACGAGCGATTTCGCCGCCAGTTACACTATAAGTAGCGCGGTGGATCAATACGCGGCCGGCTACGGCGCCGATTTCGGACTCCCGCAGTATTCCGGCGAACAGATCCAGACCTATCAGGCACGCCTCGCGGGCGTGATCAATAGCCGCAACGCCTCCGGCACCCTGCCGCATATTGCCGGCGACATCGCCCTCCTGGTCAACGGCGCCGCCAGCCCCATTACCCCACCGGTAGCCGGCGTGACGCCCGCTGTTGCCAGTTCGGGCGGCGTGATTGTCGCCCAGACCAACAGCCAGCAGTTTAACGTCACCATCCCCCCGTACCCCTATACCGGCCTGCCCGGACTGACCCCAGCACAGGCCCAGGTGATCATCAAGGCGTTTATCTTGGGCACGCAGACACCGGTCAACTCCGTCATCAACCCGAACAACAACCCCGCGACGATCAACATCACCTTCCTCTAAATAAGTGAGCTAGATGACGACCACCTTCCCCGTCTTTACCGATCAAGTCGGCGGCACCCCTGGCTCCAATCTCAACGCCGCCGATCTCAATACGTTTGTCCAGGCAATCACCTATCGCCTCTCCGGTGGTATTGCCTCATCGGCGTCCGGCCTGACCGTCACACAGCCGGCCTGCCAGGCGGTGATCAATTCCGGCGCGGCCGCGCCGCTCTACCTGAACGTCGTAGCCACGACCGTTCCCCTCAATGCCGGTCCCGGCACCAGCCAGGATCAGTACGTCTATCTGCTCAACACCGGGCTCTACCAGGTAGTCTCGGTCAACCATGGCGGCACACCGACGCCGCCCGTCACCGCCAATATACCGCTCTACTACGCCACCACCAACGCCGGCAACACGGCCGTCAGCTCCTACACCGACGTATCCAATACCAATCCCCTCCCCGCAAGCTCCGGCTTCATGAACCTCACCGGCAGCAATGCCGGCGCTGTCGCCTTTCCGTCCACGCTGGCCGTCACCGGCGCAACCACGCTCAACGGCCTCACCAACAACGGCGCCTCCACGCTCACCGGTCTGGCGACCTTGAATGGCGGCGCGACCATGGGCGGCGACATCGCCATGGCCAATAAGCTGCTGAAGAACGCGGGCAGCGTCGGCGTCGGTACGTCCAGCCCCGTCAGCTCACTGCATGTGGCTGTGGCGCCCGCCGCCAATGCCGCCTTCGGCGTGGTCAATCTGGGATCCGGCCCCTTCGACGGCTCCTCCGGCAACCATTTCGTGGGATCGGGATCGGGGACACTGCTGGCGGGCAACACCGCAGCCGGCTTCGGCGGCAACCTGATAGACATGCAGGTTGGTGGTGTCAGTAAGCTGTCGCTCGGCGGAGCGGGAGTGCTGAGTGTAGTTACCATCAGTGCTTCCGGCAATGTGAATGCTACCGGAGGTGTTACTGCAGGCGCCAGCTCTTCTGTCGCCGGCAACTTCACGATAGCCAGCGGGCATTTGTTGGCAACCGGTGCAGCCCCCACATTCTTGGCCCTTTCTGGAATGGGCAGTGGTGCCTCTGCATCCGGCTCTGTCGGGAATGATATGCGCGGAACCATCTCGATTGTCACAGGATCGGGCTTAATTCCAGGCTTTCTCCAGGTTTGCCGCGTAACCTTTGCTGTTCCATATGGTGCCGCCCCGTTTGTGCAGGTTATGTGGAGCGTAGCCATTAGCGGTGTTCCGGGAACGCTCTTTGTCGTCAACAAAAGCACCACTCAGTTTGAGTTGTGGGGCTACTGGGGGACCACTGTACCTGCAGGAACCATCAATTTTGACTATACAGTGACCGGCTAATCACCAAGAGGGAATCCATCCAATGCAACTCCAGTACATGGTTCTTCCAGCCCGCGATCTCACTATCCCGACCCTGCACCAGATTATCGAGCAGGGCTGGACCATGAACGATCCATCGCTTGTCGTCCTATCCCGCCCCGTTCCCCCGCCTGCCCTTCCAGCCGGCGATCAGCCCCAGGAGATCATTGATGCTACTCCAGCACCAGAGTAAACACGACAACCTCTATCTGCCCGGCCTGGCACCCGATGGCGGACCACGCACCCTGGTGCATATTCCCGGCTACTGGCACAACCAACTGAGCAATCAGCATGCCGGTGGCGCAGGCGATGCCTACGAGCATGAACTGGGACGCCTGCTGCTCCAACATGGTTCCGGGCGCATGGCAGGGCTCGCGCGCCTCGACGAAGTGGACGCGCGCACCGGGCGCGTCATCAAACGCGTCATCACCCACAACGTGGAGACCGACGCCTTCCTCAACCGCGTCCTGGCCGAGTTCTTCGGCTCGACCGGCGACGCGTCGGCCGCAGCTCACCTGAACGCAGGCGGCACCTGGCTGGGCCAGTACCTCTCGATCACGCCGGCTACGGCAACGGCCGCCACCAACGGCACGGTGACCGTCAGCTCAGTCTTTGGCGCCGTCACCGGCTACCCCGTCGTTTCGGGCGGCGCGGCCGCACTGGTAACCGGCATCGCCAGCTCCACCTTCAAGGCGGCCGCTACCGTCGATGGCACCCTGCAGAACACCGGCAATGCCGCCACCGGCGTGCCCACCCTGACGGGCGGCAAATATCCAGGCTCCGACAATACCTTTGGCACCGGCATCATCCTGGGGTTTGGCACGGCCAACGCCGAAGTCGCCAACGGCTCCACCACTACCTCCCTGGCGGCGCAGATCTTCCTCTCCGGCTCCTCGACCAGCCAGACCAACTACACCACGCTCAACGCCCACGCGTCAGGAGATTTCGTGGTCGCTGGCCCGTCGAGCAAAGATGGTCCCACGACCGCCCCCACCGGCGCCCAGATCAGCACCGCCCTGGTGGCTACCTACACGGCCGGCGCAGGCGTCGGCAACCGCAAGGCACAGCTGCAGTTCACCTTCACGACGGCTGGCGGCTTTACGGCCGGCAGCTACACCGATCTCTGGGTGATCAACGTCTCCTCCACTGGCTCCTGGACGGCCGCCAATAATGCCTACGCCCATGTGGTCAACGCACCCCTGACGCTGAACAGCAGTACCAATCTGCAAGCCACCTACACGGCGATCTTTTAATGGCTTCGACACTGCAATCCGCCTGGAGCCTGGGCATGGACGTGGCGTTCCAGAACCGTGTGCTCACCCAGATGTATATTACGGCGCAGGCCGTCGATGCCGAAGGCGCCGTCAGCAATCATGCCCAGCGCCTCACGGTGGTCAACAAATGGGTGCTGATCCCCTCGCAATATACCTCCCAGATCGCCGCCTTCTGTGCGGCGAACGTGCCGACCCTGGTCACCACGTATCTGGGCAATGTGCCAAACCCAGGGCCAGATAGCCGCAACTGTACCGACACCGACATCGCCACCGGCGTCAACCTGGCCGTCAACATCTTCGCGGGGGTCTAGCGTGGCCTCCCCGCAGATGACCTTCAACACCGTCGGGAATATCCTGGCGTCGGCCACCATTCTCGCTTCAGCGACGCGCCCCTTCGATGTGGACTTCTCGAACAAGATCGAGGGGCAGATCCAAATAGCGATCACCTTCGTCTCAATCGCTGCCACATCCGGTCTGCAGATCGATATCTTTGCGACGGTAGGGGGCGGTTCAACCGTTGATAGCATCGCCCTGGCTACCTACATCATTCCCAGTACCGCAAGTACGACAAAGACATTCACCATCAAACTCCCGCCCGGCAAGTATCACGGCCTGCAAACCAATCTGGATGCCACGAACAGCGTCACCACCAACACGGTGACCACCGCAACCATCGACACCTTTAACTAGCCATGGCTTTGCTCCTACCCGGCGCCCATTGGGGCTACAACAAGCCCCCCAGGGGATCGCAGATAGACCGGGATTCCCCATTCAGTCGCGCCCTGGTCTGGGCCAGCATCCTGGACGATGGCTCTGGGGTGCGGGCCAGTGACATCTCCGGCTATAAGAACGATGCGAGTGTGAGTGGCTCTACTACCTGGGGAGGCTCCACTATCGGCGGCGGCGCACATATCACTGGCGGTAGCACGAATCTGCTCAAAGCCACGTCAGTGCCATTTACTACAAGTGGCCCCTATTCTTTCATGTTCCATGCGCTGCTGGATAGCGGCTTCAATGTCAATGTCGCCGGGCTTTTCGCAGCTGGGCCAGCATCATCTATAACATCTCTTCAGGTGCTAACTAATTCCAGCGGTCCAGTATTGACATTATCCATCGGCATCGGCGCCAGCAATACCACCGGCTCAGGCACCACTACTATCGTGGCGGGCACCGCCTACAACATAGCCGTGGTGTATAACGCGGGGGTTGGCACGCTGTACCTCAACGGCCGTACGGAGATTACCGTGAGTGCCACGCTCTCCGGCGCCGCGACGGGTGAGATCCATATCGGTAATAATGCAACGAGCGCCAAGAATGTAGCCGGCGTCTATAGCGTCGCCTATGCCTGGCAGCGAGCGCTCTCACTTGGCGAAGTCACCACCCTGGTCGGGGAACCCTATGCCCTCATCCAGCAGCCACCCCTCCGGCGCTTCTTCCAGATGGCCTACCCGCTCGCCGATGCCGCTCAAAATCTAATGCTCAATACCGGCACCTACGCCAACTAGGATGACCCCATGTCCTCAGTGCAAACCTTCTCCGCCAATTTCACTCCTGGCGCGGCCGTCAATGTCGCGGCCGAGTTGGCAGCCGTCGCCGGCCACGCCTTCGATGTGATTTCCCTGGAAATCAGCCAGGAGACCACCACCACCTCCGGCGTCTGGGCGGCCACCATTGGGTACTCGACGGCGGCCGCCACCGTCTGGACCACTTCAACCATCACGCTTAAAGACGCCGAAGACATGACCAACAACACGGCGAATACCACCGGCAAAGCCTATTCCTCCGGCACCAGTACCGATGGCACCGGCGCGACCGTGCGGCGCCGCACCGGCCTCAATTCCCTGGGGACGCCGTACCTCTGGATCCCCCAGGAACTGGAACGCCTCAAGGTGGCCAGCGGCCACTTTCTCTTCGTGAAGTTCGTGGTCGCCCCGCCCGCGTCCGTAGCCTTCAATATCAACATCGCCATCCTGGAGCATTAAATGATCATCGAGTATCACCCAGCGAGCGATCCACATCCGCATGCCGGCTTCACAACGGTGACCGACGATCTGGGCGTGGTCCATCTGCTACATGATGGGCACGACATCGCCGATGGCATCTATCCCGTCTACTATCATCCAGGCGGCCATATTGCGCTGTACCCGGATGGGCAAGCGATTATGCGCCAGCGCCCGGAGCGGCTCTATAGCCGGGACGGCACCTCACCCGGCGCCACCTATGTCGGCACGGTGACCATCGGCACACTGCCCAAAAACCACTCCTAGCTGCGAGGCGCCGCCCGTTGCCCTATATCACGCGCCCGCTCCAGCAAAGTACCTGGCATGTGCCGTCTATCGCGCTGCTTGGCGGCAATCTCATCGTGCTGCTCATCGGCGCCGATGCACCGGCCGCGCAGGATACGCGCAGTGCGCTACTGGCAGACTCCGCAGCCGACGCTCCGGGCGCGACCGATAGCCAGGCGCCGCTCGTCCTGAGCAGTGCCGGAGATGCGCCCGCAGCGCTCGATACGCGCAGCGCCGTCCTGTCGCCGAGCAGCGCGGATACGCCGGCACCGCTCGACAGCGCGACAGCGCTGCTCGCCGGCACCACGCAGGATACGGGAGCGGCCGCCGATACCCTCCAGGCGCTGCTCTCCGGCAGCATGCAGGACGCCCCAACGCCGGGCGATGTGCGGACACTGGTACTGGCCGGCACGGCGCAGGATAGCACCAGCACGAGCGATCTCAGCGCGCCCGCCCTCACCTTCACCACCAATGAACTACCGTCGGCGCAGGAGGTCGCGCTCTTTACACTGCTGGCGCAGACAGTCGATACAGTTCCGTCCCAGGATACGGGCAACATTAACCTGATCGTCCTGCTGGTGGGCCTCGACCAGGTGCAGGCACAGGATAGCAACACCAGCAGCCTCACTACCTTTATCGTCGGCCTCGACCAGATAACGGCCCAGGAGAGCGCGAGCTGGACCCAGTTCGGCACCGCCCAGGATGCGCCAGCGCCGCTTGATCAACAGCTCGCGCTGCAGGTAGCGCAGCTGCTCGACCTGGCGCTACCCAGTGAGAGCGGAGCTGGTCTCCTCAGTGCGGCCTCCAGCGATCTCCCCGCGCTCCGCACGAGCGCGACGCAGCTGCTGACGCCCCTCAGCGACGATCAACTGGGAGCGAGCGACAGCGCCGGCTTCCAGGGGGCCAGCGCCAGCGCGGACGCATCGCCTCCCCTAGATACCGCCAGTCAACTCCTGCAGCGTGCAGGCAACGATATTCTCCTTCCGGCCGACGCGTTCGCGACAGCGCTCGCCAACAGCGCTGCAGATGCGCTGCCAGCCGGCGACACATTCGGCGCGCTGCTCGCCGCAACGACGAGCGATCAACCACTCCCCACAGACACAGTAACCTACCTGGATATTGTCACCAGCGTCACGGTAGCCGCCGATCTGGTCCGAGCGCAGGAAAGCGTGATCTTCACGCTGGAGCCGGTAGCAGGAGACCTGCCGCAGGCGCTCGAAACGCAGCTGCGTCTGCTGCAAGCGCTGGGAGCAGACCAACTCGTCGCCAGCGAACTCACCACACTAGCCCATGGCGGCAGCATCGCCGTCGTCGTCGATAAAGATGGCGGCGGCATCCTCGTGATTACCAAGGGTGCGGGCGCCGTCGGCAACAGTGCCTCCGGGTCCGGCGCCCTGAGCAGGAGTGCGCGCGGATCGGGCGCCGTCAGCAGCGCTGCGACCGGTTCGGGCGCCATTGTACGAAAGGATCCATTCCCATGAGCGTGAGTTTTAATGCCGACCTGGCCTCGTTCTACATCGGCGATGACTACGCCGTCGATCATACCATCACCAATCTGCCGGCTGGCCAGACCGTTGTCTCCGTCTCGCTGGGCTTCAAGTTCAATGAGGGGGATGCGGCGCCCTTCTTCAGTAAGTCGATCACCACGACCCCGACGACGGCCGGACAGATCACCAACGCCGGCAGCCCAGCCGGCAATGGCACCAATACGGCCGAAGGCGTCTTCACGCTCACCGGTGGGGTCTCCGGCGACACCGCCCTCCAATTCAAGGCCGGCACCACCTACTGGTACTACATCCATTGCGTCACGTCGGCCGGCGCCAACTACACCAGCGAACATGCGACGGTGACCACCAACGTGGGGGGACCGCTGGGCTAATCTACTTTCCATCCATGGCGAGATATGTTACCATAACATGTATACGGAGTCTCGTTATATCCATTTAAGGCTGTTTCATCCACATGACAACTCCGAACGGCGCCGAAACCACCCTCTGGCAAATGGTCTCGGAGCTGGTACGCAACCTGGCGGACGCGCTGGCACGCATCAAATCCCTGGAGCTGGGACACGAGGCGCTCAAAGCCGAAGTGCATGGCCTGGATGGGCGCCTGGACAGTATCGCCACCGCGCAGGCCAACTTCGGCGTCGCGCAGGATAAGATCTCCGCCACCGTCGATGCCATCAAGGATACCGTCGATGCCCTGGTGCCCATTCGCACCTTCGGCCCGACCCTCGCGCAAATAGCCGCGCGCGAGGAGGAGCGCGTACAGGAAGTCAAGCAACATCTCCAGGACGCGCGCCAGGCGCGTAAACAAGCCGCCCAGTGGCTCGGACTGATCCTGCTCACCGCCATGGGCTCGCTCCTACAGAGCGTCTCCGGCATCCCCGATGCCATCAGGATCGGCATTCTTGCCGTCATGATAGCAGGGATAGCCATCTATTTCCTCTGGGCCGCGAGTAAAAGCGCCGCCCATCGACTACGTGGTGAAGGGAAGACACGATGATCGAGGTGACCCTGGCGCCCTATGAGTGCATGCTCGCCGCACAAGTAGGTATCGGCCGCCAACTGAGCGCCATCAATAAGGGCCTGCGCATGGCCTTTGGCCTCAATGGACCCGGCTGGAACGAACATATCGAGGGGGCTGCCGGCGAGATGGCCACTGCCAAAGCGCTGAACGTCTTCTGGGACGGCAGCGTGGACACCTTCAAGCGCCCGGACGTGGGCCAGCTCCAGATCCGCACCCGCACCCGCCACGATTGGGATCTGATCGTGCGCAAGGGCGACGCCGACGACGAATGTTTCCTCCTTGTTACCGGCACGATGCCCAACTTTCGCGTCCATGGGTTCCTGCTGGGCCGGGACGCCAAGCAAGAGACCTGGCTGCAGAGCTACGCCGGCCGCACCCCCGCCTATTTCGTCCCCAAGGAGCACCTGCTCCCCCTCTCCGCGCTGCCGGCGCTCACCATCGCGGCCGCCTAAAGGACCACATGCCAGCATCCATCACGCCCCTCGATATCCTCATCCTGCTCGCCATCGTCTGCTGCCTCGTCTATATCTTCGCCCATTTCGCCCGCCGCTAAAGGAAAAGGCCCCATGTCCATGACTCCTGACTCCCTCACCGTGCTCACGCCGCCTTCGGCCGCCAATGAGGCCGCCAACGCCCTGCAGAACCTGGTGGCGCCCATCGCCCGCCAGGAAGCCCAGAACGTCGCCGCTACCTTTTCCGGCGATGTTGCCCGCCTGCAGGCCGATTTCAATGCCCAGCGTCCGGTCTTCGAGGCAGCCATCGCTGCCGCAGGCAGCAAGGTGATTACCCACGTCGAGGAGGATCCGCAGACCCAGAAAGCCATAGCCATCACCATCGTGGCGGGCGCCATCCTGGGCGCGCTGATCATCCTGGTCGCCTACCTGGCCGGCAATGCCCAGGCCGAAAAGATCATCGGCGCCGCGCCCATGTTGCTCGGCAGCGTGGTACTGCTGGTCGCCCGTCTGGGCGGCATCGGTACGCCGCTCTCGCGTCCGGGCGCCAAGTAAGATGCGCGCCAGGCTCTGGGCGGCACTGCTAACGGCCGCCATTCTCTGGGCGCGTACCACCAATCGCGCAGCAGAGCTGGCACTGTTGATCGCCATGGTCACCTCGTAGTCGGCATGACACTCTGGTTTCTCCTGCGTTGAAGAAAGCATTCGATCACTTCTAGGGCACTCGCTACTGCCCTAGAGGACTCGATGACCCGCACACGCGACTGGCGCCGACGACAACGATTTCTGCATCGTGGGCGCGAAAAATATACGGATTGGTGGCACGCCTACTGTAGAGGCGATTCCTATTACCAGTGGCGCCTCGCTCGCGCCGAACGCTGCCGCACAGAGCATTTCAAGGAGGAGTATGACAACTATTTACTGGGGCTACGATAGTGCGGCTGCAAGCAACGCGTTCGTGCCCGGCACCACGACACTGGTCGATGACTACGTGCGGGGAAACTTTGCCGCTCCGGCATTCATCGCCCGCTACACCGAAGCCATCGCCGGACTTTCGGATGGCCTGACGCCGGGCGAGGTAGCCTTTGACCATCAGCGCGGCGCAGCCGATATCCCGATCTATAACCGCACATCGGCCGCCAATGTCGCCGGCAGTTTCCAGGACGGTTGGGATCACGCGCAGGTCTTTATCGACAGCCTGGTGGCGCTCGGCGTCCCCAAAGGGGTCTGCGGGTTCATCGACTTCGAGACCAATATGGATCCCACTGCCGACGAGATTCGTGGTTTCGCCGCCAATATGCACCGCGCGCAGTATAACGCAGGGCTCTATCTCAATAGCGAGAAGCAAGAGCATATCGACGCCTATATCGCCGCAGCGCTGGCAACGGCCTTTCCCATCTACATCTGGAGCAGCGAATCAGAGCCGAATGCGCTGTTCGGCAAGGTCATAGACACCTTCACGCCGGATGTCTCGCTCTTGGGCGCCTGGGCCAAGTTCGTGGTGGCCTGGCAATACTGTGAGAACGTCGGCAACATCGTGGACTTCAACACCGGCACGCAGCAACTGATGGATATGGCCTACGGCACGACGCCGCCAGTGGTGGTCCCCAAGATCTACCGCATGGTCACACCGGCCATGCTCAAGGCGGTCCCAGCGCACACCAGTGACGCCGCCATAGACCCGCACCATAACAAGGTCTATCTGGAGCTGGGCGCCCAGGTCGTGCCCACCGGCCGCATCAAAAAGACGGATGATCGCTGGGGCGAAGTGCATCTCTTGCAAGGCGAGTCCGTCGTGCATGGCTGGCTGCCTATTGCCACCTACGCCCAGAGCGACGCATGAGACGCAAAGGCGTCGTCCTCTATCTGCCGGGCTCCATTACCGAGTCCATGCTCGGCACACTGAACGCCCTGGGCACCAAAGATATCCGGCTGGAGCTACAGAGCGTCGATGATGCCGGCGTCGTCAACCTGCTCACGAGTCGGGGAAAGAACGTCACCGCCATGGTGCCGCTCACCATCGTGCCCGGCGCTGGTCCCGCACAATGGCAGGCGCCGACCAACAGCGTGGTGTTCGGCCAGTATGTCGAGGATTACGTGCAGCAGTTTGAGCTGCTGGCCGCCAGCATGCAGGGTGTGCAGGTTTTCGAGTTCTTAAACGAGCCCGCATCGCTCGGCTCCAAGTTTCGGCTCTCGGCGCAGAGCTACGCGAAACTCTACTACGCCGTACACGTCGCCGGCAGGGCATCGGTGCCGCACGCCCAGCTGATTACTGGGGGCGTCTTCGCCTGGGATCCAGACCGCTACGGCGGGGACACCTACGCCAACTCGGCAGCCGAATACATCCGGCAGGTGACCTGGATCGAGGAGATCATGCAGCATCCCCTTACCCTCGATGGAGTGGGCATCCACTTCTATCTGGACCCGGCGAAGCCGGTGAACATACAGACGCTCCACGATTACATGGGCTACTACGCCAGCATTACCGATAGGCCGATCTACATCACCGAGATGGGCTGGGAGAGTGGCGTTGTCGGCACAGCGCTGCAGGCCGCCAACCTGGCCACCATGTACCACGAGCTAGCGGCGTACCCACAGGTGGTGGTCGCGCATTGGTTCAGTTTATTTGATTTCGTAAGCCAGGGGCGGCTGCGCACCTGGGGGCTTGAGGCGCCCACTGCTCTGGAAGGTAAACCGTCATTCTTCGCCTACAAGGAAGTCATCTAAATGGGACTTGTCACCAGTAAAGGACACTACCTGGGGCTCCGCAAATCGCTGCCCGATCCCCGCGACTACCAGTTCAAGGAACACTTCACCGCACAGCCGGTAGCCGGCCCGATTGATTACCGCAATGAGTTCCCGGACGCCTACAACCAGGAGCAGGAGGGCAGCTGTACCTCCTTCGCCTCCGGCGCGGCCTACCGCCGCAGCAGGCGCAAGCGGCACAACCTTCCCATCCCTGCGGTGTGGGCTCCCAGTCTCCACTACGGGGCACTGGAAGACTTCGACATATCGTTCCAGCTCCAATACTGGTTCTCCCGCTCTCTGGAAGGCACAGACGCCAGCGATGCTGGATCCACAATCCGCGATGCGGTATCAGCGCTCCATCAGTTCGGCGCGGCAGCCTGGCACAACTACCCCTACGTGGCTGGGCAGTACGCCCAGACCCCACCACAGTCGGCCATAGACCACGCCAAGAACCACGAGATCGCGAACTACTACGCGCTGGACGGCACCGTCGAGGGCTACAAGCAGGCCCTTGCCCAGGGCTTCACCCCCCTCTTCGGTATCTTGCTGTATTCCAGCTATTACCGGGCGGCGATCAACGGCATAGTGCCGGAGCCAGACCCCACCACCGATCAGCTTGAGGGCGGGCACGCGCTCTGCGGTGTAGGCTGGACCCCCAACGCGCGCGGGACCGGGATTGCCGCCTTCATTGTTCGTGGCTCCTGGGGTCCATGGGGAGACAATGGCTACGTCTACCTACCGGAAACATACATCGCCAATCCACAGCTCGCCTTCGACCCCTGGGTCATCAGTCTTGGAGCAAACTAATGCGCCGCGTCCTGTCCATCCTCTGCACACTCCTCTTCTGCGGCCTGGTGGTCGCTCCCAGCAGCCCAGCCAGCATGGCATCGAGCCGTGCGTATACGACTACGACCTGGGGGCAGGCGCTGCCGTTCACCGCGCCTATACCTGGCGGTGTCATGTCGCCGTTCCCGCAGCTCTACTGGCATCTCTACACCATCGGTGCGCAGGATGCCTGGAGCGCTGAAGCAGATGGACACGGTGTCTCGGTCCTCGTCATTGACACCGGCCTGGACCGCACGGAAGCCACTACTGTGCTCTCCGGGCAGGTACTCCCCAGCCTGGCGGTGAACCCCCTGCATGGCAGCGTGCCGGTACAGTGTAAGACCTATAACCCCTACGTGTCATGCAGCAAAGACATCACCATCCCTAACGCCAGTCCCTATGTGGATAAGGTTGGGCATGGGTCGTTCGTATTGTGCGAGATCGTCTGCAACGGCCAGTATGCGGACTACTACGGCGTGGCGCCGAAGGCAAAGGCAGCTATCGCCAAGGTGTTTGACGGCGAAGGCGCCGATGATCGGGACGTGGCGGCCGCCATTATGTGGGGTGCCATTCATCGCTTCTCCGTCATCAGCATGTCGCTGGGCGGATCAAGCAGCGATCCGGCAACGGCCGCAGCCGTCGCCTACGCGGAAAAAGTTGGCGTGATCGTGGTCGCCGCAGCCGGCAACAACGGCCAGAACGCGCAGATGTATCCGGGCAGCTATCCGGGCGTAATTCGCGTCTCCGCCACCGATAGGTGGAACCATATCACCAGCTGGAGTACCTACGGGCCGGACGTGGCCATCGCCTCGCCTGGCGACTATATTTTCGGCATCGCGCCGATGCGCCCCACACTGATCAACTGCGCCGGCCTGTGTACCTGGGAGGGCACCAGCATGGCAACCCCGCTCGTGGCGGGCGCCGTCGCCGACCTGCTCAGCGCGGGCCTCACACCGGACCAGGCCAAAGAGGCATTGCTCAAGGGCGCCGGCTGGAGCCATTTCATGGACCCGCTCCATTACGGGCACGGCCTCCTGAGCCTGTCCGGCAGTCTGCGCTACGCACGCGCGCAAGGGTGGCTGAAGTAAACGAAGAGCCTGTATCTTCGCCCACAGCAAAACCCCCGTCAACGCGACGGGGGTTTTGCTTACCTGCTAGAGACCCGCTATTAGCCGTGCCGAGCGATGGCGGCGTTCGCCCACATCACCGCCTCTTCGAGCTTGGTCAGCGCCAGCGATTGCTCACGCGAGCTGGGCGTCAGGGCGAAAATATCCAGCGAGAAATCAAGCCCACGTTTGCGTAGAAAGCTGTACGTATCCTGCTGTCCTTCCTTCGGGGGATGGTAGGTGAAGTTGTGCTGAATCTCCGCTATCTTGCTCTTGGTCTCCATGTGGTCTCCTTCTAATACTGGGCGTAGATGCGCCCGAACTCGGCGAAATGATGGGCGAAGAGATGGCGGCGCTCGCCGATGTAGACCAGCGCGCTGGGAAACGGCGCGGTATCGGGATCGAGGTGGCCCTTGAGCGCCTTCCGGTATTTCTCCTGTAGCTCCGCAGCCTCTTCGAGCGTCAAGCCTTCGAGTGAGGGCGGCAGGCCAGGATGCGTCGAATGGAACGTCAACCGGCCGGTCAACAGGCAGAAGATGGGCTCGACCTGCATCAGCGTATCCCACCAGCCGGTATCGACGCGCGCCGGAATCAGGGTGATGGCCTCGCTATAGTGCCGGCGCTCGGCCAGCAGCTTGGTAATCCAGACCCCGATACCACGCCCATACGGTGGATTCATGTAGATCGAGTTGCCGACCCACTCCTGTTTCAAGCCGTCGTCCTCTTTGGTGAAGCGTTTGGCGGCCGGCACATTCGGATCGGTGTGCGACTCGGCGCAGGGATCTAGCGCGATGCCGCCAAAGAAGCTCACAATGGATTTGATGATATGCGCGGGGGTGAGCCACTCGGCGCTGGCCGATGAGAAGAGCACGTCATTCATTTGCTGGCCGCTATTGGCGTTGAGAACCACAAAGGCATACCGGTAGCTATGCCGATACCGATGCCGTATACAACGGTAATCTGCAGCATTTCGCCGTTTGTCGGTTTCTTCTTCATAGCGTCGCCTCCGGCACCAGCGCCCAATACTCGCCATCCCGCTCTGCCAGGAAGGTGCCAAGGGGGAGATCGCCGTCCACTTCGATAGGCACCGTCCTACCGTCCATGGGATTGACGACGGCAGAAATCGTGTCATCTGTAAGGAAATTGATGTCGGCGTAAAAATACAGATATGCCGGCAGCGAGCGGCGTAACAGCAGCGCCGTCCCCTTTGCGCAGCGCAGCGCATCCGGCGATGTACGGTTGTAGTCCTTCCAAATGGCACCCATGAAATGTTGCACGGAATCAACATTCAGCTCGCCGCGATAGGCGTAGAAGCGCTCAATGGGCCTACCCATGGAACACCACCGGAGGCGGCTGCAGGGCGCCATGGTTCTCCAGTATGGCCTCTGCCTTGTAGATAGCGGCCATGCGGCTATGAGCAAAGCCCCAGCCTAACGTCAGCCACCTGGGCGGATAGGTGCGCGCATGGGCGGAGAGCATCCACCAGCCGCAGAAGAAGAGCGGCACATACTGGAACGTGACATCAGGCACCGACTGGATGCGCGCCAGGCTCATCGCAATCCTCCCCGGCGAGCAAGGGCGCCGGCACGTTCTTCAGGTCCGCTATCAGGTCCGCCAACAGGCTGTTGATGGCCTGATAGTGACCTAAGATTGGGGCCAGGGCAGCCAAACGTGTCGAACGGTAACGCCGGTACAGGCGATCCAGCTGGACGTAGGGAGCGGAGAGATTCTCCTGGACGATGCGCAATTCTTGGGCCAACGTGGATGTGTCGATCATTGCCTTTTACTTTCATGTCATGCCTCCTTCGTGTAGATCCAGCGCGCGTAGCGTTCCCCTATGCCGATGCCGACCCCCAATGCCCACCAGAGTTGGTGCTGCTGCTGCCCCTCGACCAGCAGCGCGAATGTTGCCCACAGGACGACTCCGAGATAGATCCCGTCAAGGAACTTCCAGAGAATCTTCATGGCTCGTACCGGGTCGGAAGCAGCTGGGCGTCCGGCCAATCGTAGGGACAATCGAAACCGGTCCCTCCCGCCTTCGGCCAGCACACAGAACTGTAGGTCGGCGGCTTTGACGCATAGTAGTTAGTCCAGACGTAATGGTTTATCGGCCCCCAACGATACTGCGTCCAGTCCCATTGCAGCCGCAGCACTGCCGTACGCAACGCATTCGCCGGCTGCGCGTAAGCGATGGAGACGCCTGCAAAGAGCAGTGCGCCGCACAGCGCCAGCCAGAGCACCACACCGGCTAGGAGACGCATGTGATCGCCCCATCCACGATCTGCAGATCACCGAAGAGATGCGGGCTCTCTTTGTGCATCAGCGGAAGCCATTGATGTGCCAGGGCGCGAATCTCCGGCTCGGCCGCCAGGGATCCCCGCAGAGTGAAAAAATGACGGAGCGCCCGACAGTTAGCGGTGATGAAGATCTTGGTCTCCGTCGCGTTGGGGAGCACCGAGCGAGCAGCCTGACGGGCAGCCAAGCGGGCCTCGCGTGTCGTCATATCGGCCGGTTGCGCCTTCTGGAGCACATCGGCCCAATGCTTATAGGTTTCACGCGCATCGCGCATATCTGCTTCCCAGGCACGCTGCGCGTCACGCCCCAGCGACGCGATAGCGGACGGCATTACGACTTCAACCTGTGACTCATCCACATAGCGCTGCGAGAGCTGCGAGTAGCTCCAGCCGGCCCGGTGCCGCACCAACTCGTGGCTGCAGGTGCGGCTGATGCCGGTGACGATCACGTTCCAGTTGGCATGCTCCAGCACCGACCCATGCCCGGAGGACAGTATGTTGTCTAGGTAGTGCTTGTTGGTCTTACGCCCCTGGCTCTCACCAAAGCTCATATAACAGACACGACCAGCCAGCTCGCACAGCTCCTGCCCATCATAGACAGTACGAATCTCGTCGCCCTCTTCCGCATCACGTTGCCAGGAGAGCCCGTCGCCCGTCTCCGCTTTAAGGAAGTTAGAGACGGCCCACCAGTCGATATATGGACGACCGACAATATAGACCTTAGCGGCCACGCTGCACCTCCAGGAGATCGGCGAGGGCGGTGCAAAGCACCTCCATACCGGCAAAATCAATACTGTTTGGAGAAATCTCATGCCAGGCGACATCGAGCAGCTTCAAGGCGCTGAAGATAGGCGTATCAAACTCCGGCAGCAATGAGGCTTGCACCAATACATCAACCAACGCACGCGAAGCAGGAACAGGACTAATGTCTTCAGCGCTCTGACGGCAGATCTCCACTGCCGAGCGCAACATCACCTGCAGCGCCGTGAACAGTTCCTGGTCACTCAGTATCTGTGTCATCGCGTCTCTCCCCCAAATACTCCACCTTGCGCAGGTCGATGTGCGCGAGGCACTCATGCACTACCTCGTCGATGTCGCGCACGTCACGTTGCAGGATGGCCAATGCCGGCGCCAGGTCGGTAAGGTCTTCCACGCCGGCCGACAGCGTAATGCAATACTTGACGACCGCTCTAAGGGCCATTACTCGCCCCAGGTTTGCTTGAGCGACAGCTCGTTGATGTAGGTCTTATCAACATGACACTGCTCATCCACGAAATCCGTGTCGTCGGGATCGATAGTGAAATGGTCCGCCAAGAGCTGCATGCCCTCGTAGATCCAGCGCTCTATCTGATTGCGGGCCTCCACGATGTCGTCGGCTGGGATGTCGTCCCTGGAGATCGAGAGCTTCAGCTCATATTCCAGGCGCTTGGTCTTCGGCGTTTCTGCGGGCACAGTGGTCCCTCCGGTAGTAAAGGTTTGATAGTAGAGGCTGCCGGGCTGTGGTTGTATCTCGATCATCAGTGAAACTCGCTGCCATTCTTGCGCGTGAGATAGTCGGGATTGATGCTCTTCAGAATCACCCGCCCCAAGGCGGGATGGCGGCGCTCGGCTGCTGGACGAATGACCACGCCCTCCCGGACATGACGCACATCAGCGAGCGAACTGCTGCCGGCCGTCAGCGAGAGGATGTGGTCCGGCGCATAAGGACCGATAAAGAGCAGGGGCACGGTGGGGATACCATAGCTCAGACAACGCGGCAGGAACTCATAATACGGCTGGTAGCCATATGACTCCTCCAGGAGTAAGTCAAACGCCTGAAAGCTCGTCTGACCGTCCGTGTGCCCATACTTGAGATCCTGCACGCCGATGATCTCGCCAAAGATCATGCCCTGCTGGCAGCCCTTGCTCTTCAGCATCATCTCCAGCTTGTCGTGCAGCTCGTAGCGTTTGGCCGTCTCCCAGTAGACGTTGCCGTCGTCTTCCAGCATGTAGCCACGCCGGGCCAACCCCAGGCTGGAAACCACCCGCTCGCCACACAGGCTGCCGACCAGAAGGCAGGTGCCATGGAGCTTCTCCGTCACATAGACCAGCTCACCAGGCTGCAGGACATCGCGAAACTTCTTGATGTTGTCGATGTCGGTGTAGCCCTGGAAGAGCGATCCGCCCGGCGCACGCGGTAGGTTAGGTGCCGGCTTGACCCTCCCCTCCAGATGCGTGGGGACAACCGGCTCATACTTGGTGATGCCCAGCTCGTCGCCAACGTCCATGCCCAGCTCCCAGTCGGGAGGCCAGACAACCGGCCTATGCGCCAGACCCTGGCTCAATACGCCGCGCAGGCGAATCGGCTTCACCCGGTTTTTGTTGCTGCCGTGCAACATTCCGGTTAAACCCATACCCTCGATGAGATCCTGCGGAAGCACCGCCTGTTCGGGGATATAGACAAAGAGATCGCCGTCCACGAACTGGCCCTTGCGCACAACAAACTGATAATCCTGGCCTGGTATACGGCCGATTTCAAGCGCATCCGCGTTCTCGTGCGGGTGCAGCTCTATGGGGTAGACCTTGACCTCAAAACTGCTCACCCTTGCTCCTTCCATTTCTGCATCTGCCCCCAATGGCGGCCAATCTTGGCGTCGGCATCCATGGGGACCGTAAAGCCGATACGCTCGGCGGGGATACGCCGCATGGTCTCCACCAGAAGGCGAGCGACCAGGTTGGGCGTTTGGGCGTCATTGGGGCACTCCACCAGAATGGAGTCGTGGACGATATTGACGATGAAGGCGTCCAGCGCCGGCAGCTGGGGCTGCACCACGATAGCAGCATGGAGCGCAATGTCGCTGGCCGTCGATTGGATGGCGTAGTTCGTGGCCTCGCGCTGGACGGCATCCATGTTCTCGTTGGTAATCAGCCCGTACCGACGGCGCCGGCCAAACGGCGTGGTCAGCACATGCCCCTTGAGCGGCGCCTGCCGGCAGGCTTCCAGGTAGGCTTTGGCTTGCGGCACCCGCTCATACCAGCGGGTGATGATGCCTTCCGCCTCTTTGAGGGGCATCTCGAACTGAGCGGAGAGTGAATGCGCGCTCATGCCGTAGATCACGCCGAAGTTCAGGATCTTGGTCTTGGTGCGCTGCTCCGGCGTGAAGTTTGGCCCGAAGACGCTGGCCGCCATTTCGCTGTGCAGATCGCGCCCTTCGGCATAGACCTGGCGCAAGAAGGCATCACCAGAGAGATGGGCCAGCACCCGCAGCTCGGCCTGCGAGAGATCGGCCTCCACCAGGATGCGTCCTGGTGGCGCCCCGAACATACCCCGCAACATCGGATCTCGTGGGATATTCTGCAGGTTGGGCTCGGCCGATGAGAGCCGCCCGGTGACGACGGTCGTCAAGCGGAAGGTGGCATGCACCCGACCGTCCGGCTCTTTGGCTACGATCTCCGAAATGGCATCCACGTAGGTGCCCAGCGACTTGACGGCGCCACGATAGCCCAGTAGCGATTCGATAAAGGGCACTGTCGCCGCATACCCTTTGATGGTGTCTTCCTGCGTATTGGAGACCGGAATACCCATCTTCTTGAGCAGCCACAAGACCTGTGCCGGGCTGCCCGGCGTGAAGTCTACGGCCGTGCGGGTCTCGCGTTCGGCTTGATACTCGGCCGGCTTCCAGTAGGCATGCTCCCAGGAGTCGAAGATCGCCTTGGCACGCGTCTTGAGGTCATTGGCGGCGTCTATCGCCTCCTTATCCGTATGCTCTTCCTTCCTGAGCGCTTTTAGCTCCTTATCGGCCATGCGCAGGCCCTGCAACACCTGCAGGAAGTGGCCTGCCACACGATCTGTCGGTAGGGCGGCTATGGCATCGCGCAGCGCCTTCTCCTGCAGGCTGGGGAGCACATAGCCCAGCTCCAGACGTTTCAGCATCCAGTCGATCTTCTTCTTATCCGTCGAACTGATGTGCGCGACCTGCGCGGCGGACGGCCCCTTAACGCCCGCCCTGGACCCCGTATCCCGACGATAGGCTTCCGTATCCCAGATGCCGTAGGCCAGATCCTCCAGCTCGGCCAGCCGGTTATCCCGCTCCACCGTAATGGACGCGCGAGCAAGTTCAGTCCGCTCAGGATCCATCCAGAGCCCGGCAGCCTCCACTTTGAGGAGCGCGCGGGTCGCCGGCAGCAGCGTGTTATAGTAGAGGTGCTTCAGGTCCGGCTGGGCCTCCACCTGGGGCAGGAGCAGGTTCGCCAGGCGCAGCGTGTAGTCGGCATCCATCGCCAGATAGGGCAGTAGGATCTCGTTGGGGATCTGGCTGTAGTCGCCGACGATGCCGTGCTTCTTCTTATAGACATCCAGCGCCGCCTCGTAGTCGTTGGTGCCCAGGTGCTCGTTGGCCAACGCCTTGAGCCCATGCCCGCCAGGGACTTCATCCAGGCAATACGACATAATCTGTGTATCGTGATGGAGCGGCACGTCGAGGCCGGCCGCCTGCAAGAACTTCACGTCGAACTGGACGTTGTGGCCGACCCAGCGCGCATTCGCGCCCAGCATGGCGGGCGCCAGCAAGGGGATATGCGCGGCCGGGATGATGAAGGTATGGTGCGGCTCGTAGGAGATACCCAGAAACGTTACTTTGTTCAGGCGCGGATTGAGACCGGTAGTCTCCACGTCAAATGCCACCAGCTGTCCATGCGGCAGAGCGAGCAGGTTCGGCACCAGGGCGCGTGTGCCGGCCGCATCGAGCACGACATGCTGCGTCTCGCCCGGATCTGGACGGGGCTCACCGGCGCCAACCGCCAGCGCCCGGCGTATATCGCGCGCAAAGTGGCGGTAATAGCCGACGGCACGCAACACGGCGCCTGGACGATAGGTGACCATCAGGGGCGTGCCGTTGAAGAGCTTCAGGAACTGGCCCCTGAGCTTGGTATCCTCGCCAGCACCTCCAATAAGGCCGCGCAGTGCGCTGGTGCCCAGAGCGATCACCATCCTGCGGGGATACATGTTCACTTCCGCCAAGAGGCGCATCCGACAGGCCGCAATGCCTTTGGCGAACGGCTCATCGGAAAAGTCCGGCTTGCAGACCATGGCATTGGTGTACAGAATGGGCAGGTCGCCATAACCTGCGGCCGCGATGACGCCCTTGAGCAGCTGACCGGCATCACCGGAGAACGGTTTCCCGGCAGCCAGGTCGTTGAAGCTGGGCGCCTCGCCCACGATCACGACGGGGGCGTCGATGGGTCCGCGAAAGCCGCAGGAGTCACCTTTGTAGGGGCAGTCAGCGCAGGTACTCATTACAGGAACAGGTGCAGGAGAAAGCCGGTGGCCAGGATGCCTGCCGGGCGGAAAATCATCAGAAGAACCAAGAACCTTGCCGAGAAATCACCGCTCTTGATCGGGTTGAAGTTCGAGGCGGCAGAGCCGAGCAGTGTCAACCCCAGGGCTTCGGCGATGCCGATTGCGCTAAGATGAAAGAACGGGACGACGAACCAACCCCAGAGCTGCTGTACGGCGAAGCCCATCAAGATATAGGCGCCAAACATGAGCGCAATCACACCCACGAACTGTAAAAACTTGTTCATTGCAACCCATCTTCCGCTAAAATGATGTCAACGGCCGTCTTCAGGCTCGGCGCGTGCCAGTAGTTGCCATGAGCAACGTCCTGCGTCGTGTCATATCCCGGCCGGCAGGCATCGGCGTATACGCGGATGGTCTTGAGACCCAGCATGAGCGACGGCATAATGTCGCTGCGCACGGAGTCGCCGACGGACCAGATACTGCCTTTGGGGTAGCCATAGCACATGGCCTCCAGCTCGTCGCTATCCTTGGCCGACGGAATGTTGATGTGCCAGAAATACTCCCGGATGCCGGCGTGGTCGATGCGCTTCTGTTGCACTGCGGGATCGCCCATGGTGTGCAGGCGCAGCTCGTACCCGAAGCCATGCAGCGTGCCCAGGGCCTCGTGCAGGTCAGGCTTGGACACCGAATGGCGCCGGAAGACGGAGAAGCCGATGCTCCTGACGGCCTTGACCATCCAGGCAAAAGGCTCCACGCCGACAGCCCCACCCGGCACCCAGATTGCTCGAAGCGTCGCCTCCATGGAATCCGGGAAGCGGCAACGCTTCCCGAAGCCGTGCGTCTCCATCGCCAGCCGGTCGTGCTCCAGAAACGTGGTCCGCACCAGCTGCCGGTCGAAGCCCCAAAAAGACACCAGATCTACGTACTCGTCGGTCGCCTCCGTGTAGAGGAACGAGGTCTCAACAAGCGTGTCGTCGAAATCGAAGATGACCAGGCCGGCGCTATCCACGTACACCTTCTTGTTCTTGCAAGAAGGGGATCAGCGTCACCGCTTCGGTACGCAGATCCTCCAGGCTGCCGTCGTTATAGAGCGTGTAGTCGGCGGCAATGGCATCCAGCAGCGCCTCCGACGCATGCGTATCGGGCGTTACCTCCATGGGGCGCTCGACATGCACGATCCAGCCGCCTGCCTTACGCACCAGGTCCGCCTCGTTGGGAAAGCGGATATCGGTCACCACCACGCCGGGCATGAGCAGGGCCTCCATTTTGCGCAGCCAGTAATCGTCCCGACACAGCTGGCGCCGATACTCAGTGCCCCAGAACTGCAGCAGGGGACGCACCCAGCCGTATTCTGCATCCGGCGCATCATATTTATGCGCGTCGAGGAACCCCATCCAGTCGGCGAAGGCGCAGCCCTCTATTTGTTCCTTGGCGTAGAGCTGGAGCAGCAGGGCGTACCCGAATGCGTTGTACACCTCACGCTTTAGCTCGTCGGCGAACGCGCGCCGGACGAAGTTGTAGGGCCGGCAGCACAATATACTCGCGACTGAATCCTTGCCGGCGCCTTTATGCCCCTTGAGCCCAATCAGTGGTAGGTTGCTACCTGACAACTTTCGTCCCCTTAAAGAGGGCCGGCAAGTGATGCCGGCCCTCGTGGCTACTTATTGGAAGCTAAAGCCCTTGCTGGGGGGCAGGATGCCGTCGAAGTCCACCTTGTTGGATGCCTGACCCTGGTAGGTCTCGCTCTTCAGCTTGGCCCGGCAGGTGCGGTTGGCCAGCTCGGCGCACAGGCGCTCGATATGCTCGTCGTTGGAGGGGACGAAGGAGCGGAGATCCAGCGTGGGCGCGACGGCCTTGATCACCCGCACGGTAGCGGCCAGCTTCTCCTTGGTCTTCTCCGGCGTGTCGCCTTCCAGGCCCAGGTAATGGAAGACCGACACCGTGCGGCCGTCGTTGTCGTATGCCTTGATATTCAGCTTGATCTGGCGGAAGCCGGAAGCCTTCCCCTTATTGAGCTGGGCGGTGATGATCGTGCTGTCGTAGGTGCCATTGGGGAAGACCGGCCGCGCCGAACGGAACTCAGGATCCACGTCGCCGAAGGTGAAGACGGCGCCGGCATCGCCGCTCTGGGCGTTCGGGGCGAAGGAACCACTCTGGGGCGCGCTCCCGAAGGAGCTGGCGCCGAAGAAGTTCTCAGGCGGCGCCGGAAAATCGGGAGTGCCATTGTGGCTGGGTACGAGTTGAAGGTCGCTCATAGTTATTTGCCTCCTGTATGCAATGCGAAGATATCGGCCATCGACGGGTTGGCGATCTGCGTTTTGGTGGCGCCGGTGAAGCGGTGCTTGGCGTCATAGTTGCGGCCCGGCGTCAGCGACAGCACGCGCTGAGATTCGCCGGCCTCGTTGTGCTGCACGGCGAGGTAGGCCACGCAGTCCAGGAAACCCTGCACATCCTTCGCCATCTTGCCGTTGAAGTTCGGCTGGAAGAAGCGGCGCTTGACCTCATCTTCCTTCTCGACGGCCGACGCCACGAAGATGATATGGAACGGCAGGTTCACGAAGGTACGAACGAGGAGACTGATGCGGGCAGAGAGCTGCCCCCACTCCTCGCTCTGCGGATTATCGATCTGCGCATCCAGGTGAGAGGCGCCGATCTTCACTCCAGAGAGTTCGAGCAGCAGCAGCTTGGCCAGCTCGGAGAGAGAGTCGATGATGATCGTTCGGTACTGGCGCGGCTGGTCCGGCACGCTACCGGTCACCTGCGACTGCCAGTTGCGCAGCCCGTCGATGTTGCCGGCTTCCCGGAGCTGGGCGTGGCGGATGAGCCACTCCTTAATCCAGTTGAGCGTGGTGAAGTTCTGGCAGGGTATACGGTCGATGCCCCGCCCGACCAGGGTGCGCGAGCCACCCTCCACGTCCAGGTAGAGCACGTCGCGCATCTGCTCGACCTGCTGAGCGGTGCCGGCGAGATAAGTCTTGCCGGAGCCGTAGGTGCCATAGACCATCATCTTGAGCGGGCCGGAGGCGCTGGGATTCGCGCCTTCCTGCACGATGGTAAAGGGACGCTGGATGGGTGCCGGCGCTGCAGCCGGCAAGGGAGGCGCGGTCGCTGCTATGGGCGGTGCGGGCGCTACCACCGCTATGGGCGGCGGCGGGAGCGGCGGAGCTTCTGTGGTCATTGCTGTTCCTTTCATTACACGACGGCTAATTGAGCTGCGGGTAGATTGACATCACCCCCTTTGGCGGCGGGCCACTTGATGCGGTCCCGCCAGTCATCTGCGGTATTCCTACTCACAAAGTTTTCCTGGAGCAGATATGCCTCGTCGGCGCCGTCATCGGCGGCCAGGCAGGGTGCCCGAAACGGGCAGTAGCCACAGTCCTTGGTGGGATTGGGATAGATGGCCAGATGCGGATAGGTCATCTCGCGGGCCTGGGCGGTGACGTGCTGGCCGTGCAGGGTGAGCGCGTTACGGTTGCGCCGCACCAGCGTGCGCCGGATAAAGAGGTCGCCGTCGCCATCCTCCAGCATCGCCAGCTTGTTAAGATGCGCCTGATACTCGGACGGCACAGTGCCAAAGCGATGTTTCAAGGATGCAACAAACGAGCCATACGAAACGGGCGCGCTGGTCGCCATGCTAAAGCGCCCGCTCTTCTCCAGCCATTCCGGGCCTCTGGGCACCACCTTCTTGAACTGCACGTAGATCAGGCCCTCGACCTTGCCGTAGAGTTGCTCGGCTGCCCATAAATAGGTAGTAACCTGAAAGTCGTTGTCCAGCTTGGCCGTCTCGATAGTGGCCATCATCTTCCAGTCCATGATCCAGAGCCGGCCGTAGGGATCGGTTACCAGACGGTCGAACGTACCCGACACCGGATGGTCAAGACCGGCCAGGGGCAGCTTCCAGCTGACCTCCAGCTGCGGCTTTCCTGCTACCCAGAGCGTGTCGTATTCGCTGCGCTGCGGCAGCCAGCTCTCCAGATAGTAGGCGAGCATGGATGGCGCCAGCTCGGCATATTCCTCCCACTTGGGCGGACGCTGCGCTTCTGGGGTGGCTTCCACATAGGCGGCGAAGGCATGGCGGGGGTCGCCGAAGCGATTGAAGCCGTGAAAATCTTCGAGCGCAAAGTGCATACCGGTGCCGAACCAGAAATGGATGATGGCCTGCCCACCGGGCTGGAGGTTCTGGCGCAGAGCGGACGTATAGTCCCAGTAGCGCCGGCATTTGCGGTAGGCGCCCATGTCTGACTGGCGAATGCCCGGTAATGTTTCGTCCATTTCTCCCCCTTTCCTCACTGCTTCTCTACTCTAACCGTTTTTCATCTATATGTCAACATTTGATCCAGGGCAATTTGCGCGAGAAAAAGCGCCGCCCCGTCACGGACGGCGCTCAGCAGCCTACTCCAGCGAGCTGATGTAGTCTGGCGGCAGCTGTCCCCATCCGTTGCGCCGATTGGCCACGTAGTGGTCAAGGTCGCCGCGCCGGATAACGTAGTAGTAATAGGGACCGGGCGCCTCCACCAGCGAGGCTTTCAGGCGCCCATCCCTGATGAGCTTGTTGATCCCCTGGCGGGTCACGCCAATCACGCGCGAGGCTTGCATCGCGCTCAGTTGTTGATTCGGGTCTGGTCTGACCTGCTCCTCCACGTTTTTCCACGCTCCTTCTTACCGTACAGGGATTCCCTCCCTCCTACTATACGCTGGATGTTGCATCCAATCAACCTCCTCTTCCCAGGGATAGATGGCGAGGCCATCTCCCGCTTCGGCGAGACAGACGATGGCGGCTACCATCGCGCGATGCTTACACACAGGATGCGCGCCAGCTGGACAACTACAGGCCCAATCATGCCAGCGCGGCCCCAAGAACACTACGGCATACTCTTTTACCCGCCACCTAATGGCGTTTACCTGTATCGGCAGGCAGTCGGGATCTTCCACCGCTCGGTCGGCAGCGTCCGCCCATAACTCCTTACACTCCATTGGACGCCTCCTTCCCAATAGCCACCACGATGGGGGATACCCCAGAGGGCTGTCAAGTTTCATTTGCGGTCTCCTGAAAAACCTGCCATACTGGGCCGGAAAGGAATACACCATGAAACTAGCGAGCGTTCTCTGCCTACTACTGCTGCTCGGCGCACTGCCGGCACAGGCGAAATCATCACACGCGCAGCAATTCATCAACCGCTACGAGGCGGCGATACAGGGCTGCGGCATTGCCTCGTACCAGCTCTTCCATGCCATGCACGACTGGCGGGGAGGCCCTACCCGCTACACCCTAGAACAGGAAGCGCAGGCGGTCTCCACCACCTGCGCCTATTTTATGAATGAGGATCCGCCGATACTACCGGCGCCGAAGACCCGGAACGAGCAGCGCTTTGTCAATGCCGAAGGGAAGCTGCGCAGCGACTATATCGCCTATGCCTTCTTCGCCACCGGCTGCCTGGAGAACTATCCGACGGACACGACCTACTGCTGGCTGGCCAATAACACCTGGAACATCAACATCCGACCGGACGAGGATGCCATCGGGCGTGCAGCAAAGCGGCTGCTCAAATAGGCCAGCGAAAGCCGGATCGCCGCAAGTCGGCGAGCACATTGGACAGCGCGCGTTGGTCGGACGGCGTGCTGGCGGCATAGACAGGGCGCTGTGCCGGATCGGCGGGCACGAACTGGAAATGGCTGCCGTTTGTCTTGCGCACCCGCCACCCTTGGCGGGCGGCGGCGATACGCAGCTCACGCATGCTGGGCATCGTGCTGCTCCGCCTTGTGCTTGTCGCAACACGCGGCGCAGCGATAGCCCAGGTTAAAGAGCCTCCCGCCCACGACCTGCAACTCAACGGCGCCCGGTACATGCGAGACCCAAAACGTATAGCGTGGTCCACGCCATTCGATGCGAGTAACCATCTCCCCGCCGCAGATACAGCACTGGAGATGCTCTGGCTCCGGCTTGTTGAGCCAGTTTTCGGCTGCTCGCTTGGCTTCCTTGAGATTCGGCTTCTCGCCGGACTGCTCGATTGCCGAGTCATCCGGCGTGAAGACCTTCCACTCGTAGTGGCTGCCGACCTTGAAGACTGCTACGCGAATGGTGCCATCGAGGACTCCATGGTGCAGGCCGAGCTTGGGCTTCCACTCCCAGGCGATCTCAGCCATTGTTCCGCTCCCAGTTCTCCAGATTGGTCAGGCCGCCACGCTCGCTAATCTCCCGCATGATATGGAGAGTTTCCTGCTCCAGCACCAGCTCTATCAGCAGCAGGTTGCACAGCGCCTCATGGACGCCGGACAGCGAGTGATAGTTCTCGCTCTCCAGACGCCGGTCTAATTCACGCGCATAGCGGAGCGCGAGTTCCTTCGGTGTGCGGAACATCTTTACAGCTCCTCCCGAATACAAGCGCCTCGCGTACATGGCTTAGTCATAGGCCAGTTCCTCCTCCAGGACTTCCTGCAGGTCGTCCTTGATGTCGCACTGGATCTCGTCGGGAATCTCATCCCACCAGGCGTCAAACCCAGCGCGATCCGTCAGACAGTCCAGTAAGGCTTCAATGATCGTGCGTGTCGTCTTCATGCGGCATTCCTTACTTTCAGGTTACGGCGAGAGGGGACGGCGCCCAGGGTACGCGCGACAGACGTGCGCGCTGTGGGACCATTGGCATAGCCAACCGCCAGCGCGATAGCGTCCCAGGTCATCTTCCGGTGCTGGACGCGCAAGTCGCGCGCCTGTTGTGCCCGGAGCGGGTTGGGCCGCTTGGTGGCCACGCCGGCAAGCCGCAGGTTACGCGAGATAGTAGTTGCTGCATAGTGCAACTTCTTTCCGATCTTGGCCTGCGACATCCCCGCTAGATAGAGGGCAGTAGCCTGCGCAATATCTGCCTCAGTCATTGATCTTCTCTAAAACATCATAGTGCGCGATAAGCGAAGTGGCGTGCGCGCGCAGCTGCACACGCGCCGACTCCGGCAGCTGGAACCAATCCACATCGCGCGTCGGATCGGTCTCATAGAGCGTCCTGGCGAGCTTCTCCGTCCGCACCGTATCATGCAGGGCATAGCGGAGCGACGCGGACGACGACTCCAATTCATGCAGCAGGTTCACGGTATAGATAGGACTCGTGGCCAGCTTCAGCTCTGCCACCAGCCCGTAAATATGCTCCTTGAGCTGATCGATGACGATATCTTCTTCCATCATTACAGCAGCCCCAGATCTTCGACGAAGCGCTGCAACATGGCGGCCGCCTGAATGGCTTCCATGCGCAACCGCGCAATCTGTGGCGACTGCTGTTTGATCTCCGCCCACAGCTCGTCAATCTCCTCCAGGATGATGGCGTAGCCCTCGTGTAGGGAATGGAAGGGCGCGTTGCCGTGCTTCATGCGAGCGCGCTCCAGCTCGATGCGCACCAGTTCGGCGAAGCTCCAACTGGGTTCCATAAAGGTCGGAGCCGTGTAGTTACCGGACAAGCCAAACTCGGAGCCATAAGGTTTATCTAACATCTCTACCTCCCTAAACGACAATGAGGGCAATGAGCCCCAGCACAAACGTCAACAGGCTCAGAAACGAGACCATGATGACGGTCGGCAGCCTGATAACCAGGCGATCAAGCGCCTCCTGGCTGGCGCGAGCCAGAATCAGCCGGCGCAAAGAGACCGCCTGCACCAAATAGCCGTACTCCTGTTCCTGCTGCTCCACACGGTCGATGAGGGAATCCAGCTTGGGTAGTAAAGCATTCGGCAGCGCTTGAGCGGCCGGCACCTGCGCAAGTTCCAGCCGAGCGATCTGCGTGTTTTGCGCCCGGATCAGCGCAAGGATAGCGTCTATATTCCTATCTAGTTTCTCGATAACGCCACCGGGAACTAACATCGGTTCCTCGCCTCTCGCAGCTCTATAATAAGAGTCCTCTGGAGCCCTAACGACCATGCGGCTTGACCTCTCGCTTCGGCTTGGGCGGGACAGGGATAGGACGCGGGCGAGAGAAGATCACGGTATAGGCACAGACGACGACGCCCTGTCCATACTCCTCTAGCCATTGTTGCGGCGCCATGAATACTGGATGCCAGCAGTCATTCGCCAACTGGTTCATCTTCGCGGCCAGGTCATCGGTTTCGAGAATCCACGTCGAATATTCATCCATTGACGATTGCCTCCTGCTGCCGGCGCAGACGCACCTTCTCGTACTGGTTCATGTCCGTACCCATGCGCTCCAGGACTTCAGCCGCAAAGCGGATAGTGTCGGCCATCGTCCACATGCCGCAGGCGCAGAGCGCCTGGCCGGCTGCCAGCACCGCTTCATGGGCGAGGCGGACCTTGCGGCGAACCTCTTCTTGATCAGTAGGTTGTGCGGTCATACAATGCTTGTTCCTCTCCTGGTTTATGTACATAGATGCTGAGTACGTGATACGTGTGCGCAATGGACTTGGTGCCCCCCCACCATATGCTCCACATGCTCTACAATCCAGTTGGCGCTCCCCTCGATAAAGCCGGAGAACGTAATGCTGTCGCCCACATGCGGTATGCCGTGCAGGTGTCTGGTGGCGATGAGCTGCGCCTCCTTCGCCGTCCACCGATAAATGTTCGCTGTGATTTCTTCCATACCGCTCCTAACTGACAAAGCGCTGTACGCGCTCGGCTGCCGGACGCAGCAACATCTTGGGGTCTAAAGCAAGAGCAGCCCAGGTCGTTTTACGATCCAACGTGGCCAGGATGTGCTCGTCGATGGTGTTCTCACCGACCAGGTAGCGCACCACGACAGACCCCTTCTGGCCCAGGCGATGCGCGCGATCCTCGCATTGCAGGTTCTGGGCAGGATTCCAGGCGCTGCCCATGAAGTAGACGCTCTTGGCGGCCGTTGCGGTGAATGAGCTACCGACACCGACCGTACAGAGCAACGCCCTGGCGTCGAAGAGATCGCGCTGAAACCCCTCCACCTGCTCGTTGGTGTCCCTGGAGGACATGCCGCCCTGGATGCGATAGATATGCTCGCCGCAGAGCGGCTGGAGCCGCTCCTGAATGGCATCCAGGGCTTCGGCGAACGGCGTGAAGACCAGAATCGGCCGGCCGGCATCGAAGTCGGATGCCGCATACTCCGCCAGGGCATCGAACATAGCGCTGGAATGGATATCACCCACGAGAATCGGCGTGACGCAGATCTGACGGAGCCGGGTAATCTTGGCGATCACGTTGGGCGCCAGCAGCATATCTGTGCCCTCCATGGAGGCAATGGTGGCCATCAGGTCATCGGCCAGGTCGTCGTAGAGCATGCGCTGGCCTGGGGCCAGGGGGAATGGGATGGTCTGGCGAATCTTGGGCGGCAGCTCGGTGAGCACCTCCTCCTTCGTCTTGCGCAGTACATAGGGCTTGAGCGCTTGTTGTGTGTGTTCGGGCGTCTTGATATCGCCTATCTCCCAGCCGAAGAAGCCCTGATTGACCTCGCAGTGCTCCTGCGCGAAGCGCCAGAAGGAGCTGAACTCCTTGGGAGCGATGAGCTTCAGCTGTGTCCAGAGATCGGTGGGATGGTTCATGATGGGCGAGCCGGTGAGCAGCACCATGGCGCCCGACCGAAATGAGTTGACGGCCTTAAACATTCCGGTCTTGCGATTACGCAACAGGTGGCTTTCATCGCAGACCACCACCGGCCAGACGGCCTGACGCTCTACCAGCTCCTTCGCCATCTGATAGTTTGTGATCAAGAGACCGCCTGATTGGAGATACTGCTGCCAGATACCATCACGCTCCTTCTTGGTGCCGGCGTAGAGCAGCTGGGGCCAGGCGGGCAGCCACTGTGCGGCCTCCCGGAGCCAGACCCCGCAGGCGATCTTCGGGGCGAAGATGAGCACTCGGCCCTGGCGCATCTGGGCGATGGCGGAAAGCGTAGTGGGAGTCTTGCCGAGCCCCATATCGTAGGCCAGGATGCCCCTGCCCTTGCGGGCGAGGAGCCACTGGACGGCCTCTTGCTGATAGGCACGCAGCTGCATTATTGAGTATCCCTGAGAAACTCGCGTACCTTGTCAGCCATCGGACTATCGGCTGCGGTCAGCGTATCGGCGTGAACCATGCAGAGATGGCACTGATAATGCAGGCGCACGCGATGCTCGTTGGGAGGACCATAGGGCTCCATATCCGTCCAGCTGCGATATTCGATGGGGTGGACGCAGCGCTTCACGCCGGAAGGATCGGCATTCTGGGCAGCGACCAGCTGCGTGCGCCGCACGAGAATAGCGCGCTGGATATCGTCGGTGGCGCGCTCGATGATCGATAAATCGCGTAGGTGCAGGTCCCTGTCAGTGGCGGAGATTTCGCCGGCAATCAGCGCCAAGCGGTCGGCTATTGACATAACATTCTCCTTTAGCTACAGATGGCGAGCGCAAGGGTGAGCGGGGCATCGACACACCGGAACACGACATAATGCGAGGCGAAGTCCGGCCAGTAGTCGATCTGCATGTAGCGGGGCAGGGTTTTCAGCCAGGCCAGGAGCGTCGGCGCGTGCAGGAGCGCTGACCGCTCGGTGCGCTCCTTGATGCGGCAGTCGAGGGAGGAAACCAGTTGGCCGTCGATGCGCCGCACGCGCAGCATATCGTCCGCGCCATGCACGTTAAACTGCAGAAGCACATACTCCTGATCGGCGCGCTCTAACGCCTGCAGGGCATCCAGGAGAGCCTCTGCCTGCATGGTGGCGGCCGGCTGCGCATTGGCATCCGGGAGTAAGAGGAGGCGCGGCTCCAGGTCAGGCAATCGGGTGGCCGCCACCCACAGATCTGGATCGCTCCGGGATGTGGCCAGCACATACCCCTCGCCCCAGCCAACGAGCGCCGGACCCATAAAGAGCTGACCGGCAAAGAGCCCGGCAACCGACGACGCGAGCGTAATGGGAGCGCCCTGTTGATCGCCATGCACTACCCGCGCCGGCCGGGAGTCGGCTACGATTTGGTAGCCATGGTGCTCGACGGTGATGCGCAGCTGCTCGGCAGCCGGCAACGCCTTCAGCGTGGACGTGATGGCGGCGCCGAAATAGCTCGCGTCGGGCACGACGGCATGCGTCGCCGGCACCTGCGGCCGTGCGGAGAGCGAGAGCGCTGGTTCGGCAAGCGCTTTAATGTGTCCTGTGGTTCGGCCGCACTGGATACTCGCCGAGAGCTTCTCTGCCGTCCAGTCCAGCTGGCACACCGTAACGCTAGACGACGCGCGCACGATGGGCAGCAGATCGGCGAGCAACACCGCCAGCAGACCCTCGACTCGCCCGTCGAGCGCGCACTGTGCGAAGACATGGCCATTGGTCGCGCTGACCAGGATGGTGCCATTCGGATCGTCGGGCGATGGGCGAAAGAACACATACTGATTCGCCGTCTTACTATCCGCTTTGGTTAAGGGTTTGAGTTGCGTTAAGATCGGCACCAGATTACGGGCCATGGCTTCCATTTTCATATATCACCTCCACTACACTCTATTTCATCCATCTCAACCTGTCAAGCGAGGCCGTTGGATACCATACTGGGGGTTGGGTCAACACCCGTCAACATTCAACAAAAAACCGCCAGAACCTGGCGGCTACGGGGAGAAATGTACGGGGGAGGGGGCCTAGTCTATATCGCAGGTCGAGGTGGTGTGGATGTGCAGGCCATTGGCGAGCACGTCGATCTGCACCTGATAGGATCCGGGCTCTGCATAGGTGTGGCTGCCGACGATCAATCCGTTGACGATTTCGGCTGGGCTGGCCGGCGAGCCATCGCCCCAATCGACGCGAATATCCTTAATCGCGGCCAGGGCGGTCTCCGCCAGAGCAACGCTGGTCAGGCGCTGCTTGACCTTGCCGGTCAGGGCATAGGGCGTCAGCACCCGTTCCACCGGAATGGTGGTCTGCGGGGGCTGGAGCGGCTTGGTCATCGCCTCTTGCAGGTACTCCCAGATATCCGAGCGCCGGAAGCGCAGCAGCTTGGGGGTGATGCGTATGGCACGCAAGCGCTTATCGGCGACCAAATTGGAGATCGTCTGCGCCGACACCGGGTCATGCGATCCGCCCAACATACGCGCCACTTCCGTCGCGTCGATCAGGTCTTCCCAGGTATCTGGTGGATCTAATGTCATCATGGACATAAACACCTCCTATAGTCTCCTTTGGGTCTCTCGCCGCCATCATAGGGGATAACTAGACAAAATGCAATAGTCTACCGTGTACTTTACAAAAATGTTGTCCAGGCTTATAGTGGGGGCTAGCATGGATCTCGTGGATAGGATAGACTTAATATCACCAGATGGATCAAATAAGTCAGGAGTATGTCCTATGGATGATAAGTTCTTCAGCATCGCGTCCGTTCACCGCCAACGTTCGACAGGCGGTTCTTGGCAGCCACCGGAACGGCTGCTTGCGCTCGATCCCGGCGATACCACCGGGTGGGCGCTGTTTTTAGGGGGATCCCTCCACGATAAAGGCCAGATACCCGGCACCATCGCCGATATGACCAGGCTCTTCGATCTGCACCTCCCCACGCAGATCGTCTTCGAGGAGTATCGCATCTATCCCTGGAAGCTGGCAGAGCATGCCGGCTCGACCGTACCGACCCTGCGGCTCATCGGCGCCATTGAGACGTTATGCGAGCAACGCTCGATTCCATATTTAGTCCAATCGGCGCAAAGTGCCAAGGGGTTTATGACCGACGAGAAGCTGCGCGAGTGGAACTACTTCCCCAAAACGCTGCGCCACGCGGCCGACGCCGTGCGCCATGGCTGCTACGCTGTGCTCTTTAATCCAGGCATCGGCCTGGCAGCGTCATGAAAGTTGACATCCAGGCACTTCGAGACCGATATTCGAGAAAACCCTTCAGCAGCACCTGGGATTACTCGCCGCCTGGTTTCTTTATGCCGATGAGCGGCAGCTGGCTGGAACCGGCGTGCAGCTTGCCCGACGTGATAGTCGAGATCAATGGCTGGAAACTGCACTTCGAGCGTTGCCTGCCCAACGTGCAGCTCCTCATCCGCGCCTTGCAAGAGGCCAATCTCGATATTGACTGCCTGCTCGTAGAACTGGAGCGTGCCAATGCCGGATGACGAATGGTGCGGCTGTGACGCCGTATATTTCTGTCCACCACATCGCTTCCTAATGAGCGCCTTCTGGGTCCAGCTTGGCGCGTCCATGGTGGTCGTTGGGGGCCTGCTCTCCCTCTACGCCAATGTAGAATGGTTCGCCCTCTCAGCATTCTTTGGGGGATTCTATGTCCCCGGCTGGTGGATGAACCTGACCGATGATTTCCGCTCCCTGTCCAAGGAACTTTTGCATGACTAATCCCAATGTTGACGAGGTGCTCCATTCACAGGAGTGGCTCGACGAGGTGCGGCGTGCCGCACATGCCGGACGCTCGATGGTGCCCATTGCCGACCTGGCAACGAAGAAACCGAAGGGCGAGTGGAAGTGGCGCCAGGTGAAGGCACAGCCGGCCATCGAACTGATCGATGCCTTCCTGGGGCCAAAGGCGGCGCCGGGTGTCGGCGTGATCGGCGGCCTGGTATCTGGGGGCGGCTCGGAAGCGGAGCCCCTCTGGCTGGTGATCGTTGATTTCGATACGAAATACTCCGGCCCCGACCTGCCGGAGAAGTATCGGGAGCGGCTTGAGGCCCAGCTGCCCGGTGTCTGGGACAGGCTGCCACGCGAAAGCACCCCTTCGGGGGGCCTCCATGTCTATTTCCGCAGCCCGGTCGCCATTGGGTGCCCGGAGCTGGCCTGCGGCGCCGACGGCAAGCCCTGGATCGAGCTGCGGGGGGAGGGCGGCTACGCGGCCTGCGCGCCGACGGCAGGCTATACCTGGCAGAGCGGCGACCTGACGACGATCCCGGCCCTGAGCGCTGAGGAAGTCGATTGTCTCCTGGCGACCGCTACCAGCTTCACCCAGAAGGTAGCGGCCGACAAGAAGGCAGGCACCTATATCGAGAAGGAGGGCCTGCCCGGCACCGAATATGTCGCGCGCATGGAGTTCGACGAGGTGCTGGCCTATCTGGTGGAGCATGGCTGGCGCGTGGCACAGGAGGCAGGCTACGAGAACGTCTTCCTCACCCGCCCAGGCGACGACAAGCGGGACGGGGAGGTATCGGCCAACCTGCGACGCCTGGAGGAGGATGGCCCGCCCCTGCTCTACGTCTATACCTCATCGACGGAGTTCGAGGCGCAGACGGCCTATACCATCTTCGCCATCCGGGCCATTACGGAGTTTGATGGCGACTATCGGGCCTGCGCCAAAGCGCTGCGTTCAGAAGGCTACGGCTCGGAGGAAACAGAAAAGAAGAAGGCGAAACCCGACGATATGGCCCTGGCCAAAGCCTGGATCGAGGCTCGGCACAATACCGTCGCCAGGGACACCATGATACAGGGCTTGCGCACCTGGACCGGCACCCACTGGCATCTATGCGAAGAGGATGAAATCTCACGGCTTTTCGTCTCTACCAGCGAGGTGCTCCAGGCGGGCGGATGGCCCCGCAACCACAAGAAAATGCGTGACGTGTTTGCCTTGATTAAATGCAAATTAGATCGGTCGTTTACGATGGAAGAAGATAAGGTGCCGTTTGAGAATGGCATGCTCGATCACAAGACCATGACCTGGAGCGCGCACGATCCCCTCAACTACAACACCTATGCCATGCCGTTTGCCTATAAGCCAGCCCGTTTCCCGCTTATCTGGCGCTTCCTGCGGGAGACCATCCCCGATCCCATCGCACGTCGTGCCTATATGACCCATGTGGGGCTCGCCATGATCCGGGATATGCACCTCTACAAGATGGTGATCCTGTATGGCGGCAAGCGCTCCGGTAAGGGAACGTGTCTCAAGCTAGCGAATCTGGCCTGCGGGCAACAGCCGACAGACTACGCTGGGCAGACGATCTTTGACCGGGATCAGGAAGGGCTCTGGGCACGCGCGCGACACTGCGATAAGCGCATGGCCTGCCTGGATGAACTCCCCGTCGAAGCCCTCCAAAGTGAAGACCTCATCAAGACCATGGCGTCGCATGAGGGAGTGCCCACCAGGCCCCTGCGGGGTATGGAGATAAAGGACAACACCTGGCGCCCCAAGATGATGGCGTCCACCAACAACCGGCCACGCTTCGCCGACCCGTCGAGCGCGCTGCGTGAGCGGCTGCTGGTGATCGAATGTCCGAGCACGCATACCGATAGCCCGACGGAACTTGACCCCGCAAAGAAGGTAGACCTCTATCTGCTGGATAAGCTGCGCCCGGATGTTCCGGCCTTTGCCTCCATGTGCATGCTCTACGCGAAGCGGGCACTGGCCGTGCAGCATTACCCGGAGTCGAGGGCCATGCAGGTGATGCTCAACGCCATTACCAGTCGGGGCGACGCGCTGAAGTCCTGGCTGGAGGATTGCTGCGAGACCGGGCTCAGCAGCGAATCGTTTACGCCGACCAGTCTGCTCTATAAATCCTACGAGGGCTACTGCAAGGAGAACGGCTACAAGCAGCTCTCCAAGGGTCGGCTCTTGGATGCCATTCAGGTCATCTACCCGTTCCTCAAAGAGACCAAGCGGATGGCGCCGGTCTTTGACGCCTGGGGTTTGGAGAAGGAGGGCGTCGTGTCGCAGCAACGGGGCTTGGCGGGCATTGTGCTCACCAAACCGGCTGAAGAGGTCGTACTGGCGGCTATGGCGAGCTAGCGGGACAGATAATCGGCTGGAGGGACAAGGCGGGACAGAAGCGTGAGGGCTTCTGTCCCGCTCTTTTATGTCAAGTACCAGAGAGAGGTATATGTCTTTTCGCCTTTGCGGGACAGGAGGGACAGATATATATAGTTATTAGATACATATACACATTAAAAAGGGCATTTACGGGATCACGTAAAAGCCTTTTAGGGGAAACCGAAAAAACAAAATATATACATATAGAGAATCACAAGCTGAAAACTGTCCCGCTGTCCCGCTGCTGTCCCGCCAGCTTGCGGGTTCCGGGCATTTTCCTCTGGTACTTAACATAATAAAGAGGAGAGGGACGCAAAATCAGCGGGACAGATCTGTCCCGCCAACTCTTTCGGCATCGCTCGCAGGCTCTTTTGCCTCCAAATGGACCAAACGATGCTTGACATCGCGTCGTGGATGGCGCATAGTGTGGTAGACGACGCCAGCGCAAGCGTGGCGGGCGGAGTGACCAAGAATGGTATCCTCCGGCATCCAAAGCGCCGTCAGAGGCAAAGATCGCGCTATGGCCCACTACAGCGCGTTATATGGCAAAGGGGGAAAAGCGATGAGCATGCGACGACCAACCACAACAGCTATTCTAAGTCGAGATGCGTGGTGTGCGAGGGCGTATGAGCTATTGCCGGTCTTCGAGCGCGATATGGTGCGGACGGCTGCCGAGTTCTATGGGCGGCCGGCCTATGCGCTGCTGGGTGAAGCGATGGCGCTGCTCGGCGATAAGTTGGATAGCGACCTGCAACGGGCTGAAGGAGGAAAACACTAATTGGACGCAGAGACAAAGCAGAGAGTGGTAGCCTATTGGGCCGACGAAGGCGTGGACGAATACGTGATTCACGGCAAAGCCTGCATCTTTGACATGTGTGACTTCGCCGTCAGCGCGTGTCAGCTGGATCTTGACATCGACGACCCGGAGCTACGGCGTTTGGCGATGGCGCAGGCCAAGGACTGGGGCGTGGGGTGGTGCGAATGACTGAAGAAACATTGGAGGTGCGGGAAATACGAGTGCTGCGGGGAGAGGTTCGCCATCTGAAAGCGGCGCTGTCTCTCGCGCACTACGCCATCTGGTCAAAAGACTTTGACATCGGCGAGGAGATGCCGGACCTGGCCGACGCCATGCGGGACGTTGGCATGAACCCAGCGAACGGAGACTGGACAGCATGAGACAGCAAACTTGGTGGGATCAGAAAGAGGCCGATGCCGCGCGGGAAGAGGCAGAAAAGAGGCGCTTGGAGCGCATAGCAACCCTGGTGGCCGATCTGGAAATCAGCGAGAAGCTGGCTACCTATCTGGTGAACCAGGAGCTGTTAGTCAGCATTGGTCTGCAAAGCCTGGACCGGCGTACAGCTGGGATGGTGATAATCGGATGAGGCCGCTCCAAACCGAAGCCATTGAGAATCATCATCCCCTGGCGCAGCGCCTGTATACGGCGCTGCTGCATGTGCAGGGGGCGCAGGGAGCTAACTCGCGCGGCGCGTGGCTGCGCGACGTGATGGATGCGGCCAGGGAAGAGGATGTCTGGGACTGCGAGTATCGCATGGCGCAGCTGGTCAGCACCGGCCTGGTCACGATTGACGGCGACCTCTATAGGCCGGAAACGCTGTTTTCGGTGGTGAGGGCGTAGCAATGATGTTAAAAGAAACGCGGGAGTGGAATCAACAACGCGATGCGCGAACGCATACCAGCATGCTGAATGCACTGGAGCAAGATGTGATTCGGCAGCGCATGCAAGGGAAAACGCTTGAGGCCGTCGGCCTTACGCAGGGAAGGAGCGCGGAGCGGATACGCCAAATGGAGGCCAAAGCGCTCCGCAAGCTCTCCCGCCATAAGGACAGCCCTCTTCCAGAGGATAGCGAGTTTATGCCGTATTATAGGCAGAAGAGGGGCTAGATGAGCGAGGAACAACTGGCGCCCTGGCGCGCATTGATCGACCACGAGATTCTGGTCACGACGAATGGCGAAAGCTGTGCCGGCACGCTGATGGAAGTTGACACCGCCTGGAGACCGGGAGAGGTATGGCTGGTCTTCGACTGGGGGATGGCCATGCTGCTGAGCGAGACGACTACCTGGGAGCCTTATGACCAAGAAATACTCCGTACATCTCTTTAGGGTCGTCTACGAGGGCATTACGATTCACGATGTGGAGACCGACAGTCCTGAGCAGGCCCGGAGGTTCGTCGAGCGCTTCCAGGCGCATGAAGACGACGACAAATGGCATCGGGAGCCAACCAAAGCACGAGCGACAGAGGTAAGAGAGCAGAAGGAGGAACACTATGACAAGGGGAAATCTCATTGACCAGGCCGGAGCCTATCTCGGCCAATACCTCTACTACTGGTCTGCGGATAACGTCGATCAGGAAGATCCCATTCGCAATACGCTGGCCGATATGAATACGTCCGGCTGGGACAACTTTCTCTGGCAGGATGCGCCGCAGGAATTACAGCACGAGCACTTCTCCGGCGAGGAGACGGAGCGCATCGTGGTGCTGGCCGTCATCGCATTAGAACACCGACTGGCACAGCTTACCGATCCCGCTTTGCACGCCGGGACGAACGCGACGGAGATTCGCCGTATCCTGAAGCATCACACAGATGGAAGCTGACGCCATGCGCCCACAGGTGCCCCCAATCGAAGCTATCCTGGCTGAGGTCTATAATCCCGTCCTCTTCCGGCGCTGGGTGGAGAGCAAGCCGGAGAAACATCGTTTCCAGCGCGGGCCGTTGGGCATGCCAACGGCGCTCTATGAGTACATGCTGGAGACGTGTGGTTGGCTAGCAGCTGAGGCGTTTAATGATAGCGTGTATGCAAGCCGCCTGGATACGCCAAGAGCCTGGGATGATTTTCTCTGTGAAGATCTGCTGTGGTCGGAAATCAATATCACACGCGATGAGATGCTGGCCGGACTCGCTTCTGCATGCGCCCAAAGTTGCAACCTGACAACCTCAACCCCCAGTATGGAAACAGAAGGCGCGACGACTGACGACGCGCTAAGAGAAGAGGAGGTCTACGCACATGGATGAAGATGCACAGACACCGGAGACTGCCGCAAAGCGTGTACAGGCGGCGTTAGAGCTGCACAGCCCTACATTTATGCAGATGTTTCCTAACGACCGTGATTGTGCGGCGGCTGACCTCATCACCGACGTGTTGCATTGGTGCCAGGTTCATAATATGGACACCGAGCGCGTGCTTCGGCTAGCGCGTGAGAATTATGAATATGAGCAGGAGAACGCACATGGATGAGAATGGCAACGTACTGACCAACGAGGGGCGTGCCCGCTCTGTTATCACCGCCCTGGAAGCCTTCGCGCAGCATGCGTATGGTGGCCAGTCATTGAATGAGGTTTCCGACGACAGCGAGTTGGAATCCCTGGCGACCGACCTGATCGCCAACATCATGCACTGGTGTGACACCAAGAACATTTCGCCGGAAGATGTCGTGGAGCGCGCCGAACGCCATTACGACGCCGAGTGGGCTGAGGAGAACACAAATGGCTAGACAACTTAAACCCCAGAAGGTGGAGACGCTCCGGCATATCCTCTACGGCGAGGTGGAGCTATTCCTGGACCGCAACGACCTGCACTTCTTCGCCACCATAGCCGGTGTCAAGATTGACGCGCGCAGCATCGACGACCTAATGAAAGAGGTGCGCGCCGAGCTGGACCGCATGGACGACCTGGAATGGGTGCCGGTGATTAAAGTCGATAAACCGTATGACCATTCCGGCCAGAAGAACCGGGCTATAGCCTTTCAGTTCAAGCGCTTCTACGTGGCCAAAGTGCCGCATGGCGGCTATCGGGAGAGCGGCTGGGAGGTTCGCTGGCCGCATGAGAAGGCGGATAGCCGGACAAAACATTCGTCGATATTTTACTGGAACGAGGAGAAGAGCGGCCCCTTCGCTCCGCCCTGCAATCCCTTTTATGAACACACGTACAAGCCGGAAGTGAACGCATCCGTCATCTACCTGCCCTATAGCGATGAGACCTGGCTGGCGCTCGAACAACTGGCAGCCCTGGTCGCCACGCTGAAGGAGCGCCTTGAGAGTCTGCTCTTCATCCCGGCGCAATCTGTCAACCTGGCGCAAGCTGTCTCTGGCATCAAGCTGCTCGGCATGGGTGGACAGGAGTCCGATGAAGCGTAAAACGGCCCTCTATGCGGCCCTGGTCTTCCTGGCTGCGTTCACCTGCCCCTGGCTTCCTGATTCTCTGAGCGCGCCCACATCGTCGAGGCCGTCCGTGTATATCGTCACGGTGGTGCCGGATCGGGTATCGGTTGATGATGCCCTGCGCGGTCAGGAGATCCTCCGGGCGTGGCTTCAGACGGATGTAGCGCAACATTGGCATCTGCTGCCGGTGCCGATTATCGTCGTGCTGACGGCTGACAAGGGCGATTATCACACGCAGGAAAACGGTATGCCGATTGCCTATGTGGCGATCAATCCTGCGGCCCTACCAGATTCTTGGCTCCTGGCGGCGAGCCATGAGGTAGTGGAATCCACCGTCGATCCGCAGATGAGCAGCGCGTTCCCGGAGACCATCAATGGCAGCCCCGTCAACGTGGTGGGCGAGGTCGCCGATCCCACCGGCCCCTCAGAAGACGGCTTCGCCTACAACGGCTCGAAGTATTGGCTCTCTGACTACGCGTACCCTGCCTGGTACAACGTGCTGGCCGCGCCGCCTTACGACCGGGTAGGCGCGCTGAAAGTTCCGCTCCTTCCGGCGCTGGGTGGGCAGATGCAGTTCTATGGTATCCCGACCGGCGACTTCATCCGCACGGCTGCCGGTATCAGCCCAGCCTGAAAGTTGATCGCTGACAACGCAAGGCCCATGCTGGAAATGTAGCCGAAAGGAGAGGAAATGAACGACGAAGAATGGCAGTTTTGTTTGCAGCAGACTGCACGAGTGAGCGCCCAGGCTGACGCCATGCAGATGATGGCCGGCGAGATCCGGCGTCTGCGCGAGCAGGTTGAGAGTTTGACCGACTTCCAGCAGATGGCGTTCCGCCAACAGGATGAGCAGACGCGTCGTAGCCATGAGGTGTTTGGCGACATGCTCCATCTCGCGCTCGACGGGAGGCTGTCATGAGCGCTGACCGTGACCTGACCCTGCTGGCCGATGCCGCCTATGCTGACCTGCTGGTCATCCACTGCGAGTATTGCGACGGCGACCGCACGAACTATGTGGCGGCTGAAGACCCGGACCACAACACTGCCTCAGAACTGGCCCTGTGTGCGGTCAATGCAGGCTGGCGCACGCACCCCATCGACGGGGGCGCCATCTGCAAGCGCTGCTACACGCGCCTGGTGCGCTGTATCGACTGCCGCACTACGCAGTCCGACGTATGGCACTACACCGAAGACGAGCTGCCGAGCCTGCTCTGCCACACCTGCTTCCAGAATGAGGCATATGAGGGCGCGCTGCCTCCATCGACGCCTGACCAGGACGACATGGAGACCCAGCAGCAGGAGTTCTATGGCACCTATTACGAAAGGGAGATGCTATGAATGCAGCGACGGACGTTCTGGCGCAGGCCGTAGCAACCGATCTAAGCACAGAGATGCCGACGGAGCTACTGCGGACCATCCACCGGGTTCGATGCGGCACCGAGCATATCTCTGCTCTGTCTCGCCAGTTGGTGTCAAACTACGAGGATCTGGAGTATGGGCGAACGGCGCTGTATCTCCTGACGGAGGCCCTGAAGACGGTGGACATGAACATCATTTATGCCCAGCTTGATGTGGCCGACTACCCTAACTGTCTTGCCGACTGGGGGGACGCATGATCGGCCCGCTCACCGAAGACGACTACGAGGAGTACGCTCCCGGCAAAGGCAGAGTCTACGTCTACCGCAATCTTCGGCAGGACTGCTGGAGCGTCAAGGCCCTGACCGGCACTCGGAGCGGGAGAGTCATCGCGCATATGCGGACGTTTCATATCTATGGCCCTCTTGCCTTCCGCGTCTCCGAAGCTGGCCGACAGCGCGTGCTGCGTACTGGACGAAAGTCAGTCCATGCGGGTATCGTGGGCCATCTGGCCTACCTCACGTCCGCGCTGCATCAAAGCGAGGCGCACTGCCGCTACAACCCCCGTACACAGGAGCACTTCACCAATCTGGATGGGCGCGAGCTTGTGGGCGGGCATATCGCGCTCTTCCATCTGACGGGCGTCAAGATACTCGAACCCATCTATCGCGAAAGTTGCACCCCCACAACCTGATCCCCCAACATGGAATCCAGGGGCGAGCGGTTCGCCCCACAGGAAAGGAAGCGACATGGATTACTACGACTACAGGCAGGCAGCAACCGGCTCTCTCGTGGAGTGGATCATCGAGCTGCGTGAGCGTGTCGCGCTTGGCGATGAGACGGAGCATGATCGGGATGTCCTGCGTGTGCTGGATGAGAACCTGGCATGGCTGGGCCATGCCGATGTCGATGAGCACTACGGCGCGTTCGGCAACATTACTGACGCTCTGCTGCCCCACTATGAACATAGCCGGACCATGGTCGAGCGTCTGGCGATCTCTTCCATTACGTTGCACTTCGATATGGCCGACTGGGATGTGGTGCGCGCCAAGCTGGCGGAATACGATCAGGTGCGCGCCGACCAGGACAAAATGGATGCCGTAGAGGCGCAGATTAGGGAAGAGGGGCGATGATCAAGAACCTTCGCGACCTGGCATCGGCGCTGGGCATCGACCCGCAGGATGCTACGGAGAGCTACCCGCTTGAACAACGTATCGAGCGCGTTGTGTACAAGTCCACCGATTGCGGCGCCTGGATCTCGTTCGATCCGCTCACGATCCCCATCGAAGAGCGCATCACGTTCACCGTAGATTGTCGTGATTGTATTGGAGGTCCGGTCGCTGTTCAGTGGCGGCGAGGCCGTTATGGAAAATGGCGTGGGATGGACGCGCCGGAGACGCCGGAGGATCTGGTCTTCTACTTCAGCGCGTCGTCTCCCGTCTGGTTTGGTCCGACCAAAGCACTGCTCAGGCTGCCGGAAGAACTTGGTATGAGCATGGCTGAGGTGCGCGCCTCTGCGGTAGTAGAATTGTGGTCTCCTCCTCACCTTGGTAAGCATCTCTGCACGGTGAACATACTCATTCACTCCTCCTTGAAGCGAGCTGGGATTACCGTCGGCTCCATCGTCGAGGGCAGTGATGCCTGCTGTACGCCACACGATCTGGCCTATCCCTTCTCAGAGGACGAGTTCTACGCAGCGCTTCAGTCTATTGAGGATGAGGCGCAAGAGATATGGGAGGAGGCAAATCCAGATGATCGGTAAGCTCTCTGTCAAACGCGACCTGGCGATCTGCCGTTGGCGTGTCGAGTGCTCAATCTGCGGCATCGAGGAAGAGGATTACATGGGCGGTATGCCGTCTGACTTCCTACGTGACCTGGAGCGTCGAGGCTGGCGGCTGACGGATTCGGAGTTCTTCGGTCAGGTTGGTGTCGCGTGCGGTGACTGTATTGCCGACCCGGAGAACGACTTGGTGCCGTGTAATTACGTACCGAATAAGCACGGACCCGGCATGCTGATTCTCCGTGCCGTTCGAGCCAAGCGCAGGGCTGAGGCTCTCAACAATGAAGCCTCGTGAGAAGCTGGCTGCCCTGCTGCGAGAACATGGTATCCAGGTCGAGGCCGACGAGCTTCGAGCAAACACAGGCTACTGGAGCCACGCCCAGCAGGACTGCTACCGGTGGGAATGCTTTTTATCCACTGCTGGTGAAGGATTCACATTCAACGGCCATGTGTTTATACCAGGGGAAAGCATCCATCTCACTTCCTGGGACACCATGACGGAGTGCGCAAGGAGGGGAATAGTCTTAGGCAACTATGAACGCGATCTCTATTTCCAGATTGAAGTGAGCGCTAAGCCAAGGAGGCAACCATGAGAAACAAGCCCTATCGTCCTGGCCAGTACGACTACATCACTCGCGCCCATGAGCGCGCCCATTCCTTCGCTGCTCAGCAGGCCGAGCAAAAGGCCATCGCAGCCCTAGAGGCGCTGGTCGCGCCTCCCCCAAAGAAGGCTCGCGCCCGCAAGCTGACACAAGCCGACCTGGCGCTGGCTGGCACGCTGGCTCTGGCCGCTACCGCATTACCTGTCCGCAAGCCTCGCGCACGCAAGCCGAAGACCCTGGAGGCGACCGATGAGCAAGCTGGCTGAGTTCATCGCTAGTCACCAGATAGAGGTGATCGGCGCGAAGCATGTGGACCTTCCGCCTGAAGCCCTGCGCGGCAACCTGGAAGATAAGGAGACCTGGAGCGATCCAGACTATGATGCCTTCAAGTGGGTTCAGGTTGTCCTCCGGCGCGGCGATACCAAGGGGCGTTTGACGGTCACGTTGTATCGAGCCGATATTGGAAGCGATGGTGGGCCGGATTTCGTCGAGCATGTGCTCTATCAAGTCCTGGAGCGCTGGCGTGAGTATCCCGGCACTGGGTTTGAGGACTGGTGCCAGCAGATGAACTACGACAGCGATAGCCGTAAGGTCGAGCGTCGCTACCGCTACTACTGCGACCAGGCCAAGCGTGTGAGCCAGTGGTTCAGGGGTGCTTACTGGGAGAAGGCTGCATGCGCCAATGATTTTCCGTGGCGCAAGAATATCGACGTGACCGACGAAGTGCAGTATTACGATTTGCCATACAACTGAAACTTGACGCCCTACAACATCTACGCCCAGTATGGAAGCTGTAGGGAAGGAGGTCACACATGAGCAAGAAGACGTTTCGAGTACAGGTTTCCATAGAGGCTGTAGAGTTCGGCCACGTCTATATCGAGGCCGATTCGCCGGAGGAGGCGCAAACCTTAGCGCTGTCGGGCGACGAGGAGATTACTTGGGGGGACTGTGATCCCACGCATGTCGGCGTGCTGATGCTCGACGCGGTAGAGGAGGTGAATGATGAGTCCTAACGAGGAGATGATTGCCCTTGACCGGGCAGCATTTGTCAGAATGGCCCATTTTAGCGATGAGGAGGCGGTCGCTCAACATACCATCGACGTGCTGGGGCCTGCCCCCGATGGCTCTTATCTGGTGGAGGAGTGGACCAACGACGACGAGGATCATGGCTATCCGAATGAGGAAGCCTCCTGGTATGCCGTGTATCCAACCTTGAAGGCGACGATCAAGCATTGCGGCGTGAGCCGCATAGGCGTGAGCGGCGTGCAAGTCACCGTCTCGCTGAATGGCAAGCGCATCACCGATGAGATTGAGTACCGGGCGCCGAACGATCCGCTCGTGCGTATCGAGCGCTTCAAGCAGGCAACCAACGATATTCTGATGGACGTGAGCGCCGACCCTAGAGACCTGTTGGCGGCTGTGCTGGCTGCCGTGCAACTGCTGGAGGGCGAGGATGGCTAAACAGTCCTGCGCACAGGTGGTCCGAGCCAAAGTGGTCAAGGAGATGAAGCAGCGGGGAGAGATTCTCTCGTGTACAGAGGTGCATCGGTATGCAACGAGGCGGAACGATTGCGGTATTCGCTTCGGCTATTACCTCACGGTTGGCGGCTACGAGCGGGGCATCTGGGGCTTTCCTGACTTCTCCGTGCTGGTCTACTACGATAAGCCGCTTGATGAGCATGAGCAGCAGAGCAGCGTACCCCATCGTTACTTATCCTCACGCATTACCGCCTACAGTCATTAAGGAGACCTAGTAATGCAAGCGCAGAAGATTCGCGCCAAGATGGTGCGCGAGATGCAAAAGCAGGGTCAGCCGCTCTCTATCGCTGAGGCCAATCAAATCGCGCTCCAGGAAGATGGCTATCTCTACGCGCACTTTACAACGGGCACGCTATGGAATCGCGGCGCATGGGGATTCCCTGACTGCTCCGTCCTGACGTATAATGCGCAGCCGCTATCTGCCTGGTACGAGCAGATTCGCGGCCTGGAGACTCTGGTCACAAAGGAGCGCAAGAATCTCTCAAAACGCGTGAAAGCCTACGCCATCTAGCGAAAGTTGCGCCCTGACCACTTCAAGGCCCAGCATGGTAACTGTCGAGGGGAGCACGCTTGAAGGAGCGGTTCCTCTCAGGACTCCCCTCGACGCAGTTAAAGGAGCACGTCATGAAGCGATACCGGGTGGAGATCAAGGAGACGATTGTCCGAACGGGGTTTTTTGAGCTAGAGGTGCCCGACGACTATGATGCCGGTGACGCCCATGATCTGGCAATGGAGACGGACGGTAACAGTGATCCTGGTACTACCTGGAGCGAAGAGGATTGTACGTACTTCGGTGTCGAGGGGGTCAGCCTGCTGGAGCCTGCATCTTACGACATGTATCCCTGCCTGAAGTGGGAGGAATAGCATGCACGACATCATGGTGCCACACGATGAATCGCTCTCGCGCCAGCAGCGTATCGAAGAGCTTGAGGAGCTTCGCGGCACGTTTGCGGACGGCCATACCGACGACGATGTAGATTCCGTCCTGGCCGACATCGAGCGCCTGACTGGCCTGGAGTGCCGGGTAGTCTGGGACTTCGAGGACATGTGGGGGATTGGTGGCGACAGCGAACTGTTCTGCTACAAGGAATCGACCAGGACGTTGTGGGAGGTGCCATCGGCACTCAACGATTTCCTCTATGACCCTGAAGCTGGGGCCGATGTGGACGCCGCAGACCTGCTCTATCTGGTGCCAGGGAAGTATGTGCGACGAGCGCCCAGCCATAGCTGTGGCTACAACCTTATGCGCCGACACGCGCCAAACAGTGATTTAGGCTGAGAGAAGAGGACGAGAATGATAGCTGAAGTGTTGCTCAAGATACCTGAGAAGCGCATCGTGGACCTGCTCTGCTGCGCCTACGAGGGGGGTTCGCACTACTGGTCTAGCGGTGATCGCCGTCCCTACACCATTGATGGCGACACGCTTCGCCTGCCGGTGACGGTCTTCGAGGAGGATGATTTCCAGAAGACCCCGCATACGCTCGATTTCGCTGCCATTCAGCGCGGCTTCCAGGTGATGGCTGAGAAGTATCCCTGGCATCTCGCGCACTTCCTGGAAGAGAACGAGGACGCTGAGACCGGCGATGTGTTCCTCCAATGTGCGGTATTGGGAGAAATTGTTTATGGCTAAGTTCTTTGTCAAGTTTCTCAAGAAGGAAGTCAGCATCGGCATTCTGGAGGTGGAGGCCGATAGCGCGCAAGCCCTACGCGAACGGCTGGGTGCATGGGCCGGAGCGATGGCTGAGGAATGCGACTGGTATCGCATGAACCTGGATGATGAGATTTATGCTGAGCACATTACCGACGAGGCAGGGGAGAGCTACTCGACATGATGATGCGACGTGTGCTTGATGGCCTGTACGCCGATGACAGTGAGTACGGCTCTCCCGAAGAAATGGATGCCTTCATCGCAGCGCATCCTGCCCTGGAGAGTGAACTACGCGAGGTAGCTTTGCGGCTGGGGCGTCTGACAGATGCTTGCTTGCAACTCAAGTATTTTCCTCCGGGCTGCGAGGGGGAATACGATCCGGGCGCGTTCGAGGTGGTAGTCGATATGCCGATTGCGGAGGGCAAAGAAGACTTACGCGATACCGACTTCGATTCCTACCTGTCGCTTGTGGGAGATCTTTATCTGGATTTTGAGTGCGAGCTAGTGTCTACGCGATTGAAGGCGCTGGGTTTGCCCGTCGAGGCATGCTGCTACGTCTACTACTAAATCGAAAGTTGACGGGTGTCGCCTTCCAGGCCCAGAGTAGGGAATGTGAGGCGACGCCGACGGGGCGACGCGAACAAGCAAGGAGCAACGACTATGTTAGCGGTAGCCAAGCAGCAGAACTTCGCTTACTGGGGTGACAGGGCGGACTGGTTGATCGTGATAGGCAAGCATCGGGACAGCGAGGCGTTAGGGCGCTCGAACTTCCGGGTGGTCCATGCGGATCTTCTTAAACGCTTCCCGGAGTCAATCGCAATCGAGGAAGCAGGGCATGATCTCGTCGGCTGGGTTGAGACGGTGTTGGTGGACCCGGCGAATACGGAAGCCGTCGAAGCCGCGCAGGAGTGGCAGGAATATCTTGATGACCACATCTATGCGGATGAAGACGACTTCTCGAACGAGGAGTGGGAAGAGACGCTGGAAACCATCGAGGCTATCCGGCACGAGGTCGAGCGTTCCGATCATACCCCGCTCCCTGAGCACTGGGAATCACCGAATGGCTACAGCTACACGCATACTTGCGCGAAGTGCGGGCAGGTGATTGAGTTCTCCAGCGATACGGGTAACTGGGATGTCCCTTATGGGTGCGTGGAGGATGAGTCATGAACGGCTGGCGATTCTATCTTGAGCACGAGACGGCGCAAGACAAGCGCAAGGGCAAGCACACCGGCAACGTGGTCGCTATACCAGTGACGGAACACGGCACCCCAGACCGCAATCATTGCTTCTGGAATGATCAAACCTACTTTATCGAGTGCGTTGCGGCTGTACTCTTTCACGCCGATAGTCCTGCGTGTGGTTGCTCCGTCAGCGTAGATTGGCTACGCGACGTGTGTAAGCGGATCTCCGAACAGCAAGCGCGAGAGATCCACCCTGAGTTGTTTAAGCGTCTGGAGGCAACATCATGAATAGATTTCCTTACGAGCCCATCACTGAAGGCGCTTACTACAACGACGACCGGGAGGCGGCTGCGATAGCCGCTCTCCTGAAGCACTCAGAGATGATGAAGGGGTTTATCGAGGATATGACCCCAGAGCGCCCCTACCGCAAGATTCGGCTGGTGGATCTCGATTACCTCAGCCATGGCTCGACCTTTCTCTTGCGAGCCTTCTTCTCGATGCGAAGCGGCGATCCTATCCGCCTGGAGGATGCCTGCTGCCTGGATCTGACTAATCGCCATGCGTTCATGTCGATGTTGGATGCCTGGTTGGGGACAAACACATGAGCAAGCTAGTGCTAGGAGGGCGTATTTTCGTCCTGTTGCGGGGTGCTTGGGGCTGTGACGGTGCGGGTGCTCGCCAGGTGCGTGAAGATCTCAAGGCCGCTCTGGATTATGCAGATAGGTTTCGCGAGAGCGGGCAGGAGGACGACGGTATTCTTGACGGCATGCACGCGCATCTGGCAAACACCGCCTGTGCTTTGCTGAAGCTGCCGTACACGCAACCATATCAACTGATCGCTGTCCTACAAACCATGGCCGAAATCAAGGACTATGCCTGGAATGTTGACGGGGAACAACAGTAAGGCTCAGAGTAAGTGATGTCGGGGCGGCAACGAGTCGCCCCTGAGTAAAGAGGGAAGCGCGTTATGAGCCCAGAGACGCACTTTGTAGGTTACATCCACAACAAGTACGGCGAGCTAGTCCATTCCACCCGCATTGTATCGTGGGGCGACCCAGACGCGGAGAAGAAGCTGGTCGAGTGGTGGCTTCTGAGCCTTGAGACGCATCCGGTGGAGTTTGGCTACGAGATCACCTTTCAAGAGGAGACTATCCGGCCTATGCCTCTCTCTGAGATGGCGAGCATCTACTTGCGGCTAACGGAGAACGAAAATGACGGCAATTAGCTACGCGGCCTACAAGCGCGCACGTCGCCCGGACGGCGATCACATTCCCACAGCCAAGCATGCTCTAGATGGTATCCGGCATCGAGCGCGAATTGATGCGCTGCTCGAAGACCTGGACGATCATGGGCGCATGGAGCGCGACGGCTTTCAGATCAAGGTGAAAGTTGACTACGAGGAGTACCCGGAGCCTGACGAGTGTTGTGGTGATTTCTCCGACACATGGCAGCCTGGAAGTCTGGTAAATCCTAAGCATCATGCAGAAGGAGGTTATAGTAGCTGGCGCAGTTGGGAAAGCCATGCGCCTTATCACTACAGCCCGAATTGCGAGGGCATAGCCAAGTACGCCTCCGAACGGGGTTATGCGCGCCACCAGGCATGGCTACAGGAGCAACGCGCCAGACGGCGCGATATGGAATACTGCGCCGGAGATCGCGAAGCCAGTTACTACTACGTGACAGTCACAGCCAGTCGCGCCGGGATCGAGCTTGGCTATGACAGCCTACACAACATCGAGGCCGAAGGTGCAGACGATCCTTACATCCGCGAGATAATCGCGGAGCTAATCCCGGAAGCCATCGACAGTGCAAATAAAGCACTGCACGCCCTGTGTGCGACGGCCTAACGAGAGGACAGGAAGCCATGCGTGAACATCGACGGCGCGAGCGGCAACGTCAACGCGCCTCGCGCCAGCAATACAAGAACTGGCACGAGTCTGGACCGAAAGTTGTAGATCACCCCCTGTACACTGCCGTACTCCGGTCGCAAATCAACGCTGAGGGCATCAGGGGTGCGTACTACCACCTGGATCAGACATACGAGCGTTTCACCCAGAACATGTATTACCTGGCTGAATACGACGCCGAAGCATACCAGATGGTGTGCGATGGTCTGAAACGGCTGCGTGACGCCGCGATGGTACAGATCGAGGGGCTGGAGCAGCAACAGCGCGCTTTTACGCGGCACCTCCAGAATGCTCTGCACAATTACGAGTCTTTGCTGAAAGTTGCATCCCGACAACGCAAGGCCAATAGTTGAGAGTGTCAGGGCGAGGCGAACGAGTCACCGCCCACTATACGAGAGGATGAGGACCATGGAGCAGGCATACCGCACAGTTGTAATCGACGGCGACGAGCAGGAGCTAGGCACTGACGAGTATGGGGAGCCGGTACTGCCAGACCGTGTGCAGATTCGCTTCCCCTACGCCGAAGAGGGTATCGACTATCCAGAGGACGAGGACGAGGACGAGGACGAGGACGAGGACGGCGAAGAGCGCGCCCCTAAGCAGCGCCCGCTAGACTGGGCCAACAATGCAAGCGTCAGCCTGGACGAGGACGACGACGCAATACACGTCCTGATCAGCGTGGGCGACCCCAGAGGCGCATTCTGCATGACCATTCGTCGCCTGCCTGATGGCACCCTGATTATGCACCTACCCTACCCGGAGCAAGGCATGCTCCATGCGCCCCTCAAGGAGCTACACAAGGGCACCTACCAGATCGGCTAGTCGCGCTGCAAGAATGGGAGCCAGACCTAACACTGGCTCCCTCACCTGAAGGGATAGGACGATGGAAGACGTAGAGTTTACACTGACAATCGAGCTTGGCAATGACATGATGCGGACGGGTCGAGACGTGGCGCGCACACTGCGCGAGGTAGCCAGACGGCTGGAGGCGGACTACGCTGGCTCTCTCCTGCCCCATAGGGTGGCATGTACGCCGAAGCCTGGAGGCTTGCAGCATACAAGCTACATCGAGCGGCCATTGTTTCATACGGAGTCTTTGCGCGATGTCAACGGCAACCGGATAGGCTCTTTCGCCGTCAAGCCTGTAGGAGAGTAGGACAATGGCAAAGACAGAATGGTATCAGGCGATGATCTTCTGGCCGGAGCATATGAACGTCAGCGGATACGCACGAGCTTACAGCAGCGAAGGATCGGGAGCCGATCTGCACTCTGTAGCAGAGTTCTTTGCCTACAACGCAAGAGAGCGCGGCATGTCAAGAGAGAACGGCTTTCAGTATAAGGTCTGGCTCTGCACTAAGGAGCCGGTAGACATCGAAACGCTGCCAGAGCCTACACCCTATGTTGAAGAGGAAGACGAGGAGTAAAGAAAATGGCAAAGCTCGCCACACGCCACGAGGGCGCTAGTCGCCAACATGCACTATCCTTCATCACTGGTCGAGACTGGCCGCACGATTACGGCCTGGACAACAGCCCGGAGCCGTTTGTCTCCGTCTGGATGATGACGGATCTTGCGCCCAATGTTGACGGGATGCAACGGAAGCCTCAGTATGGGGAATGTGAGGCGCGAACGACGCGCCGCTAGTCAAACAGGAGTACAGCACAATGGACGCCTACCAGGAGCCCTACGCCATCACCGCCCAAGACATCGCACGGCTCAAGACATGCGATAGAGCGATCTTCCGGTATGACCGGGACAAGAACGAATCTTATGTCGAAGCCTACAAGGAGGCGGACGACAAGAACCCATGGGAGCAACGCCATCGCATTAACGTAGTAACCGCTACGCGTTGCTATCAGGGGGATCTAGGCGACGACTATGGATGCTACGAGGTGTACGCTGCTGTGGATTCCGTCACCCGCTACAAGTACGACGATCTGGGAACGCTCGGCGCGCTGATTGATTTGCTCAAGGTGGGCGACAAGCTAACGGTCGAGTACATGGCCGGGAACAACAACCAGCTTCTTAACGATGCGTCACTGCATCATGACATGCTGTACCTAATCATCACGCGTGGCACGGCTGAGAAGCCCAAGCGTATGCGGTTTATCGTAGACTCCCGCATCAGCCTGGACAACAGCGCCAGAATGTGCAAGGTCCGCCGACATATCGTCTGAATGTTGCACCCAGTAAACCGATAGCCCATAGTAGGAAGTGCGGCACGAACGGATGCCGCACTTAGTCGGAAGGAACGCGAACATGGCATCTGTGATTGCCAGCCCAGAACGAGCGGCCAAGATAGCGAAAGCTATCGGCGGCGAATGGTCCGCAGAGGATATGTACTCATGGCCTGAAGCCTACGGCTTCGCGTGCAGCCTGATGGACGGCGAACGGCTCGCCGCTGACAAGGCGGCTGAGGTACTCCGCCGATGGTCACTTGCCATCGTCAAGGCGGCTACCCCCATAGCGCCGGTTACACTGGCCGATTACGCGGATGCGCCATCGACGCCAGCCATCGAGACAACCCGCACAGTAGCGCAAGGCTACTACACCGTCGCCTTTCCCGATGGAAGCCATGTCACATTGCGGGTCCGCCAGTGGAACGGCAAGGCATCCGGCCACATGGTCTTGAGCTATCTCTCAGGATCAAACAATGAGCAGGACTACACCGGCATGGGCGATATCCAGCCTAATGGCACGCTACGCTACTGGCGCAACTATGCGAACGGCTACGAGCGGCAAAAGGCGGCAGTCGCTATCCTGTTCGGCGCGACAAGCGAGGAGCTAGCCAAGTACGGCGAGGCATACGCCATGGAGTCTGGGCAGTGCTGCCGATGTGGACGCACGCTGACTGTACCGGCGAGCTTGAACAGGGGCATGGGGCCAGAGTGCGCGAAGAAGTAGATCGAATGTTGACAGGGAGCCACATTGGATGGCTCCCTCTGGTAGAAGGAGAACGGCCATGGTGCGACGGACACAGCTACAACCCGGCGACGTGGTGATCGTTGGTGCCGATGTGGAAGCCTATTACTCCGGTTATGCTGGCAATCCCACGCAATGGCTCCGCAAGGGCCAGACGGCACGCGTCATAAACCCGGACGTACCGCCAGTGAGGGGCAATCGACATTGCTTTGTATTGGTGGAGTTCGACGGCGCGACATACGGCAGTGTCGAGCATCCCTACACGACATGGCGCGCAAGCCTCTATCCCGAACAGATAGCACGCAAGGCATAATCGAATGTTGACGGCATGCGCCTTACACCCCCAGTATGGGGAATGTGAGGCGCACCGAACGACGGAGCGCGAGACGCAAGAAGGAGCACACACCATGGCCGCCATCGAGAAGACTGACCGCCAGCAAGCCATCCACACGCGCCACATGGCCGCCCTACAGGCAGGCCGCTACGCCAAGCTGATGGAAGCGCGCAAGGTCGAATGGACGGGCACGCAGACGCCCGAATGGCATCGCTACATCGACGCGCAAGGCAAGTACACCACCTACGCGCAGATTGTGAGTAATCTCACCGCACTACTGGACAATCAGACCTACGGCTGGTCTTCGCGCAATGTCGGCTTCTCTGGCTACGACGACCTTGAGATCAGCGGCGATTGGGTGGCGGATCTGAACAGCAATGGTGAGGAGATGTGCCTAGATTGCGCACGTAAGGCGCTGATGGCTGGCGAGCTTGGCCCAGATGATCTGCATGTGTGCTATTCGCACATCCAGGATTACGAGCACGCCATCTACTGCGACGATTGCAAAGCGCTAATCCGGCTCGGTCAAGATTGCCTGATGGTAGTCGCAGTACCGGAGAGATTCGCCAACAAAAACCCCCAAAAATGGGACCGCTACGATAGGTTTCAGTACGGATGTGGACCGGCCATGCGGGTACGAGAGTATCAGGACGGCGAGCAAGACGACGCCATCTCGCATGCAAAAGAGCTTGCGCTAGATCCTGAGTACGCGGACGTGGTTGTACAGGTTCGCTACATGTGCCCATCTGGCGATAGCTACAACAACGAGGTTATCTACGATTCGCGCCATCCAGAGGCATAGCACACGTCGCGATGTGGGAGCTTCCGCAAGGATGAAGCTCCCGGCCACACGAGGAGAGATCGACCGATGGCAGCAGCATACATGACGGCAAACCTGGATCTGGTCACACATCCCGACGGCAATATGGAGTATATCCAGATACCTGATGGTAGCGGGCAAGTGCATTGCAAGCCATGTCGAGACGCGGTGATGCACCCACGTAACTGGGAGCGAGGAGAGATCAATCACTGGCATTACATGCCGGTTACGCTGGACGGCGCGACATGCACGCGATGTCAAGGCTCTATCTGAGGGGAGATCGACCGATGGAATATGAAGTATGGCTCTTTGTAGATGGTAATCTGGTAGAAGACCTTTCACCCTACGCGACACTGGCGGATGCAAAGCGCGCAGCGCGATCTGCCATAGACACTGGCGGATACGACGAGGCGGAAGTACGCGGGTTCGACCTTTCCGGCGCGGGCACGCCCACTATTGAGTACACCATACGTCTGTAGCGAATGTTGCATCCGGTAAACCGATGGCCCATAGTTAGAAGTGTGGGGAGGGCAAGCGAGCTTCTCCCCCAAGCGAGAAGGAGAACGACCGTGCCACGCCTCTACCCAATCGACGCGTTCGAGTGCATCCGCACAGACTACAGCCGTTCGGACCACGACGTAAACACCATCGTCTGTCATGCGTGCTTCGACTCCTTGTACCCTTGGACGCAAGATTGGGATGGCGACCATCCGCGCATCGTTGGTATGCGTATCAAGCCGGGTGGTTCTCTCCGGTATATGCTCCTGAATACCGACAACTACGAAGATCTGCGCATCACCTATTGCGACTGTTGCCATCGCATCATCTTCAACGCGATATGTACCAAGGATAGCGACGATCTTGAGCAGCGCGAATGGTGCGAATGTGAGGATTGCCGTCCTGAACCCTACGCGGACGATGAAGCCAAGCACGCCTCCGGTGAATACGAGAAGATGCGCGCACGCAACGCACATAACCGGCGATTCGACCGGCGTGAGGATAGGCAAGCGCAACGGCAACGCGTACAGAGGCGGCGAGCTATCGTTAAAGAGTACGGTTTGACCATGCCGGAATGGTGCCAGCCTAAGCACAGGAGTGCATAGACAATGCGACGGCTCCCCCATAACGCGAATGTTGTGGGGGAGCAACACAAGGCCCATACTGGGAACAGGTCGGCGCTGACCGGCCACGAGCGAGACGGAGAACATGACATGGCATTCATCAAGATCGCGACGGATTGTCTGGACGACCTAGCAGCGGCGCTAGTGCTGCTATCCTGCTATGACGACCGTTTTACGCTCGCCTCTGACAACATGGCGAACGTACAGGAGCGAGATCCTGATACCGGCATGGCGTCTCTGGTAGCAGGCACGGTTATGCTACAGGTGGCGGACGCCTTGCGCGCCATTGCACAGGAGAAGGCTATCGAGCTTGCGAATACACCGGCTCGCCGTCCGCGTCATGTATGCGCCGAAATTGAGCCGTATTGTCACCTGAGCACGGGCGAATGCCGACACGCCATGGATAGCATGGACGAGTACGCGGACGGTAACGAGCCTACGCCTAACGTCGAGTATGCGGTGTACAACCGTTCAGGCGAGATGGAGACTAGTGCAGGATTGCCCGCGTGGTTTGCGACTGAGGAGGAGGCGCGCACATTCGCACAGGAAGCCAGCGAGTCACAGCCACAACGCGGACAGGTGACAGTCTGGCGCATGCCAGTACGAGGCACATGGGGACCGGCTACGGAAGTAGCAGCATACGATAACGGTGTGTGGATTCGCTAGGCTGAATGTTGACGGGGGGAGTCATGCTCCCCCAGTATGGGGAATGCGGACGGCAACAGTGACCGGCCACTAGCACACGAGGAGCACACCAGATATGGACGCCACACAGTACCGGATCACTGCACAGATAGTTTGCACGCGTTCGGACGGCTGGACGAGTACGCGGCAAGTGCCAACCTTCACGCTGGACGCCAACATACACGGCCTACGTGATGAGGCAGCAGCGCAAGAGCGGGCGATCAAGATGATTCGTAACCTTATGACCGACGGCGGCAATCTGAGCGGCTATTACACCGATCTAAAGGTGTATGCGGACGCGCAAGCGCTATAGCCTCAGCCCGAATGTTGTATGGGGGAGACATCCTCCCCCATAGTGGTAAGTGAGGGGCGGACGAGACGCCTCCACAACGGCACAAGGAGTCAAGACCATGGCAATCGAGAATCGCGCTCAGGTACAGATTCACGCGGCTATGACATTCGCGCTAGAAGTCTCCAATGCGGCGCATCGCATCGCGGTACAGCGCGGGCAAGGTCCGGTACATCTTGAGCCTGCTATCACGCTGCAAGGGTTCGGCTTCTACCTCAGCATTGACGGCCTATCCGCCAAGGAGATCATGTCCTACATCACCGAATATTCCCTGGACGCGCCGACCGGTGGCACGATGCACGTCGAGGTGAGTAGCTACGATCAAGATACCGTCATTATTGCCACCACCATCACCGGCCTAGTCTATCCAGAGTAATCGAGCACGATAGGGGCGTAGGTCCGGCCGTACGGACCACAAGGAGCACACCATGTTCTATACACTTGCGGGCACGCCAACTAAGGGCTTCATCGTCCAATCCGTCGAGGGGCGCTATCTGAGGGGGCTTAGTGGGGCGCGACGATTCTTCAAGTATTCGCGTGAGGCGCGCATTGCGGCCATACGTGCCGGATATCGCGAGGGGGAGTTCATCGTGCATCTGACCGACGCAGACGGCAAACCGTGCCGTGCGTCGTAGACCATACTCCCCTTGCAACACCCCAATGTTGCAAGGGGACAACCTCCACCCCCATAGTAGGGAATGTGAGGCGCGAATGAGACGCCTCCCCAGCGCGAAGGAGTCAACATCATGGCACGCTTCACCGTCCGCATGTCACGCCGGATCTTCCGCACGGTCTACATCGTGGTCGATACGCTCCAAATCGAGCGCCCCATAGTCGTGCGCACGATGGACGAGGCGACCATGGCCTGCTACGCACAGAACGCGTGCTGGGCGAATATCCAGCGCGAGACACGCCAAGCGAATGACGCGTACCACTACCATCGCTGCTAAGCCGCCGACCGTCTCCCCCTTGTAGCGCGAATGTTGCAAGGGGGAGACATTCAGCCGCATACTAGAGTCAGTGAGACGCACCGCTAGCCAAGGAGTCCAGGCCATGACCATCCTGCCGATCAGCCCAGCCACCCCCATCAGCCCAGCCCCAACAATGGACGCCTCCTTGCTGTGCATGCTCATCGAAGAGTACATGAGCCGCCCACGTCCAGCGGGCGCCACCCTACCAGCGGCTACCGGCCTGCTCGAAGCCATCCGCCAGACGTGGCAGGACGCGACCGCCGCCATGCTCGCCGCCCTGGACGAGGAGGACGCGACCGCCGCCGCCTAACGCGCTACAACAGCCGCCACGCAACGCCCCATGCTAGGAGACTGGCAAGGGGCGTTTCAGCGCGTGGCGCCCTACCTGGACGCGAATGGCGCACCCCTGCTACACTGGACATATGACATCAACACTCCCGACAACGGTCGCTGAGCGGAAAGCCCTATTCCTACAGGAACTAGAGAAGCACCGCCGCGTCAAGTATGTGGCCGAGCAGCTCAAGATCGACCGCACCACGCCCTATATGTGGCGTGACGACCCGGAGTTCGCCGCCGCGTGGGACGACATCATGGCGCCGCGCAACATGGCTGTACCCCTTGAGGAGACGGCCTACGTCCAGGCACTAGGCGGCAACACCAAGCTGCTGATGTTCCTCCTTGAGCACCTGTGGCCGGAACGCTATGGTCAGCGCGTGCCCGGTGGCATGGGTGGAGGCGCGCCCACGATCATCATTCAGGTAGATGAGCCGAGCAGCATGCCCATGTACGCGCCCACGCAGCCCGTCATCGAGCACGAGCCCGTCTCCCCCACGCTTGCCGCACGCGCCGCCTACCTTGCCCTACACGGCAAGGCTGAGGCGCCCACGCCCACGCCCACGCCCACGCCCACGCCGCCGCCCGACTAGGTAGCGCGCTCAGCCCGCGCGCCGGCCCCCATGGGGGTTGGTGTGCGCCGCGCCGTGTTTCCACTAGGCATGGGTGCGGCCGGCCCCATGGGGTCGCCGGCTGGCGCCGTCAAGTTTCGTGGATAGGGTATTGCATGGTGGACCAAACCGTGCTACTATGGATGAGTTGGGCCGTAGTGGAGTAGCGGCCCGGATCTTGTGGAGGGTGGCGGGGTAGGGGTGTCAGAGGGAAGACGCGAAAATGGGACTCCGGTGGAGCCCCGGCGGGCGGGGGCCATACGCAGCAGCAGTATATTATCGCCTGCGCCGCATATTTTTTGGGAAAAAACACTAGAATGTCATTTCCTGGAGGAAGGGGAAATCGCCAGCATGAGGACCGTCGAGCAGATTCTCGCCCACGCCAAGACCTACCAGGGCTATGAGCGCCACCAGTACATTTTCACGCTGGATAGCCTGGCGGCGCAGGTCGCCGACCTCGCCAATCGCTCTGGCGTTGACACCACCCCTGCCACCATCGCCATGGCCAGGGCGACCGCTCACCTCTTCCGGCCGTATCAGAGCCACAACGCGAGCGGCGTCCTGGCGATCCTGGCGCCCATTCTGGTCAACCACGCCCTCACTCCCCTGCACGAAATGCTCATCGGAGCGATCATGCACCTGGCGGCACACGAAGAACTGGAATGCCTTGAGGCCATCGAAAAGTATTCTGATTGGGTGACTACGTGAAAGATCTTTGCCCCGTTTGTCGAGCATCTACCTCCGCAGAGCTGGATAACTCGTTCATCTGCAGCGCCGGCCATGCGCGCATTCATTGGTGGGCCTGCAACATCAACCCGCTCGGCAAGCGGCTGGCCATCACTGCCGCACATATGGCACTTTCGACGATAGCTTCAGCGCTGGCATTGCTCGGTCTTGCCTGGCTGGGAGCGCTCACCGCGCCAAACGGCGTCGATTGGGCCGCCATCGGCCTCATCTGGGGTTGGTTCGTGCGCCTGCGCTGGGTGGACTCCAAAAATGGCGTCCCCCGTTCGATCTGGAACAATGTCACCGAGCTGGAGGATCTGCCGGATGGAATCTGAAGACACAGAGGCGATCAAAGCCTATATCGCGCACATCAACGCCGCCAACGAGCAGCTGATGATGGCCTATTATGCGGCCGGCAAAGCGCAATATGACGCCCTGCAAATGGGCGCCATGGTGGCCGGCCACGCCCTGATGGCCGCACAGCGCCCGGCCATCGAATGGCTTGAGGCGGATGTTGACGCCCATACACTTTCGCCGGAGGATCGGCCGCTATGGATGCGTTAGTGCGCAAAGGCAGGTCGAGCATCTACAGCACGATTGAGGCGGAACGCCTGCATCAGAATGGTCGGTGGGGTGGGGAGATCCACGATAAGCAGCACAGCATTAACGATTGGATTGCATACATCACGCGCTATGCCGGCGAGGCTCAGAAAGCGAGTGAAGATAACTGCCCGGAATTATGTCAGCGCCGTTTGGTCCAGGTGGCCGCTTTAGCGGTGGCCGCCATCGAGGCGAGCGATGGATGAAGTAAGACCGCCAGACCAGCTCATTCGGGCGATGGAAGGCTTGTACGCTCAATCGGTTCTTCATTATGCTCCTCCCCTATCTGAGCTAGTTTCGGATTATCAGTTACTTCCCCTTACCACGAAACTCGTGCAGGGTGAGCCCTTCAGCTTCACGCCTTTGCGCAACAAGATTCCTCGTGTGCCGGCTTCCGGTAAGGCCGTCGAGTTCCGCCCCATCCGCAACTTCTATTCGGCCGGCTACTCCTATAACCAGGATGGTGAGATGCAGCTGCGCGAGATCTCGCTGATGCCGGCACCTGACATAGATCTGCATCCCTATGTCAAGCGCATCAGTGAGCAGCTTCGCGCCCAGATACTGGGGCAGGAGGATGATCTCCTCTCTGGCATCGGCCTGCGCCCCGCAGCTGAGCGTCAGCCACGCATCATCGTGGTGGAGGCGCCGCCCATCTATGATCCCTCCAACCCGGACAAGTATCGCGCCTACGTCCGCCACCTCTATCACACGCAGGGCCTCTCGCCGGAGAAGATCCAGCGCTGGTGTGCAGCCCTGACCTGGAGCCAGATTACCGATGCCATCTCCTGATCCTGAAAATCATATTTCGTGGGCATATTCGCCCGATCCTGTACATGATGCGTTGTGTGAACGCATGCTGGAGGCGGACGACCTTTTTATCGCGAATGATCATTGTGTACTATGGCAGCGTTCCTTGATACGCTCCGCTTCTGGCTCGTATGTTCAGTCGGGGCTTACCGGAATCTGTCAGAACTGTTTTGGTCTGGCGGCCATTTTAGGGGGAGGTAGGTGTGAGAGCGATCTCTCCTATCTGACCTGTCAGGAGATCATTGATCGGCGTCAGGCGCTCATGGCGGCGTCCACGCCGTGATACGTAGTATTCCTTCCCGCATCTGGACCTCGCCCAGCTCCTATCTGCGCTTCCAGCTGCCCATCTCGCGCTGGTCGGTGCCCGGCAGCGTCTCTTATGAGGCGCAGTATCATCGTGGACCCGGCGATGCTGTAGCGGAGATGACGGATACCCTGATCCGGGAGCGCGCCCGCTTCGAGGAGCATAACCTGCTCCTCTCCTGCCCGGAGCAGCGCCTGCTGCCCGAAGCGGCGTTCCCCTGCCACCTCGATCCCAATCTCTATGCCCTGGGCGGGCTGCCGACCCCACCAATGGAAGCCAATACCTGTTCGTACTATGGTCTCCTCTGCCAGATGGCGATGGCCCATTCCGGCGCCACTTTTCGCGTGTCCTCGCAGGATGGCCTCCTGGATGGCGTCGTCGATCTTCTGTTGACCATGATCGCCGAGCGCGACGCGTTGCCGAACGTGCTCGCCATGTCGCATCGCGACGCTCATTTCCTCCAGCATCAGATCGTGCAGCGTTGTACTGATTTCATGCTTATGGACGCGAAGGGACATGGGCCATTTCGGCTGGAGGAGCATATTGAGCGCGCCGATCCCAGGCTCACCTATCGCGCCTGGGGCAATCTCTCACGTAATCGCCCTCCACCCCCGCTCGACATCCCCATCATCTGCGGCAACGAGTTGCCGGTCGGGCATGTCTTCGCCCTCTCCTATGCGTGGCCGGCGCACTGGCGCGAGCGCGAGTTTCTGATCCAGGAGCATGAGGAGTTCGCCATCGAGACCTACGAGATGCAGGGCGATGCGCTGCTCACCCTGCCGCCTACGGGTCCATCCACCAATTTGATAGCCGCCGGCTCCGGCGCCGTGTGCTGCCACGCTCCATTTTTACAGGGCTGGCTGGAGATTCGTTCATGAAGCAGCCCTATGCGCGCATGCTGGAGGCGGCCGCTCTGCATGTGCTCAATGTCACGTCCAAGGAGTTGGTGGAGCGCGCATCGTCCGCGCTTCGGGCGCGTAAGCCGCTCGGCAAGCGCCTGGCTGATGTGGAGGAGCGCTTAAAGAAGCTGGAGGATAGGCCCAAATGAACACCGAAAAAGACCTGGAGACCTTTACGCCCTCTATTTTCCTGGAGAGTCCAGGGCGAGCGGCCTATGCGTTGATGCTGGTTGAGGCGGAGCGCTGTGCCGAATGCCATGAGGTGATGGTAGCTAAGTGGAATGGGCGCCCCTTTCCGCACTACTGCATGGTGACCTTCGAGCGGCAGCTGAAGCGTGCCGGCTGGGAGTTACAGTCATCGGCGACGAACGAGCAGGATGAGCATCTTTGCCAGAGCTGCGAAAAGGCGGGTAAGGCTACTTTTCGCTGCGCCTGTTGCGGGAAGGTGTACTCGACCAGTCTCATTAAGCGGTCGTTCGGCTGTCCGGCCGATCATCTTTGCATGCAGTGCTACGAGGCTATTTCCGCACATAGATGGGATGCAGAATGTGAGCGCCTCGATGAAAAGCATCGGTGGGATTTCGAGTAGGGGGTAACAGATGAGTAAGTGCTACCGCTGTAGCGCGCATCTAGGTTCTGCTTGTACCGCATGCGGTCAGGAGGTGCGCGATGCTCCCAGGCAATCAGGTGTCCATCGTTGTACAGGATGCAAGAACCTGATCTACGTCTACACCAGCGATCACTTTTATTTCTGTTGTGGATGCGTTCCGACGAACGGCAATCCGCTGCCGGTCGGGTTTAGGGGTGTGCGCACATGACTGAAGCACAGATAGAATTGGAGGCCCAGCACACGTACGAAACGCTGGGAGCATGTTATCCAGCGACTGCCTACTGGCCGTCCTGGAAAGAAGCCCAGAGCGATCCAGAGACCTATAATGCCTGGCGTCGTTTCGTACAAGTCTACAAGGCGCCCAGGGAGTATTCGCCGGCTGAGGAGTATCTGGTCTCTCGCCGCATCATGTTAGATAGCGGCCTCCCGCAAAAGGCATCCAAGCTGAACTTTCCCTCGCATCCCTTACAAATAGAGTTGTCGAGCCCCGATCCTTCCGGCAAAGAGTTTGATACGTTCTTCAAGCATCTCTTGAAGTTCCTTACCGACTGGACCTGGACGCTGGATAAAGACGACGACAAACAGCACTGGACGCTGACTCTCTTAGAGCCGCGCAAAGCATAAAGGAGAACAATCATGGGTATCTGCATGTGTACAATAAATCGTCCGGGCGGTTGCTCGGCCTGTAATCCCCAACTGGGCTATGTTCAGAAGTTCACTATCCCATCTGTACCGCAGCAGGTGCCCATCTTCGATATCGAAAAGTTCTTGCGGGAGCTTGACGCTATGCAGCCGAAGCCCGCCACCACGCATGTCGAGCCGGAGCCGGAGCCGGTTGTGGTCGCGCCGCCTACCCTCGCCCAGCTGCAAGAGCACTACATGAATGGCCACCAGGATGGCTACGTAGCGGGCATGGACCACGGACGCAAGGTCGGCTTCGAGGAGGGGCGCGTGCATACGCTGCGCCATATTGAGGAGTCCAAGGCGCTCCAGGAACCTCCCGCAGAGCCGGATATCTGCTTCAGTGAAGTAGTCTTCGAGGATGCTCCAATGGGCGAAGGTGTGATGCTCGTCTGTACGGAGTGCGCCTGGAATAAGTTCATCGATCCCGATACCAAGGTGGCACGGTTGAAAAAGCTGATGAGCGAGCTGCAGGAGACAGGGCACCCAGAAAAATGGGTGTACAGCTGATTCATGACCGGTGAGTGCGCCGGCTGCGGGGAGGGTTCTCCCTGCGTGCTGGCGTGCGATGACTGCGGGCAGGAGGTCTGCATGGCGTGCCGTGTCTGGCCTCCGTCGCCTACGGGCGGCTTCCATTGCTACTGTGTATGGTGTTGGGAGAAAAGACGTGCCGGACGACAAGTTGCTGACGCGCCAGGAAGTGGCCGACATGTTTAGCTGCTCGGTCAACTTCGTGGCCAAGCAGGAGGCAAAGGGGGAGTGGCCGCGCGTCACTAACATGGGCTATAAGGCCCTGTACTCCAAGCGCCTCCTGGATGCCTGGCTGGATGCGAATCGGGGAGTGGTCAAGAACCACGTAGCACGCTAACATGCTTGCATGGATGCCCTACGCACGATTCGCTACTGGATGGAAGCCCGCACCTACGAGCGCCGCAACAAGCGCCTGCAGGGCGCCATGGTGGAGGTGACGACCTGGGTTGTGAAGGCGGAGATGGTCTATCTCGACGGCCGCACCAAGCGGTCCCAGGTGGGCACCTTCTCCAAGCGCACGGACCCGGATCCCAAAGCGGCGGCCGAGCGCGAGCTGGCCCGCCTGCGCAACGCCGTCGGCAAGGGCCAGCTGGTGGCGCCCAGCAAATGCTCGGTCGGCGCCTACCTCCTGGCCTGGCTGCCCCGTATCCAGAACGAAAATACCAGGGAGAACTATCTCTCGATCACCCGCACGCATATCATCCCCGCCATCGGCCATATTGAGCTGCAGGCGCTTCGCGCGCCGCACTGCCTCAAGTTGCTGGACGATCTGAACAATCACCGCACCGGATTGCCGGTCGCCGACAACACCCGGCGCCTGGTCTGGGCGGTGCTCTCGTCGGCCCTCTCCGATGCTTTGGAGCGCCACGAACTGGGCGCCAATCCGCTCCAGGGCGTCAAGCGGCCCAGGGTGAAAGTGACGCGGCAGCCTACCTACTGGCGGAAGATCGATGATCTGCAGCGTTTCCTGGAGGTCGCCGACCGGCATCAGTATGGCCCCTTCTGGCGCCTGGCGGCCTACACCGGCATGCGCGAGGGCGAGCTGATCCCACTCAAATGGCGTAATATCGACCTGGCGACCACCAGACCTGGTAACATGGCAGTAGTACACGTCGTTGAAGCGGTTACCGGCAGCGACTCCGGCCCTGCCCATCATCATCAGTTCACCAAAGGCGGCGACGGGTATCGCAGCGTGCTTATCGACGCCGATACGGCCGACGCGCTCAGGGCGCACCGCCCGATGGACGCCCAGCCGGACGATCTGGTCTTCCCCTCAAGAAATGGCACCCTCCTTGGCATGAGCAACGTGTATCGCGCGTTTCAGCGCCTGATCCTCGCAGCCGGCGTGCCGAAGATTCGCTTCCATGACTTGCGTGTCACGCATACGACGCACGCGCTCGCTGGCGGCGAGGTCTCCATCAAGGGCATGCAGGGCCGCATGGGCTGGAAGACGCCGGCCATGGTCTTCCATTATGCCAAGCTCTCCGAAACGCAGGACAGTGAAGACGCTGCGAAGATATTCAAGCGACTGGATGGGAGGTAGACATGATGGATGAGGAGTATGCCCGGTGGGGACAAACGCGCGAGCAGTTGATGATTATCCGCACTGAGTATCATGGTCCCTACACTCCACTGGCTATCATCGGCGCTTCAGGAACCACCTGGATAGGATTTGTGACGGCTCATTTCACCAATGAAGATGGTTCTCTTGGTGGTCCGGTGATCGTCCATAACAATAACGAGTGTGCGAGTGAGGCAGACGCTCTTGAAGACGGTCGATCCTTTATCGAGTACCTGTCGAACATGGAGTAGGTATGACCTATCAAGACCATTATTATCGCCGGTTAGGCATATTCGGCCCACAGCTTGAGGCGATTGCTTCGCAGATCTGCCCACCGCTTACACCGGATGCGGTCCAGGATCCTGAGACCGGCCAATGGAAGCCGTACGTGCTGGCCTGGCGCAAGCCGAAGGATACAGATCGTGAGATCGAACCGTTAAACGTCCTGGTGAAAGCGGGGCCGTGCAACTGCCGGCGCGATGCGCTGGATTGGGCTGAGGAGTTTATCTATGCCCTGGTAGCCTATGGTGTGCGCTAATGACCGAAGCACAGAGAGCAGAGATACACGCACGCGCTGAGGCTGCCAGTTTTGGCATCTGGGATACGGAGTATTCTGGGTACTGTGGTCCTCTCTCCATCGTCGATGGTTCAGGCGAGACCATCATGGATAATAGTTGCCGCAACTGTGGCGGCACGCCCGGCACCTTCGAGCGCGAAGAGGATCTGGCGTTTGTGCTGCATGCCCGCGAAGACGTGCTCACCCTCCTGGCAGCCCTCTATGAGGCCGAGCATGACCGGGATACAGCACGCGCCCAGACCAAAGAGCTGATGGACGACTATCAGGATCTCGGTAAAGCCTGGACGGAAGACGGCCACGAGATAGACAGGCTGACGGCCGAGCTAGCAAGGGTGCGTGCTAAGGCGCAGGACTTGGCGAACCGCTTCGTTGTAAAGCAGGCGCCACGACCGATGCTGCCTGCTCGTCCCGATCTCATGTGGACCATCGAGCAGAAAACTACGTGAGATTCCCCGCAATTTCCCCGCAATTTCCCCTGAAATCCTCTTCCTGAGCCCTGCTCTCCCGCCCGATTTACTCTGGTGAGGGCACTGGGACTCGAACCCAGGACACCTTGATTAAAAGTTGGGGCGCACCCCTTTTGCCTCCTCTGGCGCGCATGCGTTATGGTCAACTTCCTCTGGTGGAATGTTGTCACCCTGCTACCTACAGACCCATAACTCACCCAGCGTCATCTCCCCGCTAGCATTTTTTCCCCGCAATTTCCCCACAATTTCCCCCATTTCAGCACTCCCGCGCCGATGGACGAAAGATCTTTCTATGGATAATAGATCTCCATATAGATCTCAGATCTTCGTACGCACGAAGGATCACGAAAATGCCGCTCCTGGATGAGAGCCGGGTATTTCAGGCATTCAATCCCCTAAACGGGTCATTGGACTGTAATCCCACCGTCTGTTATACCTATGGGAAGCCATCGGCCAATGGCTGAGATTATTTGTAGGGTGCCCGCCCTTCACCCGGCACAGAAGGACATTCTCGCGCAATGTCAACGGTTCAACGTCCTCAACTGTGGCCGCCGCTTCGGCAAATCCATGTTCGGCATCTATCGTCTCTTGATGCCGGCGATTCAGGGCTATCCCGTCGCCTGGTTCGCACCCAACTACAAGCTCCTCTCAGAGGTTTGGAAGGATGTCAAGGAGCGCGCCCGGCCGATCTCAACGCGCGTCTCGATACAGGACAAACGCATCGATCTTTCGTCGGGTGGGTCCATCGAGATGTGGTCGCTCGACGGCGATATCGTGGTGCGCGGTCGCAAGTACAAGCATATTGGGGTAGACGAGGCCGCCCATGTGTCCAAGCTCAGGGATACCTGGGAGAAGGTCATCCGGCCGACACTCATCGATCTCGAAGGCTCGGCGGACTTCTACTCCACGCCCAACGGACTCAACGACTTTCATACGCTTTATCAGTATGGACAGGACGCACTCAAGCCCGAATGGTGGAGCCGCACCTACCCGACGCATGCCAATCCCTATATGCCGCCCGCCGAGATCGAGAAGATGCTGCTCGATCTCACCGAACGGGCAGCGCAGCAGGAAATCTTCGCCGCTTTCCTGGCGGATGGCACGGCTGTCTTTCGCAATGTCAAAGCCTGCGCGGTAGCGCTGCCCGAAGCGCCACAGGATGGCAGCCGCTATGCCATTGGCGTCGATTGGGGACGGCGCGACTTTACCGTGATGATCGTGATGGATATCCGGGCCATGCGAATGGTCCATATGGAACGGTCCAACCAGCTCGACTATCACACGCAGCGAGACAGGCTCAAAGTCCTCTGTGAGCGGTATCGCCCTACCGCCATCGTGGCAGAAGAGAACAGCATTGGCGTGCCGATTATCGAGGAGTTGCGGCGCGACAAGCTCTACATCACACCGTTTCAGACCACCAACGCCAGCAAGATGCGCATTATTGATAATCTCGCGTTGCTTTTTGAGCGGGAGGCCGTCGCCATACTGAACGATCCCATATTGCTCGGTGAATTGCTAGCCTATGACTCCACACGTCTCCCTAGCGGCCTCATCCGCTACGGGGCGCCGGACGGCATGTTTGATGATTGTGTCATGGCCCTGGCTCTCACAGTGGAAGCCTGTGGGAAAGAAGATGGCTACGTGGAGTATCTGCGCATGCGCGTGGCGCAGATGCAGCAGGAGAAGCTCGACAACGAGCTGCTCAGAGCCGCGCAAGAGGGAAAAATAGCATGAACGAGACGACTATGGATTGCGCTGACGTGGAGGTCGCGCGGCACGGCATTATCATCTGTAGCTGTGAACGGATCATTGGGCGCTGCATCTGTGCGAGCTGCCAGCAGGGCGCTTATTTGTGGCAGGAACGGGTGGAACAGGCATGCTGGGCCTGCACCGGGCAGCTGCCGGCCAACAGCCTGCCGCTCTATACCCTGCCGGTAGACGATCTCTTCACCGGCACCGAGCAGACCATGATTACCATGGATCAGGTGGTGGCCCTTATTCGCCCCGCCGATTTCGTGCAGCTCGTCTCCTCCATCCTGGGGATGCCTGCCCGGTATCTGGAGCGCGTCTTCTCCGGGTTGCCCGAAGGCGCGCTGATGCCGTTGCGGTTACTCTATGATCATCAACCGGCGACGATCTCCGTCGATGGCTCGGCGTCGATCACGGTAGCCCCCTGTGCTGCTTGTGACGTGGAGCGGCTGCTGCTGCATGGCATCTGCGTGGAATGCGCCCTGGCCTCTCAGCTGACCGGCTGACGCGCCAGGCTGTATACTGAGAAGAGGCATAGTTTATCCCCTGCAACATTCGTCCCCGCAAGGCGGTAGGTGGCTCTTCTCCCCGATCTCATAAAACGGCTCACCGGCCTGCCGAAGGGCACGGTGGTCAACCCGCTCCAGCAGGAACTCATTAACCGAGTTGCTGGCGGCGGCGACATCAGTTCACAGTTCGGACCCGGCATCCCCCCAGAGGCGCAACCCCTCGACGCCTCTGGGCTGCCGCGTTCCCAGTTCTTCCGCGTCGGCTGGAACCTGCAGGCGAATCCCGATACGGATCGGGGCGTCAATTTCGCCACCCTACGCACCATGGCCGACCTGGACTATCTGGCACGCAAAGCCATCGAGATCCGCAAGGACGAGATCTGCAGCCTCTCCTGGGATGTGCGGCCTAAGACCGGCACGACGGCCGAACAGCGCGCGATGATGAAGAAGGCGCGTCCCAAGATCGATAAGCTGCGCGAGTTCTGGGAGTCCCCCGATAAGGATCTTGACTACCAGACCTGGATGCGCCAGTGTATCGAAGATGTGCTGGTGATCGACGCGCTCTCCATCTATAAGCGGCCCACCAAAAACGGCAAGCTGCACTCCCTGATGCAGATAGATGGCAGCCTGGTGCGTCCCCTGATTAACCTGCAAGGCAGGCGCCCGGAGCCGCCCGCCATCGCCTACGAGCAGGTGATCATCGGCGTCAACCGCTACGAGTTCACGCGCGACGAGCTGCTCTATCTGCCCAAGACCAGGCGCGTCTGGACCCCCTACGGCTTCTCGCCTATCGAACAGTTCCTCACGCTCATTAACCTGGCGCTGCGGCATCGCTCCTGGGTGACCGCCATCTTCACCGACGGCAACATCCCGCAGGCGTTGCTCTCCGCTCCCGAAAACTACAGCATTGATCAGATCAACGATTTGATGACGCTGCGCGACCAGATCCGGGCCGGCGATCCGCGCTACGCCCGCGTGATGGAGATGATGCCGCACGGCGTGGAGACCATTATCCAGAATGGTGGCGAGGCGTACCTTCAGTTTGGCTCTGAAATCGCCAACTGGATCATCGACCTGACCTGCGTCTGCCTCGATATCACCCGGCAGGAGCTGGGCCTGGCACCCAGCAACACCGAAGGGCTGGGCGGCTCCGGCCACGCGCAAGCGCAGGAGGGCGTCCATTTTCGGCGCTCGCTGCTACCGCTCGCCAACTGGCTGGCCGATGTACTCTTCACGCCGCTCCTCAAAGAGTTTGGGCTCGGCGAGTTCCGCTGGATCTGGCCGGACCTTTCAGAAGAAGACGCCGCTACCAAGGCGTCGATGCTCAAGGACAAGTTCCTCAGCGCGCAGATTTCGCACGACGATATGCTGCTGGAACTGGGCCTGGATCCGGGCGGCACCGGCTACTTCCTGCAGATGGGCGGCAGCCTCTTCGGCGTGAAAGACCTGGCGGCCATCGACAAGATGGGCTGGCAGGCCTATAACGCACAGGCCGAGCAAGGCAAAGCCGAGCATGAACATGGTCTCGAAAAGGATATGGAGACCCATAAGGCCGGCTTGCAGCAACAGCAGACCGAGCACCAGGCCCAGGTGGAAGCCGACTCGCAGGATCAGCAGGTGGACCTGGAGCACGAGAAGCAACAGGCCCACGTTGAGAGCCAGGAGCAGATAGCGGAACATGCCCACCATCTGATGATTCGCGATGCTGCTTTCCGCCATCAGATGTCGCTGGAGCAGGCCAGCCACCAGCACGAGCTGGGCATCGACGAGGCCACCCATCAGCATGGCCTGGCTATCGATCAAGCCGAGCACGGCGCCGACCTGCAGTCCGATCAGACCGATCAACAGGCCGGGATCGCCGGCGACCAGCAGGATCAGCAGCACGCGCTGACGCTGGCCCAACAGGCGCATCAATCGGGCCTGCAGACGGCACAACAGGCCGACCAGCTGGCCCAGCAGCATGGCTACTCGCTCGACCAGGCCACGCATCAAGCTGGACTCGCCGGCCAGGCAGCCGATCAAAAGCACGAGCAGACCCTCGACCAAGCCGAACACGGCGCCGGGCTCCAGGGGCAACAAGCCGCCACCCAGCAAGGCTACGCGCTCCAGTCGGCCAGCCATCAAGCCGGTTTACAGGGCCAGCAGGCAGCTACCCAGCAGGGCTACGCACTGCAATCAGCCAGTCATCAGGCCGGCTTGCAAGGTGCCAACCAGCAAACGCAGCTGGCCACCCAGCACGGCCACCGGATGGAAGAGCAGGGCCGCCAGTTCGTCTACGGCAGCCGCCAGGCCGATCAGCAACATGGCCACCAGCTCGAACAGGGCGCCCTGCAGCATGAGCGGGCCAAAGAGATGGCCAAACTGGCACCCAAGAAGCCCAACAGCAGCAAGAAAGTCGCCATGCCCAGCACCATTGATCGCTTCCTCGCCAAGCGTGGCTACAAGGTGGAGGTGGATCCCGCCATCGCCCTGCGCGGCACCGAGCACGTCTCCGGCACGCTCTCCTGGGCGGAGAAATCCATCCGCGTCTATGCCGACGCCGATCCCGACGATGTGATCGCCCTGGCGGGTCAGGCGCTCTGTCTGGAGCTGGATTCGCTCGCCTATCGCCCGGCCTGGTGCGATCTCTCCATCAAGTATTGCGGTGCCGAGACCGACCCCGAAGCCTTCTTCGGCGATGCCCTCAAGCACTACGCGGCCGACCCCACGCGCATGCCGTCCGACGTGCTTGCTTATTTCCGTTCGCTCGATCAAGAGCTGGAGCGTCTCTGTGCCTAAAGCCCTGATCATTACGCGCCGCTACCCGACCGTCGATGGCAGTCTCATTCGCTCGACGACCGTCGTGTCTGCCGACAGCCCCGAATATCCAGCGCTCCTCAAGGCAGCCTATCAGCGCCAGGCGGTGTTCGGCGAGCCGGTGCCGTTCCTGGACGAGGAGCCGGATCTGGCGAAGATCGCCAGCCGCCCCATCGGCCTTTTTGGCAATCTGGCCCATATGCAGGCCCGCCACACCGAGCAGGAGAGCGCCTACGACGCCAAGCACACGGCCGCTTCCAGTTCGACGCCGCCCGGCATGCAGTGGATCACCATCCACCCGAATAATGCCGGCGAGGGCGAAGGGCGCCATGTGCTGATCGACGAAAACACCAAGAAAATCGAAGCCGGCCTGCCGCAGCCGGTGATGGATAAGCTCAATAACGAGCACCAAGCAGCACCCGAACCAGCTGGAGCGTCGCCAGAGCCTGCGCCCCCAATGCCGCAGACGACAGGGCAGACCCCAGCAACCCCTGCTCCCCCACCGGAACCGGCTGTGTCCCCTTCTCCCCAGCCGGAACCGGCCGATACAGGAGCGCCGCCAGCCACAGGGATAACGCCGCCAACGGCGCCAGAACCTGCAGCGCAGCCCGCGCCCGCCCAAGAACCGCCTCCATCAGCAGCGCCAGAAAATCCAGATGCGTTGGACTCTGGGGCCTCAGCTCCGGCTGAGGGGCCTGCTGGTGCGGCGCCCGAAACGCCACCGTCAGCAGCGCCGGGAGGTGGCAGTCCCCCCGAAAATCCTCCTATTGACAATAGTGAGGGGTCCGCAGACTCGCGACTGCCGAACACTGCGGGGCCTGCTGACGACATGGCACCTGATTCCACAGAGGAATCGCCCGAAACACCGGCTCCTGAAACGGAAGAGCCGCAGAGCATCCTGACGCCGCCCGCTCCACCCCTGGAGCCGGCGCACGAGGGCCATCTGCAGCACGCCAATGTGCTGCGCGAGCGCGCCCGTATGGCCAGCTCTCCCGAAGAGGCAGACGCCTTCAATCGCCACGCCGACACGCTGGAGGATATCGCGCGCCACCCGGAGAACCTCGATCAGCATATCCTGGCGCACCGCGAGCAGACCGGCGACCGCCTCTACCCGGTCGGCGATCCCGGCATGTTCGGCGCAGCCTGGAAACGCCCCTACGGCGACCCGGAGTTCAACAGCATCAAGGATGCCGTCAAAGAGCTGCCGGGCAATAAGTTCAACGGCAAGAAATACAATCCGAACGGCGATGATACCTGGCGGCTGCCGATGACGCAGCTGCATAACGCCATCGGTAAACTGCCCGGCTTCTCCGTCAATCCACGCACCTTGATGGATGGCAGCGAGATCGTCGGCGACGAGCGCATGGCCGGCAGCGGCGACAATTACGGTGATGCGGAAGCACCAGAACAGCCGCAGGGTGCTGGGCATCCAGGGGAAATGCCGCCAGATGGCACCTCCCCGCAAGACGCGATGGCTGCGACCAATGTCATGCCGCCCGACGCCGAGCTGCCCCCCGAAGCCTGCACGCCCATCGACACACCGGCCGGCGCGCTCTTCAACAAGGCGCAGGAGCTGGATGGGCAGGAGGATCTGGCGATCCCCTGGTCGGAGGCGGCCGTCGCCGCCATGCGGCCAGCCGGTGAATCGCATATCTCCGATCAATCTGCGCTGACGCAGTACAGCGAAGAGTTGGGCAAGCGCGCCGCTCGGCAGCGTAAAATCGCCACCGACATCAACGACATCGCGCGCAACCTCAGCAACTATGACGAGCAGAAGAAGCTGCGCAAGCAGGCGCAGGGTCATAACGACTCGGCTACCAAGCTGGAGCGGCTCGCCGACCGTGCCGAGCGCTACGCCCACAGCCCGCATAGCATGGAGTATGACGCAAATCGTTTCGAGATGCGCAAGCCCTATGATCGCATCGATCATCAGGACGGCAAGGCTACGTTCCATCAGTATGGCGGCGTGGAACGTGACGATAAATATAACGACCAGGGCAAGAAGACTGGCAACCCCACGCTGGATAAGCTCAAAACGTTACCGGGCTATAAGAAGCAGGGCGGCACCATCAGCTTCAATCCAGGCCAGCTTTCGACGGCCATGGAGCACTTCCCCAAGCACAATATCCATCCGCATGTCATTCGCGCGGCTGCCCACGAGTTCGCGCGCAATAACGCGCCGCCCCCAGCCTGGGAGCATCCACCAGACTTTAAGACGGTTGCTGAAGGCGGCCGGGAACTCTTCGCCTTCCAGAAATATGGCGCCTCGCTCAGCGCCGCCAGGGATCGTAATATGCTGGCCCTGGACATGGGACTGGGCAAGACGGCCACCTCCCTGGCGTCCTTCTGCCGTCGGCGCCAGATGGGCACCGCCAAGAAGGCGATGGCCATTGTGCCGTCGGCGACCATCTTCAACTGGAAGGGCGAGGTCGAGAAATACACGCACCTGAAGGTAGCGGTCTGTCTGCCGAAATCCGCGCTGA